AGAAAAATGAGACAAGGATTGGATTTATCTAAAAGAAATAAAGCTGATACCGGAATGATGAATCAGTATATTAAACCACATGAGAAAAAAGATTTCACAAATGTAAGAGCCTCTCAGAAACACCAATCAACCATCAATAAGTACGATTCCGCAGTCACTGAGTCTTTAAAAAGAATAAATGAAATAATTTCTAAACTATAAAAATATGGCAAACGAAATAACCGTAGATTTAACACAAAATGAACCAAATACATTAACAGCAATTGCTGATGTTGAAAGGTCTAAACTTATCCCAAAAAATGATTATAATCAAGCAGGTAATCCTTATTCATCAGTAAATCGTGATGCAGTTGCAGATGGTGATTCTATGGGAAGAGGTACAGGGTCTTTTTTGGATGTGTATAATACAAATGCTGGTACCATCACAGATGTGATTGAAAGAAAAAGTGAAATAAAAATTAATAAATTTAATTCATCTAAACCTTATCCTAACTTTTAATGAAACTTCAAGAATCACTTAAAGGAATAATTAATGAAATTGCATCTTTGGATAGCGTTATCAATGCAATAAAAAATAGGCACAGAGTCATAATTTATTATGATGGAGATGAGCCAGGTGGTAGAGGTATTAGAGAAATTGAACCCGTTTGCTTGGGAGTAAGCAAGGCTGGAAATAAAGTTTTAAGAGCATGGGACAATGAAGGTTCGTCCCATACAGCATATAAAGGAGAACAACCACTACCAGGTTGGAGATTATTTAGATTAGATAAAATATTATCTAATAAACCAACAGGTGAGGTTTACAATGAAATAAGACCAGGTTATAATTTAAATGGCGACAAAAGCATGGTGAGTGTAATAATAAACGCCAAATTTGGTAATGAACCCACACAACAAAACGTAGCTTAATATTATGAACGAGAATGATTTAATGAGTAGATTAGTGGCATCTAAAGCGATTATGGATAGTCCCAAATTTACTAAAAGTAAAAATAGTATGAATGATGGATTACCTCCAACATCACTTCAACAATTTGATATACCGAATGCAAAATATAATATACCTTCAGAATTTTTACAAGAACAACAATCTCAACAATCTCAACCTTACTTATCTCAATTACCAAGAGAGAATACAAAACCTGTAGGTGTTCCAAGTTTGGATGCAATTAAAAATTCGAAACTACCTGATGAGATTAAAAAATTAATGATGGAAAATCCAATTGCACAACCACAACAACAAAATGTTACAATTTCAGATGACCTAATAGAAAGAGCATCAAGATTAATGAAAGAACAAGGTAGTTATGTTCCCGATTCTGCAAAGCCAAAAACAGCTCAATCACAACAATCATCTACTACATCTCAAGTAGATTATAAGTTAATTAAAAAAATGATTTCAGAAGCAATTAATGAAGCATTAACTGAAAATGGACTTATGGTTGAAAGTACCGAAAAATCTAATGAGATGTTCACGTTTAGAGTAGGTAAACATATTTTTGAAGGAAAAGTAACTAAAATTAAAAAAGTTTCTTAACTACTTTTCTTATTTGATATAAAGTATTATATTTTTAAAAAATATATTATACTAATGTCAAAAATTAAAGTGCTTGTAATCCCCTCAGATAAAACTGGAGTAGGAAAATTTAGGTCAGTTGACCCTCACATCTTTTTACAAAAATTATACCCAGAAGATTTTCATGTTGACATTATTTATGATGTCCCTATGGATAATATGGATTTTTGGAAAGAATACCAAATAGTTGCATTCCATAGAAGTATCAGTCCTGATTTTGAGGCCTCATATAGTTTAATTCAAAAACTTAATGGAATGGGAATCATAACAATAGGTGATATTGATGACTATTGGTTACCAACAAAAGAACATCCAATACATGACGTTATTAGATTTAATAAGATTAACGAAAAAATAACTAATAATCTTAGAGTTGCAAAATATGTAACAACAACTACAACATTATTTGCTGATGAAATAATGAAATTGAATAAAAATGTTGTTATTTTTCCAAACGCAATTAATCCAAATGAATCTCAATTTAATGAACCAACACCTGAATCAGATAGATTAAGAGTTGGATGGTTAGGAGGTTCTTCACATCTTCACGACTTACAATTATTAGACCAATCATTTAGTAAGTTAACTTCATTAAAAGATAAATTACAATATGTAATATGTGGATTTGATACTAGAGGTTCTGTAACAGAAATAAATTCAGAAACAGGAGAACATAAGAAAAGAAACATTTTACCTCACGAAACTGTATGGGCTCAATATGAAAAAATATTCACTCAAAATTATACTACAGTTACAGAAGATTATAAAAATTATTTGAATAGTTTTATAAATGAAAGTTATCCAAATGAAATGAATGAACCTTACCTAAGAGTATGGACAAAACCTGTTCAATCTTATGCCAAAAATTATTCAAAATTTGATGTATCTTTAGCTCCAATTAAAAATCATATCTTTAATAGAATGAAATCTCAACTTAAAGTTATTGAGGCAGGATTTTATAAAAAAGCAATTATCGCCTCTAATTTAGGACCTTATACTATTGATTTAAAACATTGTTTAGATCATGGTAATTTTGTTGATGGAAATGCTTTATTAGTTGATGAAAATAGGAACCATTCTGATTGGGCCAAATTCATTGAGAAATTGGTTAAGAATCCAAACATGGTTAAAGATATGGGAGAGAGACTTTATGAAACAGTTAAAGACAAATATGATTTAAACGTAGTAACAAAATCAAGAGCAGAATTTTATAAATCAATCGTATGATAACAGTACCAATAACCAAAATACTTTTTTTAGATATTGAAACGGTTGGATGTGAATCCAATTGGGATTCATTTAAAAAAAATAAAAAAGAATTGTCCTTTCAATTTGAACATATTCAAGACAATCTTAGAAAAAGATTTCCCGAAGAACTTGAAACTCCAATTGAACAATTATTTGTTAACAGAGCAGCACTAGTTCCTGAATTTTTAAAAATAGTTTGTGTTAGTGTCGCATTTGTTTTAGATGATGGAAGTGTTAAGATTCAATCCTTTCATAGTGAAGATGAGGGAAAATTACTTAAGGATGTTCAAAAATTATTAAATCGTACTGGTGACTTAGGATTTTTCTTATGTGGACATAATGTAAAAGGATTTGATATTCCAACATTGGCAAAACGTATGATGATGTATGGATTGAAACCACCAAAATTATTACCAAGTTATGATACAAAACCTTGGGAAGTTAAGGCAATTGACACCAAAGATATTTGGCAATATGGTGGTTACGGACAATTTGCATCCCTTGAATTAATGTGTGTTTGTATGGGAGTAGAATCTTCTAAAAATACAGAAGTAACTGGAAATAGAGTTCATGAAGCGTATTGGACAGATAAAAATATTGAAGGTATTGTTAAATACTGTGAAAAAGATGTTATAGTCTTAATAGAATTAATAAAAAAATTAATAAAATTACAATGATAGAAGATATAGAAAATATAGAAGGGATAGACCCAATAATGATGCAAGAAATAATGGAACAGTTTGAAAGAATAAAAAAAGAAGCTGGAATAGAACCTGATGATGATTCTAAAAAAGAAATAGAAGAAATGTTAGGATTTAGTATGGATGAATATGAAGTTGATATAGATAGAAAGTTAAAAACACGAAATCTGCAAGTTAAAAAAATTCATCCCGATGCATATAACCCGACATACAATTATGAATCAGATTCAGGATTTGATTTACATTCAGTAGAAGAAGTTATTGTAGAACCTCTTGGTAGATCAATAGTTCCTACAGGTTTAGTTTTTGGTATTCCAGAAGAATATGAAATCCAAATAAGACCAAAAAGTGGATTAGCATTAAAACAAGGATTAACCGTTTTAAATACACCAGGGACTGTAGACGCAGGATATGATGGTGAAATAAAGGTAATCATATTTAACACAACTAATAAACAAATAACAATTAATAAAGGAATGAAAGTAGGACAAGCTGTCTTATGTCCTGTTGTATGTGGAAAATATGTTGAAATTGAACTTGTTGAAAATATAGAAAAGAGAGAACGTGGTAATAATGGATTTGGAAGTACTGGATTATTTTAAAATAAAAAATAAAAAATAATTAAATAATGTTAACAATAGGGTATTCAACAAGAAAACCAAATCCTGAATTTACAGAATATTTGAAAAAAAGTTCAGGATTTAAAAAAATTAATGTAATAGAAAAAGTTAATAACGGAGAGAAATCATTATCTCAAGTTTACAACGAAATTTTATCTGAGTCAGAAACTGACATAATTGTATTTTGTCATGATGATATATATTTTGATACGTCAGGATGGTATAATAAAATAATGAAACATTTTGATAAAAGTGATTTTGGTATTATAGGTATGGCAGGTACAACCAACATGCCATCAAGTGGGCAATGGTGGGAAGACAGAAAAAAGATGATTGGTATTGTGAACCACGAACACGAAGGTAAAAAATGGGTTTCAAAATATTCCGACGACTTAAACAATAACATTAAGGAAACGGTAATGGTTGATGGTTTATTCTTTGCGGTTAGTAAAAAAAGATTAAAATCATCCTTTATTGAAGATTTTCAAGGTTTCCACTTTTATGATGTTGCCTTTTGTTTTGAGAATTTTATTAAAGGTACTAAGATTGGCGTAATAACTAACATTAGAATCACCCATAAATCCATAGGTCAAACCAATGAACAATGGGAAGAAAACCGAAAATTATTTGTAGAAAAATATTCAGAATCTTTACCCGCAAAAACCGCCTATGATAAAGATAAAAGATTAAAAGTTTTAATTTCTTGTTTGTTTTTCAGAGAATTTACAGGTTCAGAATTATATGTGTTTGAACTTGCAAAAGAGTTAATGAAACTTAATTGTAGTGTCACAGTATTGTCACAAATAGGTGGACCATTAACTGATATGGCAAAAAAAATAGGTATCAAATGTCTTCCATTTGAAGAAGCACCAGGATTTAAACTTGGTGATGGAAAGTGGGGATTTAATACTGACGAAGGGTTTAAACCTTCAGTGTTAAATAATTTATATAAAGTTTCTGAAGTTAATTTTGACATAATACATATACAACATAAACCAGTTGCAGAAAGAATAGTTCAATTTTACCCTGATATAGATAAAATTTATTCAGTTCACTCTGAGATTATTCAAATGGAAATTCCTATTAAACATGATTCAATCAAGAAATACATTGCAATTAGACCTGAAATTAAAGATTTTATTGTTAATGAATTTGAAATTCCTGAGAAAGATGTTGAAATAATTTATAATCCTATTGATAACGTAAAGTTTCAACCAAAAGATATTAAAGATGATAATTATGTTTTATTTGTTGGTACAATAGATTATCTAAGAAAAGAAACTATTTTAGATTTAATGGACAGAACAAAAGAAGAAGGAAAAGAACTATGGTTAGTTGGAAAAGATGAATCAAATTATCTACAACAAGTATTATTTGAACCACACGTAAAATATTTTCCTGCTACTTGGGACATTGAAGGATTTATTCATTCTTGTTCCGAAACTGCTGGAATCCAATTAGGAAGAACAACTATAGAAGGTTGGATGTGTGGAAAACCAAGTTGGATTTATAATGTTAATTCAAATGGATTTATACTATCAAAAGAATTACATCAACCACCAGTTGATATCGAAAAATATTTCACTTCAAATGTTGTAAAAGAAATAAAAGAAAAATATATTCAAATTTTATCATGACAATTTTAACAGCATCATATAATTGTGAAAAATATATTGAGAGGTGTTTATTAAGTATAATGTCTCAAAAATTTAAAGATTTCACTTGTTATATTACAGATGATATGTCAACCGACAATACAAAAGAAATTATAAAAAATACAATTAAAGGAGATTCAAGATTCATACTAATCGAAAATCATTGTAAATTTTATCCATCAGGTAACTACAATCAAATTATAAATGGTCGAGCATTAGATGGGGATGAAATTTGCGTGGAAGTTAATGGGGACGATTGGTTAGCGAATCCGAATGTTTTTTCAAAAATTGATGAGGTTTATAAAGACCCAAATATTTGGATAACTAGTGGTTCGTTTAAGTATCACGATGGAAGACCAGGGTTTAATAAACCTTTAGAAACCACAGAAAACATTAGAAAAACCTCATTCACTTTATCGCATTTAAGAACATGGAAATCTTGGTTATGGAAAAAAATTAAAGATGAAGATTTAAGAGACCCTCATGGTGTTTATTGGCCTGTTGCTGGAGATTTATCTTTTATGTGGCCAATGATTGAAATGTCAGGTGTTGAACATTTTAAATTTATTCCTGATGTGCTATACGTTTATAACGAAGGAAATCCTATTAACGATCATAAAGTTAGTATACAAAAAGTAATTGAGAATCACAAATTAATTGCAAATAAACCCTCCTACCAAAAATTATAAAATGCCATTTAGACAAGAAATTTTAGAATTAAATAAGGTAAACCCAATAAAAAAAATACTTCATTTAGGTGCACATTTAGGAAATGAAATTGAATTCTACCAACAACTTAATCCTGAGGTAATATATTGGTTTGAAGCAAACCCTGAACTAATAAATGAATTAGAAAAAAATATTTTCAAATACCCAAATATTGAACAAAAAGTTTTTAACTATGCGGTATCGTCTGAAACAAAAAAAATTAATTTTAATTTAATTTATAGTAACGATATGACCAATACAGGATGTTCCTCAATATTAGAATTGAAAGAACATTCAAAACAATACCCTCATATAAAAAAGATAAAAACTGTTGAAGTTGATTCAGTTAAAATAGATGAATTTTTATCATCAAATAATCTTATTACTGAATTCGATTATATTAATATGGACATTCAAGGTTCTGAATATGATGTGTTATCCACATCTGAACTTCTTTTTAGTAAAAATTTAAAATTTCAAATATTTCAATTAGAGACTTGTCAGATAGAAATGTATTCAGGTCAAAAATTGGAATCGGATATTATTAAATTCATGAACTCTAAAGGATATGAAAAAAAATATTATCATGCTTGGGCACATAATTGGGGTGATGGGTTATTTGTTAAATCCTAAAAATAATATATGAAAAATTTAATATCTTGTAATTTTATGGGTGGATTAGGGAATCAATTATTTCAATCCGCTCACGCATTAGCACAAGGATGGAAACACAAAAGAGAATCTGTTTTTATCCCACATTCTTGGACTCCAGGTCAAGGAAACAGTACCGAAAATTATTTGGACAATATTTTTAGAAAATTAAAATTTATTGATAATTTAAACGGATTCACTCGAATAAATGAAGGTCCCTTTGAATACTCTGAAATTAACCCTGTTAACCAAAATACAACATTCTACGGTTACTTTCAAAGTACTAAAAATTGGTTTGGATACGATGATAAAATTAGAGAAATGTTTGAACCTTCAAAAGAATTAGTAGATGAATTTTTATTAAAATACCCTCAACTAAATCAAGAAAATACTTTATCAATTCACGTTAGAAGAAGTGAATACTTACAATACCCTGATATTCATCCAACAATTACTAAAGAATATATCAATGAGGCTCTAAAACTAATCGGAGAATATTCAACAGTTTTTATTTTTAGTGATGACCATAATTGGATTAAAGAAAATCTTGACTTTCCTTCGGTAGTATTTGTGAATGAAGATAAAGATTGGAAAGAATTATATTTGATGGGACTCTGTAAAAACCATATCATTTCAAATTCAACATTTTCATGGTGGGGAGTTTTTCTAAATAAAAATAAAGATAAAAAAATTATTGCCCCCTCTAAATGGTTTGGCCATAAAGGACCAAATCCTAAAGATATATACGAATCATATTGGAAACAAATTCCTTGTGATACTCAAAATGGATTAATAAAACCAATTAAAAATAATTAAAAAGATAAAAATGGAAAAAGTTTTAATTAGAAAAGTATCTGATTGGTGGGGTGAATACGATTGTTCATCAAACCGCAATATGCCAAAATACATTCAATGGCTATCAAAAGAAACTCAAGACCCTTACGACGTAAGTATTTATGTTGATAACTATATTAAAAATTCGGGATTTAATGATCCTAAAAGAGACAAAATTGGTTGGTTATTAGAATCACCACAAATGAACGAACAAACAATAAAATACCTTGTAGATAATCTTGAAATGACAAGACAACATTATAAGTGGATTTTTACCTGTATGGATAGTCTTTTGGAATTAGGGTCTCCTTTCGTTTACAATATATCAAATGCTGTCCCATGGATTTGGCCTCAAAATAGAATGATTCATCCTAAAAATAAGTTAGTTTCAATGATTGCATCCAATAAAGGTTGGTTAAAAGGTCATCAAAACAGATTGCAATGGGTTGAAAAATTAAAAAATAAAGTCGATCTTTTTGGTAGGGGCAGACATAATCAATTGAATGATAAAGAAGATGGTTTAAAAGATTATATGTTCTCAGTTGCAATTGAAAATGATAACTCGGATACCTATTTCACCGAAAAACTAACCGATTGTTTTGTAATGGGTACAGTACCTATTTACTACGGATCAAGAAAAGTAGTTAAAAAATACTTCGATCCTGAAGGTGTTATTTTTTTAGAAGATAACCCAACATTATCCACATTATCGATTGAAAAATATCAGTCAATGATGCCAGCAATTGAAAGAAACTTTCAATTAGCTATTAACCTTCCACTTGCAGAAGATTATATGTGGGAGAACTATTTGAAAAATTTATTTTAATATGAAATATTTAGTACTTGGTTCATCAGGACAAATTGGTGCTGAACTTTGTAAATTCTTAAAAAAAGAAGGTCACGAAGTTTTGACATTTGATATAGAAGATGATTCTATACAAGATTTAAGAATAAAAGGAATAGTCGATTCTCGTGTACATGAAGCAGACTTTGTAATGTTTTTAGCATTTGATGTTGGAGGTTCAAGATATTTGAAAAAATATCAAAATGAATATGAGTTTATTGATAACAACGCAAGACTTATGGTTAACACATTTAACGCATTAAAGTTGTATAAAAAACCATTTATTTTTGCTTCATCACAGATGTCTAACATGTCTTATTCACCATATGGTATTGCAAAAGCATTGGGAGAATCTTATACAAGATCTTTGGGTGGAATTACTGTTAAGTTCTGGAATGTATATGGAAATGAACATAATTTAGAAAAATCTCATGTGATTACTGATTTTATTTTGAAAGCTCACAACTATGGACATATTACCATGATGACTGATGGAACTGAAGAAAGACAATTCTTACACGCTGAAGATTGTTCAAACGCTTTAATGATTCTTTCTCAAAAATATAATGAAATAGATAGAGACAAAGAATTACACATTACAAATTTTGAATGGGACTCTATCCTTAATATTGCATTAATCATTAGCGGAGAAATTCCTTGTAGAGTTACACCGGGGAAAGATGTTGATACAGTACAACTTAATAAAAGAAATGAACCAGACCCATATGTTTTGGATTTTTGGAAACCAAAAATTTCATTAAAAGAAGGTATAAAAAGAATAATTGATGAAATGATATGATGAAAGATTATTTAATAGAATTAATGAACCGTACATTGAAAACCGAAAATGACGGGGAAACACAATATTTTGAACACGTGCTAACTTTTTTCTCAATAGCACTTCAAATGAAAACTAAAAAAATATTAGAACTTGGAGTAAGAAACGGTGGGTCAAGTTACCCTTTTTTAATTGCTTGTAAGGTATTAGGAGGTCATTTAACCTCTGTAGATATTAACAGTAGTGTTTGGAAAGCACCAGAAGATTTAGCCGAATATCAAACATTTATTCAATCGGATGCAATCGAGTTTTTAACAAACAATACCGAAAAATATGATTTGATTTATGTTGACGACTGGCACAGTTATCCTCACGTTAAAAGAGAATTAGAAGAAATTGATAGAATCAGTGATGAAAACACAATAATTCTATTACACGATTTAATGGGACAAAGTTGTCATCCTCACTTTTTTAACCCTATTAACCATCATGAAAAAAGTGAATGGGGACTTGGTGGACCTTATAGGGCTGTTGAAGAATTAGATAAAGAAAAATGGGAATGGGTAACAATTCCAGTAAACCATGGTTTAACCATATTAAGAAAAAAAGGAAAAATAATAATTAAATAATATGAAAAAAATAGTGGTATTAGGTGGTGGTGGATTCATAGGTGGACACCTCGCAAAAAGATTAAAAGAAGAAGGTAATCACGTTAGAATTTGTGATATTAAAAGACATGAACACTTCTATGAAGATGAAATATGTCATGAGTTTATTTTAGGAGATTTAACAGACCCTAAGGTCGTAGATTTGGTCATCGAAGAAGATATTGATGAAGTATATCAATTGGCTGCTGACATGGGTGGAGCTCTTTATATCTTCACTGGTGAGAATGACGCAAACCTTATGCACAACTCAGCAACAATTAATTTAAACGTATCAAGAGAATGTGTTAAGAAAAAAGTTAAAAAAGTATTCTATTCGTCATCTGCTTGTATGTATCCTGAACATAATCAACTTGACCCATTAAATCCAAATTGTGAAGAAAGTTCTGCATATCCGGCAAACCCTGATTCAGAATATGGATGGGAGAAATTATTCTCCGAAAGAGTATTCTTGGCATACCATAGAAACTACGGATTAAATGTAAGAATCGCAAGATTCCACAATATCTTTGGACCTCAAGGTACATGGAAAGGTGGTAGAGAAAAATCACCAGCAGCAATGTGTAGAAAAGTCGCAGAATCTAAAGATGGAGATATCATCGAAGTGTGGGGTAATGGTCAACAAACAAGATCATTCCTTTATGTTGATGAATGTGTTGAATCTGTTTTAAGATTAATGGAAAGTGACTTTACAGGACCTGTTAATATCGGTAGTGAAGAAATGGTTACCATTAATCAATTGGCTGAATTAGTGATTCAAATTTCAGGGAAAGATTTATCTATCAAAAATATTGATGGTGATGAATTCATTAAAAAATATGGTTTTAAATGTCCTCTTGGTGTAAAAGGAAGAAATTCAGATAACAAACTTTATTGTGAAAAAATTGGATGGAAAGTTAGTCAACCTTTATCTGTTGGAATAACAAAAACATTTATTTGGATAAAATCTCAAGTAGACACTTTTGAAAAAGAAACTCCATGGATATATGAAAGTCCTGACGGAGGAAAAACCATTTATAAAAGGGAACCACTTAAAATAGAAAGAACTAAAATAAATTAATATGATTACAATTCCGGTAAGTGTTGGAGAATTAATTGATAAATTATCAATTCTTCACGTAAAACAATTAAAAATTTCTAATGAGGAAAAATTAGAGTATGTTAATAAAGAATTTGAACTATTATATAACATATCATCTTATTACTTAAACAATCAAGAGGTTGAAAACTTGTATCATCAATTAGTTGAAATTAATAAAAAATTATGGGATACAGAAGATAAACTTAGGGTTATTGAATCTGTAAAGAAATTTGACGAAGATTTTATCAAATTAGCAAGATACGTATATTTTACAAATGATGAAAGATTTAGATTAAAAAATGAAATTAATCTAATTACTTTATCAGAAATTAGAGAAATTAAAGATTACAAAAAATATTAATTAATAAACTATAAAAAAGTATAATGAGTAAAACGACTAGAAGAAATTCAACAACACCTCCAACATCAGTACAATTAGAGGAAAAGATTTTTAAAACTAAAAAACAATTAATTAATACAATAATTAGTAAAAAAACTAAAAACAAATTTTTAAGTGAAAGTCAAAAGGAATATTATGATAAACTAATTAGTAATGAAATCATTATTTGTTCAGGACCTGCTGGTGTTGGTAAAAGTTATGTTGCAATGAAATCGGCAGTAGACCTGTTAGTTGATCCAGAAACTCCTTATGAAAAAATTATTATTGTTAGACCTGCAGTTGAAGCTGAAGAAAAATTAGGTTCGTTACCGGGTAATGTCGAAGAAAAATTAGACCCTTATATTTTTCCGTCATATTATCTATTGAATAAAATTATAGGAAAAGAAATTCGTGAAAAGCTAAAAGAAATTGAAGCGATTGAAGTATTCGCTTTAGCATATATGAGAGGAATGAATATTGACAACTCTATTCTTATTTTTGAAGAATCTCAAAATTCGACTCATAGTCAAATGAAATTACTTTTAACTAGAATTGGTTTTAACTCTAAATTTTTTATTTCAGGTGATTTGGAACAATTTGATAGACATAAAGATAAAACACAAACAGGTTTATGGGATGCTATTAAAAGATTTCAAAACATGGATAATGATAATGTTGTTCTTCATGAATTTGGTAATGAAGATATTGTTAGAAATCCGTTAATAACCAAAATATTAAAAAGATACGAAGAATGAGAATTGCGATAGAAATAAATGGAGTTCTTAGAGATACTTTAAAAAAAATTCAACAAGAGTACGAAAAATGGTATCTTAATGAAAATTGGAAAGAAATGGGATTTATTGAAAATGAAAAAGACATTGATAGAAAAGTTATATCAGATGTTACGTCATTAGATTTAAAAAAACATTTAGAATTTAAAAATGAAGACGAAATATATGACTTTCTTTACAAAGAACATACTATGGAAATTTTTGGTCACGCTAGTTCTGTTGAATACAGTAGTATGAATGATTTAAATGATTTTTACATTGATATGAGAGATTATCATGAAATTATTATTGTTTCTGATGAAATAGGAAAATCAAAACCAGCATCATTATTTTTTTTAGCCAAGTTCGGATGTTTATTAGAACAAGTTAAATTTTATAGTGAAAGTACAATTAATTCTCTTTGGGAGTCTGTAGACGTTTTACTTACTGCTAATCCTAAGTTATTATTAAATCATCCTGATGATAAAGTTGTTATAAAATATAACACATTTTATAATTCGGATATAAAAACTGAGGAATCAATTTCTACATTGAAAGAACTCAAAACTAAAATAGAAAAATTAAATGATTAGTGTACTTGGAGAAAATTATTATATGGACTTAGATGAAATTGAATCTTATATTGATATGACAAATGAAATATCAGTAGAACCAATAAGTGGATCAACTGAAATGAGAGTCAATATAATTAAATTTGAAATGGTTAAAATGTTGATGGAAGTTGTCTTAAGTGAAAACGAAGATTTAGATGACAAATTAGGAATAAAATCAGGATCCAAAACAACTATACCGTTTAGATTAGCGTTCAATAGTTTATTAAATAAAAAACTTATCAATCATTATTAATATGGCAAATTTAGCAACAGACAAAATTCAAGAGTCTATAAAGACATTAAGGAATAAAAAATCAAGAATTTATTTATTCACACAAGATACTAAAGGGAATGCGAAGGCTTCTATAAAATACATTTATGATATTGCATTAACTTTAAAAAGAAGTGGGTTTAATCCAATAATTTTACACGAAAAAAATGATTATACTGGTGTAGAATCTTGGATGGGTAAAGAGTATATGGAAGAATTACCTCACAAATCAATTGAAGGAAAAGATTTAGAAATAAGTCCTGAAGATTTTTTTGTTTTACCTGAAATATTTGGGTATATCATGGAACAAGTAAAACAATTACCATGTGCTAAAATTGTGCTAACACAGTCTTACGCTTACATGTTAGAAACATTACAACCTGGTCAAACATGGTCACAATTTGGATTCTTTAAATGTATTACAACATCAAACAAACAAAAAGAATATATTGAAAGAGTAATGAGACAATCTTCTTTTGATATTCTACCACCTTACATATCTGATAGTTATGTACCTAGAAACTTACCTGCAATGCCAATTGTTGCAATTCATACAAGAGAACAAAGCGATGCAATTAATTTAATAAAATCTTTTTATCTTAAATTCCCACAATACAGATGGTTTACATTTAGAGATATGAGAGGATTATCTGAAAAAGAATTTTCAAAATCTTTAAAAGAATGTTTCTTAAGTGTTTGGATTGATGATAAAAGTGGATTTGGAACTTTCCCATTAGAATCAATGTCATGTAATGTACCATGTTTAGGTAAAATACCTGATTTATCACCAGAATGGATGACTGAAGATAATGGTATTTGGGTAACAGATTTAACTATGATGACAGATTATATTGCAGATTTTATACAAAATTGGTTAGAAGATAATATTAAACCAGATCTTTTTGAAAATATGATGGCAACTGCTAAACAATTTAGTAATAAACAAGAATTTGAATCAAAAGTAATCTCTTTATTTGAAGGATATTTAAATACCAGAGCTGATTCATTTGAACAACAAATATCAAAAACAGAAGAATAATATGAATAGTATGAATAACAAATTATCAATATCGGTTATATTACCTTTAAAATCATCTAAAGCAAAAAATTTTGATGAATATTTTGAAAAGGCAATTACTTCACTAAAAAACCAACAACTTCAAGTTGAAGAACTTGTAATAGTTCATTCTCAAGAAGAAAGTTTAGTAACATTATTAGGGTCATATGATTTTGGTAATTTAAATGTTACTAAATTAATTTGGAATAAAGAACCAAATTATTCTGAACAGATTAATTACGGTATAAAAGAAGCTAAAGGAACTTGGATTTCTATTTTTGAATTTGACGATGAATATGCGTCTATATGGTTTAAAAATGTTTTAACATATACTCAAGCTTATCCTGATGTTCAAGTATTCCTACCTGTTGTTGTAGATACAGATGAAAAAGGAGTATTTGTAGGATTTACAAATGAAGCAACATTCGCAGCAAATTTCTCACAAGAAATGGGTTATTTAACTAACGAAACATTACAAGACTATCAAAATTTTCAAACAGCAGGTTCTGTAATTAAAAAATCTGTTATTGAAGACTTTGGAGGATTTAAGGGATCAATCAAACTTACATTTGTATATGAATTTTTATTAAGATTAACTTATAATTCAGTATCAATTATGACAATTCCAAGATTGGCATATAAACATACTAACTTAAGAGAAGGTTCAATATTTTGGAATTATAAAAATAGTGAACCAAAAATGTTAGAAGATGAGGTTAAATTTTGGGTAGCAACCGCAAAAAAAGAATATTTTTTTAATGACGATAGAGTCATAAAATATCAATCACAAAATGTATAATGATAGAAACACTATCTGCAGTTACAGAAATATTGTCTGCTGCAACAGAAGATGTTTCTTCAAAAAAAAGAGGAAGAAAAGCAGTTAAAGAAAATTATTTTGATGTTAGAGAAGAAACCGCAGTAAGAAATTTTTTACTTGCGGAATCTTCATATGATAAAAATAAAATTTACAATGAATTTTTAAAAGATCCTCTTGATAAGATGATTTCATCAATTATTAGACGATATAAATTGTATCGTAAAGATATGGATTTTACTGAAATCCATACTGACACTCATTCGTTCTTAATGACTAAAGTTGATAAATTTAAGCCTGATAAAAATAAAAAAGCTTATTCTTATTTTGGAACTATTTGTAAAAATTATTTAATGGGTCAAATTATTAAAGACCAAAAAGAAACAAATAGAAAAATATCATATGAAGATATCTCATCAAGTTTAGAGCAAAGACCTGATATGAGTTATAGAATTGACGACGATATTGTTGAGAGTGACGCCATTATTATAAAATATTTACAAGAACTAAAAGACTTTATTGATTCTGAAAATCTTAATGACAATGAAAAAAAATTAGGTTATGCCTTAATTGATTTATTTGATAATTATCAAACTATATTTTCAGGTGCAGATAACAATAAATTTAATAAAAATGTTATTTTGTTGTCCCTTAGAGAAATGACTAATTTAAGTACTAAAGAAATTAGAAGTTCAATCAAAAGATTTAAAAAATTATATATTATAATTCAAACTAGAATGAAAAATTAATAAAAAAGTATTTATCAGTATGCCTAGACCACAAAGAAAAGAAATTAATTTTAGTAAAGAGTCCATCTTATCACTAATGCAAGAAATTTATAATGAATTAGTGGAACAAAGAAATACTGCAATAAGAATCCAAAATAAAATGTTGGCAATGTTGAAAGACCCTGAAGACATGACAACAATTGGTCCTGTAATTGAAAAACAACAAAAAATTGTTAATGATTGTGTTGAAAAAAAATTAAGTCTTTCCAAACTCCAATCTGGGATTTGGGAAAAATCAAATACAAATACTGAATCATTTTCACTTGCAGATTTAGATGACGATTTAATTCAAAATTTAATTGATAAAGATGTTTCTAAAGAAGAAGAAAATTATAAATTAAAATAAAATGCCAGCACCAGATATATCTCAAGGATTCAAAGATGTAGGTAATCAATTGGATGCTATTAAAGATTATAACACATCTTCTCAATCAGAAAAAAGTATATTAAATAAAGCTGCAGATTCGGCATCCCAAGCTGCGTCTAAAATTTCAAAAGGATTAAATAGTATTACAGATAAACAAAAAAGATTTGAAAGAGATGCACCAACATCTATGGATGAACTTTTAAATTTATTTGGTAAAACTAATGGACAAGGACCAGAATCTTTTAGATATTTAAGAAAAAAATTTTTAGAAGCTTCGGTTAAAATTGAACCTGAAATAAAAAATATTTTTTCAAAAAATGCTTTAAAGGCGTTAGGTTGTTCTCAACAACAAACTTTTAAAGGATTTAGTAAATCCCAATATGAACAAATTGGTTCAATGCAACAACTTCCCGTTCAACAAGGAATTTATATTCCAGTCCAAAGTTTAGATTTTTTTGGTAATTTAAAAAATTCTCCCGATTCTCCTGTTGGAAAGGCTTATTATGAGGCATTTACACCATCAACAAGTACGAAATACAAGCCTTATGGTGGAGATGTACCATTTCCAATGAATAAAGAATTGTATCAAAGATTAGATGCCACAAATGTTAACAGATCATTTAAACAGGAATATGGACAAGTTTATAAAGGAAGTTCAAATCAAGATTTGTTTGATATTCAGTATACAAAAACAAATGAATTTGGTGTTTCAGGAGATTATTATAGAGTCATACTATTAGATAGAGAAGATGGGTCAGGTAATCCTATGAATAAAGTCGGACCTTTTTTAAATGATTATTTTTCAACAATTAAATTGATTGATTCATCGGATATTACTTTACAAATTGTTAATTTACTTTCGGGTGCTATAAGTACAAAATCAGGACTTGGTCCTGCGGATATTGGAAATCAATCATCTTTTGCGTTAATAGCTCAAAGAATTTTAGGACTTTGTTTTGATTTTAGAAGACAGATTGATGTGAGTGGAGTTGCCAAAGTTGCTGAACTAGATGGTGTTGATGATGAATTTTTTGTACCTACTGAATCAGATTTAAGAAATATAGATATTACAATTAATAATGTACAAAATGGTGTAATGGAATTTGAAGATTGTAATAATGTTAAATTGCCGGTAGATTATGAATCATTAACACAACAATTAGGTAATTTTAATTTACAACAATCAGGATTAACTTCAGAACAAAAAGTTACTGCAATGGAAAATATTATTGACAGTATTTCTCAAAACCCTTCTTGGAAATTATTTGTTCCCGCTAATTTTAATGTGAATGTTGCAATTAATACTAATGTATTAAAAAAACTTCCTTTGGCCGTAGCTGCAGGAGTATTAACACCAAAAACATTATTACCTATATTCACAATGTTATCTGTTTTACAAACCAGTGCAACAAATAGTATTAATCAAGCAATAACATCAGGTAATACAAATATTGCTTCTGGCAATACCATCGGTAATCAAACAAATAATGTTATTAATAATGGAGTTGATTTTTTAAGTAAATTTAGAACATTTAATATTAATGTTATATCGGAAATAGGTGCAATTTATTTAAAAACTCTTTTTGATATCTTAAAAAAAGATATTATTAATTTATTATCAATAATCATTGGAGATATTGCCAAAAATCAAATATCAAAAAGATATACAATGATTTTAAGATTAGTTCAATTGGCAATAACAATTACACAAATAATTAAAGATTTTAGGGAATGTAAATCTTTATTAAACGACATTCAGGCTCTTTTAAGTTTAATTAATGGATTACCAATTAAAAGACCAAAAATTCCATTATTTTTAATGCCATTTACTGATTTTTTACCTGGCACAGATCCGTCTAGATCAAGTGTGAATACAATTCAATTTTTACAAAAAGTAGGTGTTCCAACAGGAACATTACCTGATGGTTCTCCAAATTTAATGAATTTTTATATGAAGGCAATCCATAAAGGTGCTGATAAAGAAAAAACAGAAAATGGTGTTACTGATTCAGTAACACTTGGTGCAACTGGAGTTTCATTTACATATAGTAAAGATAGATAATATGACTAAAGACGAATTTAATAAAATAATTGAAGATCAAAAAGATTTAAAAAACTTACCTAATAATAATTTAGTTATAATGATGGATTTATTATCATTAGAATTTGAAGAGGTTAAAAAAAATATTATTTCAATGACATATCATTTAGATAAATTAGAAGAATTATATGATAATTCATTAAAAGAATACCAAAGTAGATTATAATGAGTAGTAGACCAATATTTTTTCAATGTTTAGTTTTAGATAATAATGATCCTCTTATGTTAGGTAGAATTAGAGGAACTTTATTAACTGACAACTATAATGACCTTATAAGAAGTTTTGATGACCCACCTTGGAATGAAGTAAAAGATGCATGGACAGATAGAGACCCTTTTATATTTAATCCATTATTACCATATTTTATTTATCAAGTACCAAAAATAAAAGAATTGGTACAAATAATGTATGTGAATAAAGATTTTAAATATCAAAATCAATTCTACGTACAAAATAGTTTTTATTCTCCAACATCATCTTTTTTTACATATCAAGAAGGTGCAAATAAATTTACGGGTACGGGTATGCAAATTGAAAACCCAAAACCATTAAAAAACACAATAGGTACTTTATCAGGAGCAGTTGCGGGTAGTGCAACAGCAGGAAGCAATACAAGTGGTGTTTATACAGAAAAAGGTGTACATAAGGGAGTTTTCCCTGAGCCAGGTGATAATGCACTTTTAGGAAGAGGAAGTGCAGATTTAATTATTAAAGAAAATGAAGTATTATTAAGATCGGGAAAATTCCAAGGAGAACAACTACAGCCAAATGTAATTCCTGTTGCAAATCAACAGAGAGGATTTCTACAACTTTCAAGATTTCAAAGTGTTAAAATTCCATTGGAACCAAAAACATATTTAGAGATAGAAGAAAAAGTTTTAATTGTTAGATATCTTGTAGAATGGTCTATAGACAATCCAGAAAATACTCATGATTTATTTACGGGTGGGGTTTATTTATATCAACTTAAGCCTGATTTATCAACAAATACTCAAAACGTTACTGTTGATTCTATCATTAATGAAAATTTAAAAACTTTAGTTACCTTTCAAGAATTTTTTGGATTAAGTAAAACAGATACAGTTAATTACATTAATAACTTTATTAAATCATGTAATAGTGATTTTGTTACAAAAGAAGGTAATCAATTATTTCCTGCAACTTTAACAGATAGATATCCAATATTTTATAGACCAAATAATAAAACTTATTCATATATTTCACCATCAAACACAGACATAAAAACTATTGAATTTAATAATGTTTCAAACATTTATTCTCAAGTAAAATTATTGGCACCATTAAAACAATCAGGATATGGGTTAATTTACAAGAAAGATACTGTTGGAACACCAATGGATACAAAAAAAGTTATTGTTCCACAATCAAAATATTATGGAACCCCACAAACATATTCTGCTCTTGGTGGTGATAAATTATTTTTATTGTCACATCAGACTGCCATTCCAGGAAAGAAAAAAATTAATTTTGATGATACTTTATATGGTATTTCTAATGATAAGTTTTCTGATGATATAATGCCAAATACATCAAGTACTGTTAGAGGTGAAGAATTATTAGAATTAATAAATTTAATTACAAGGTTCTTATTAACACATACACATGCATATCCTGGATTACCTCCAGTTCCTGTGACTCAAGACGGAACATCTTCAACTCAGATACTTACAGAACTACAAAATGCGGTTACAAAAGTTTTAAATGAGAATATTCGTATTAATTGATATTTATTGAAAAAGATTAAATGTCAATTTTAAGGTCATACATAGATAAAAATAATACTATCACATCAAATTCATATGTTAACACAGCAAGGAACCCCATTGTTGAGTTGAATTTTGGTGCGTCAGATTATGTTGTTCCCAACTACGGATATACAAGATATATCTTTAATTTGGATTTAAAACTATTAAAAGAAGATATCGCTTCGGGGGTTATATCAACAGGATGTACTTCGGCAATGACCCATACCCTTCAAATGACAAATACATCATCATTTGATAATGAATTACTTAACACATTCATGTCAAATGAAAGAAGAAGGGCAACATCATTTGATTTAATATTATTTAGAATACCAAAAACATCAGGAGATACGGGAAATCCACAATACTGGGATGAAGGTGTGGGATTTGATTATAATGATTTTAATTTGGCAAAAAATAGTGCCGTTGGGGGTTCTACACCACTTACTTATGTGGATAGCAGATCATTCTCAACAAGACCGTCAAACTGGTATCAAACAACAACAATACATAATTGGTCTCAACCAGGAATTTATAATAATAAATGTGAAGGATTAGTTAATTTTAGTGGATGTACAAATCCAATACATATTATTGCAACACAACATTTTGAACTTGGAAATGAAGACCTTAATATGGATATGACTGCCGAAATTAACGGTGTATTAAATGGGTCTATTACAGGTGTTACAGGATGGGGTTTGGCCTACTTACCTCAAATAGAAAACATCACAGGATTAACCGACAGTTATAGTGTAGCCTTTTTCTCAAAAGACACTCAAACATTTTATCAACCATTTTTATTAACAAATTATGATGACTTAATTAAAGATGATAGAAATTTATTCTTAAAAAACCAAGTAAACAAACTATATTTATATGTTTATCAAAATGGAGATTTGGTTAATCTGGATTCCGATCCATTTGTAAGAATTGAAACTAATGGCGGGGATGCAGTTCCGGGAATGGTTTCATTATCAACTTGTTTAAGAACTAAAGGTGTTTATGAAGTTGTAGTACCAAATAATTTTACAGGTGCAACACCTTGTATGTATTATGATGTATGGTCAGGTTTAACAATTAATGGACAGTGTGTACCAAACGTACAAAACCAATTTATTTTACAACAGTATCGTGCTGGTATCCAAATTGGAACTTTGTCTCAAGACCCTAAAAAATTCGGATTCAGTTTTTATGGTATATTACAAAACGAACAAATTCTTAATTCCGATATTCGTAAAGTTGGTGTAACGATTAAGAGGGCATATACAGGTCAACAACTTTTAGAAAATGTATCTGCTTTTTATAGAGTATATGTTAAAGAAGGAACTACTGAAGTTCAAGTTCAAGATTGGACTCCTATTAACAGAACGCCAAATGAATATTATTTTATATTTGATATGAGAGATAAAATTCCAAATCAATATTATGTTGATATTCAAGTAAATACTTCTGGAGAAAAAGATACTTATAAAAAACAATTAACTTTTAATATTGTAAATAAAAAATAAAATGAATAAGATAATAAAATTAACAGAAAAAGATTTAAACATTCTTGTAAAGAAAGTTTTAAAAGAACAAGAAGAAGTAAACTATATGTTCTTTAGTAATTTAAAGCAAATCAAAAGACAATGTGAAATGATGCTTGAGATGGACCCAAATGAAATAGATAATATTATTCAACATGGTCATGATTGGGCTGACGACCATATAACTGAAGCTAAAACAAATATTGACCAAGTATTTGATTTTTTTAAAAATGAAATGGATAAAGAATCTGAATATGTTGATTATGAGGATATGGAAGAAAATTCATTATCTGAAGGTAGAAAAAAAACTGGCACAAAACTTTGTGCAAGAGGGTATTCTGCAGCTAAAGCTAAATTTAAAGTTTTTCCAAGTGCGTATAGTTCAGGTTATGGAGTTCAAGTATGTAAGGGTAAAATAAAAGGATTAGACGGTAAAAAACATTGTTCAGGAGCATATTGTTAATTCAAAAAATTAATTTATATTTGTTAAATGGAAACAAATAAAAATTCAGGAATATTATTCAATATTTTTCTATATTTGAAAAATAAATTTGACCCAAAACCTCCTATACCAGAAGAAGTAGATACTTGTACGAATATCGTGTTAAAAGTTCTTGACTACGAAGACACAGATTTAGTCTTTGCACCAGTATCCGAAAAAAGATTTATTATTAATGAACAAAAAGGTATGGCAATTACTATTGAAAATAGAGTTGTACATATTATCAATCACGTATATAGTTATAGCATATATATGGAAAATAATGAGTGTTACAGTAAAATATTAAGAAAATTTGATGAAATTTCTGAAAAGAAAAAAATTGAATTAGAAGATAAAATTACCAATAATATTAAACATTCATTAACAAAAATATTAGAGGGACTCTCTTAATATTTTTTTAATTAAATCTTTAAGAGATTCATTTTTAGGTTTGTAATGAGTCATTTTAGGTTTGTTACCTGTACCTGATTTTGAATGTGTTTTTTCTGCAGTTCTTTTTTGTTGACATGCTGATTTTTTTTGAGAGTCGCTCATTTTACTTGCAACTCCAGCGGCCCTACATTTTGGATATCCCTTATCACCTGCTTCAGGTCTACCACATGGAGGATGTCCTCCACCTTCTTTTTTACGACATATATTAACCCAAGGACCTGCAGGTTGCTTACTACCTTTAGGTTTTTTCTTTGTTCCGAACCAAACAGCCAAATCTTCTTTAAGGTTAATTGCCAAATCTTTTTTATCGTAAATTGGCTGTGTATCTGATTTAGGTAATTTAGCAATTTTTTTTATATAATCAGGAGTTCCTCCACCGTCAGGACCTGGTGGATTATATCCGTTAAAATTATTTCCATCATCATCGGTTTGTTGAAAATCTTTTTGTGACTTTAACGCCAATCTTTTTGTTTTATTCTCAATAGAATTTATTTCTTTTTGGCTAATATCCATCGTTCCATCATAACTATCATATGCCAAAGTGGCATTTAGATATTCACTAACAGGTATTGTAAATGGAGCGGTTTCATCTTCAGTCCAAATAATTGGAGCAAAGCTAGCCGGACTTTTAAAACTTCCAGCAGATCCTGAACCTGTAGCTTCATTTATTCTATTTATTTTCATATACTTAACTTACAATAAATATCTTTTAATTATGAATATGGAAGAACAAGGAGAATTTTTATTTGAATCAATAAGATATAAGTCCCCTGAAGATGTAGAAAAATTTGTAGAATCAATGGATTCCATCCAATCATTTTATGTTTTAACAAAGGCAATAGAGATGGGACATACCAGAGGTGTGTATTCTCTTCAAGAATCGGAGATATTATCTAAAGCAATAAGAGTACTCACAAAGAATTTAAAATAAAAAAAGGACCTCACGGGGTCCTTTTTTTATTTATATTTTATTTCCACAAGATGGACAGAACTTATAGTTTGATTTTGTCTTGGTTCCACATTCAGTACAATATTGTCTTATTTCTTCAACATTAATATTTTTTATACCTATAGGTTGAATCTTAAATTTAATTGTATAAGATGTGTAATAATTAAATTGTTCGTATGAATTAGTGAAAGATTGATTTGATTGTTCTCCCTTTTCAACTCTACCTGTTTCAAGTGACTTACTTTTATTCTTTAGTGAATTAGGTTTACCGTTCAACAACGTACTTGATATATCAAATTTACTTCTAAAAGTATCTGAACTAACAGAACTTGTAAAAGTCGCATTTGATGAATTTTGTGTTGTAAATGTTGTAGTTCCATATCCGACTCCTCCTGTGGTAGTAAGTGTTGTTCCATAATACGAAGGAACAGTTGTACTTGGACTTCCATAAATTGTTCTATTACTATTCAAGTATAAAAAATTATTACTAACTTCCTGTTGATCATAGAACTCTATTTCTACATCACCATTTAAATCAATTGCAGACCTATTTTCAGACGTATCTTTAACTTCATAGGTACTGAACTCAAACTTGTTATTAGAGTCAAGGAAACGTTCTAAAAACACTCTCTGACCTGGTCTTAATACAACACCACTTGTGGAAATGTATTCACCATTCAATTTGATTTTACAGAGAACCGTTTTGTTTTTTGGATTATGGATTTCGAATTCGAAGTTGTCTTTATCGTTAAGGAAGACTACGTGTCCGTTATAGACTTTTAATCTCGACTTTTTCTTTGTGATGTGCGCCGTCGGATTGCCCACTTGTGTTGCGTAATTCATGTTTTTTAATTTTATATTAGCTTATGACTACGTTACCAATACCTTTATATCCGTGAATACTCTACAGTCATTGAGACTGGGGACTGATAAACTAAAATCTAAAAATAAATATAAAAAAAAATAATTTGTTTTAAACAAATAATTTCTTATTTTTTGTAAAAATGTTAATTATGAAAAAAATTATTTTAATTATGATTTTTACTTTAATCCATTTAATAGGGATTTCCCAAAAATCAAATCATATTTTACCAAAAAAAAATTTTGATACATTAAGGACATGGAAAGGAGTAAAAGTTACTAATAAACAATTTAGAGATTCATTAAATAAAATGTATTTAATGTTTTGTGATTCTTTAAATAAAGTAAAACCTATTAGATAATTTATTAAAGCCTTTTGAAATTTTTCTTAATATATTCTAAATCTTGCGGATTTAGAACGTTTGTAGATGCACCTTGTCTATTATTCCACCAATCAAATGGTATTTGATAAACGTCAGTAACTTGGAAAGGTACCGTATCTTTTTTAATTACTTTAAGTGTTACATCTTGAATTCCAGTATCCAGACTACCTGCATTTTTAATATTTGAACTATCTCTTGTTGGGTAATGAGCTAATGCACCTAAATAACTACTACCATTTAATGGGAAATATATTGATACCTTATCTGATGCAGTAATTTTATATGGGGATTCAATTGGGGTTGGGATTAGAGTGGTTTTAGTATTTAAAATAATACTTACTTTCACAAATTGTTCTTTTTTATAAACATCATTATCCTTACCTAATCTATCATCCCATTTTGTTGTTCCAATAACAGGTTCTGAAATCTCAATTTGAGGATTCATATTTAATATTGGTGGTAATGCGGTTTCTAAATATTTTTTTAAAACTTTAGCCCTTTCCATAGCCAATGAACCTTTTTGTTCAAATCCTTTTGGATTTGGTACTTGAGATTCTCCCGGTGTTATTACTAACTTAAAGTCTTTTAAATTTTTATCTTTAATGTAATCAGATATTTTGATAACACTATCATTGACAACATTCATATATTTTGGAGTAAAATTATATTGTCCACTATCGAATGCATTTTCAAAATCAACTGTAAATGGTGTATTTGGTGTTAATTGTTCTTTTACAAGATACAAATTCTTTGTTGCAGACTCATGAAGATTTAAAATTCGTAATTTTTCTTCACTATTAATATTCCATGTTTGCTTAATCATTACTAATAACTTTATTATAAATATATCATAAACCCTTATTATCATGAATAAAAAAAGGGACAATTTCTTGTCCCTTTTAGTGTATTTCATAAGAAATTGATTATCTCAATTCTCTTAAATCAAATGTTCTAACACCATCAACTGTAATACGTCCGTAAAAACGGTTGTTTACAACCTTTTTTGCGTATCTCGTCATAATACCCTTAATCGGAGTAAAGTTGAACGGATTGTACATTGTTGGAGTTAATTGTAAAGGTACGTAAGGTGCGTAGATGTAACCAGTATCTAATAAAGATGTACCTTTGTGACCCATTAACACTTGGTTAGCAGGGAAGTAAGGGTCTCTATAAACTTGGTAACGACCAGCTAAAGTACCAACTCTTTCAATACCCATGTTGTATTGGTCTTGCTCAGGAGCTGCGTTTGAAACGTGGAAATACTCCAAGTCATCAAAAATAGCACTGATTTCAGAAGAAACAACAATCCAGTTTGCTCCACCTCTTAATGTAGATTTGTGGATTTGAGCTGAAATTTGGTTGATTGCTGTGATTAAAGTTTGATTCCAATCTTTTTGAGTATATGGAACAGCACTTGAACCCAGTCTCTTCCAACCATTGTAATCCCATCTTAAGTTCCAAGCTGCACCTTTTCTCAAATCTCTCAAGATTTCTCTATCAATTTCTGCTGCAACTTGCTCAGATAACAATGCTGTTAATTCAGCTTCAGCGTCAATGTTGTGGAAAGCCGCAACGTCTTGAGCCATTTCAGGAGACCATTGTGCTCTTAATTTTCTTTCAGTCACAGAAACTGTTACTGACATTAAGTCAAATGAAACCTCACCAATTCTATCTTCAAATTCCAAGTTCTTATAGATTCTATAAGTAGGAACAAAAGCGTTGTTATTTTCTGTTGAAGAAGAGAAAGTAGAACCTGTATAACCATCCATAGAACCGTTACAAGTAATACATACTGGAACTTGTAAATCAACCTCTAAGTAAATGAAACCTTGAGCGTCACAAATGTTGTCGTATTGACCACCACCTGTTTTACTGTTAGGGAAAGTTAATGTTTGGTTGTTGTTACCGTATTGAACAATACCTTTACCGTATCTTTGAGTTACAACTCTGAATAAGTAAGGACCTGATCCACCGCCTTGACCTGATCCAGCAGTAGTTGTGTTAGTACCTATACCCCAAATAGTCAAATCAGACAAGAATGATTCGTTGTCGATTGGGTTACCATCTGGTCCGATTAATTTACCAGCCGCATCAGATGCAAAACCTGACATAATAAGTAATACTTTTCTGTAATCAGTTAAAGCGTAAGCTGCTGGTTCTAAGTTTAACGTTGCGTTATTCCAAAGCGCCGTTACTGCAGTACCTGTTATAGCTGAGAATTGACCTTTAGAGTAGTCAAATAAACCTGGAGGGTCTAATGCTGGTTCATTACCTTCATAAAATCTATCATAAAGATCTTTACCCACATTATAGTCATAACCTGCGTTAGGACTATCTGGACCATTTGGTGCTCCGTAAGGTGCGTAGTGTGTTCCACCATCACCATATTCTGATCCACCTGTTTCGTAATTTTGAATGTTAGGTACAAAGTAGAATAATTTACCAATTGGTAAGTTCATTGCTTGTACTGAAACGATGTCATTCGCCAATAATTTAGAGAATACACGTCTAACAATTGGGAAAACCACTGTTTCAAATGCTCCTGTATCAGAAGTAGATGATGCTTCATTGATTAAAAATGATGCTTGGTTTTCATATAATTGTGCCACGTTTTCTCTCATGTGACCTTTAAGACCTTCTAAAAAGCCTAATTTGTCCCATTTGTTGATTGTATCTTCTTTGATAACTTTAAGGTGCTTAAGACCGATGTTACCAACAAGACCTGATTCTAATAATGCTCCCATTTTAGTATTGTTTTGTTTTTATTTTATTTTGTTAATTAACCTAATTTAGACATCAAATCTTTCATTCTTAAGAACTGAGGATTTTCATATGTTTTAGACTCAATTAGATTAACTGATGAACCTGTAGAAACTTGTTTGTTTAATTTTGTTTCAACCGATTCTGTAATTGGTTGTGTATCTCCTTTAGTTAATTCGTCTTTTATTGATTTGTAAAGACTTTTTGATTCTTTTAAAGTTTCAACTCCGTCAAATCTCCTAAGGATATTTATTTTTTCTTTTTTAGTTGTTGAATGTTCTGTGAACAATCTCGTAGCATAAGCTAAGTTTGAATTGAATGTAGCAACTTCATTAAGTTTTTCTCTGAAAACATTTAATGCTTTTCTATACTCTTCGTTCTTTTCTCTCAACATACTAACTTCTGCTTGTGTAGATTCTACTTTAACACCAGAATTACTATAAACGTAATTTCTGTTGTTTGTAATACCTTTTCTTAAACCTCTACCTTCTTTAGAACCCATACCGTAAGTTCTTGCAGCTTCTTTAGTTTCTTTTTTTTCAAAACCAGCGTCATCTCTACGAGCTTTAGTAGATTTAAGATCTTTTGAAGCAATTTTACCGTGCTTCATCGCCAATCTTTCGTCTTCTTTATCTTTGTATCCTTGACCTTCTTTAGTTTCAGCTTTAACAACTTTAGATTTACCTTCCATGTTACCACCTTTCTTGTATTCAAATTTTGCTTTACCAGTACCTACTGATTTAGGACCTTGTTTTTTGTCCTCTTTAAATCCGCCAGCAGATTTTTTGTAAGCGAATTTAGGTCCTGATCCAATTCCAACACCTTTAGGTTTAATGGTTGATTTACCTTCTCTAATGTAAGATTCATCCATGTCTGATTCTTCATCATCTTCGTCTTGTTCGTCGATTTCTTCGTCCATTTCTTCGTCCATTTCTTCGTCCATTTCTTCGTCCATTTCCCATTCTTCATCATCTTCGTCTTGTTCGTCGATTTCTTCGTCCATTTCTTCGTCCATATCCGATTCTTCATCATCATCATCTAAATGAATTTCGTAAACGACTTCTTCAGAATCATCATCAGATTTTACATCATCCATATCAACTTCTGATGTGTCTCCGTTTTTAGAGAAAATAGCATCAATAACGTCTTGTACTGATTCGTCTGTTTCTTGGTTCATAATTTCATCCATTTCATTCATGTTTATTTCTTCGTCTTCTTCAGACTCACCAAGCTTAACAAGATATTCTGTATCAGAGTCATCATCTGTTAGGTGAATATTGTTACCATCTTTTTTAACAATGATACCATCTTCTTCACCCATAGCTTTGAACACTTTCAGAATTTCTTCATCAGATGCGTCAGTTAAATCTATAGGACTTTCTTCTGAATCCATGTCCATGTCTGTATCTACATCCATATCCATTTCATCGTTATCTACATTCATGTCAACATCAGTATCTACATCTGTGTCGTCCATGTCTGTATCTAGATCAATCTCTTCTTCATCATCTTGTTCTGAGAGAGATTCTTTTACTAATTGATTGATTTCTTCTTTCATTGTAGAATGAAGTATTCCTTTTGCATTTTCGGCAATAGCTTCTTCAACTTGTTTCATTTGAATAAGAGCCTCTTGTACTAAATTTTTATTTTCTTGCATGAAAAATTATTTATTTAACTTATAAATAGTGCCAACTTGAAAAAAGTTTATGTTATACGATAACAAAGCAACTTATTTTACAATAAGACACGTAAATTATTTATTTATAATAAATATTTCCATAAAACAAAAAAAGTGGTCATAGACCACTTTTTTTGTTAATTGATTGATTTTACTCAATTACTTCATCAATTTTACTTTCAGATACTGAAGTTATTCTCCAATCATGGGTAAATCCTTCATACTTTTTAGTGACCTTTGCTTCAACATCGGTAACAGAATAACCTTTAACAAGTTTTTCTTCTCTAATTTTTTTAATTTTTCCTGAGTTTTCATCAGGTAAGTCATACTGAATTTTTGCTACAAAATATTTTTCTTCCATATTTATTTATTTGCCTAAAAAATCGTTTAATTTTTTCATTAAGTCAACAGACTTATCAACAAATTGATTTGGTTCTTTACGATTTTTTTCTTCATCTAAATTTTCTTCGTATTTATTTCTATCTTCAGGGTTTGAAAATAAGTAAGCTCCTGGAGTTGATGGAGATGATACCAAGTCAAAACAAATTAATTCAAAATCATCTTGTACTTCATTTCTTTCTCCAACTTTTTTAAGTGATCCAACTCCACGAGATGATATACCTAAAGTAACACCTTGTCTCATTAAATTTGCAGCAATATCCCCTTTTGTAGATACTACTCCAGTTTCATGAAATCCTGGTGAAGTTAATAGTTTTAACTTACCCATTAATATATTTTTATCCCACCATATATCTGTTATGATGTGAGATACTCTATCTAAATCAATAAGAGAAGATTCTGGATGATTTAGTTCTGAGGTCGATAAACCTTTAGCAATAGTTTTTTTATAATTTTCAGATTCTCTTTTAAGGATTCTTTCAGGATAAAATCTACCATTTCTATTTGGTGTGTCAAATTTTTGAAGAACAGCATAAAATTCAAATGGATTTCTATAATCTAAATTTGCAGATTCTTTTAAAAATTTGGAATTATGTTTGTCTTTTGGTGAGACATAACCAGCATCCATTTCAACTAGGATACCATGACCAAGTTCGTTCGCTTCTAATATTCTAAGATTTTTCATCAAGGGTTTTAAAATAAATATCTAATAATAAATAGTTTATTGATTAGTTTATTTTTTTTGATATTGAAAACTCAAAATATTTGTTTTCATTTATGTTATTATTGAATATATTTTTAATAATCTTTTTTATTGATTCTTTAATTTCTTGAGATTTAAAATCAACTTCAATTGTTGTATATAAATTAACTTCTAAATTAAAAAATGATTTTTTTCCATGTGATATCCCGCTTGTTCGTAAATCTAAATCAACAATACTTTTTTCTTTAAAGATTGATAATGGGATTGAATTAAAAACTGAATGTTTTATCTCTCTATTTAAATTTCCTACAATTCGGTTCCAATTATCTTGTTCAAATTTTGGTGTAACCCATGATTGGATGTTTATGTAGACTGATTTTAAATTTTTCGAATCCACAGTTCCATAAGTGGACTTAATTGGATAATACAGATTTATTTTTACACTTTTACCCTTTTTCATTAATTTTCATATTATTATACGTTTATTTGTTAAAAAATAACAAATATATTCTCCACAATCAAATTTTTATAAAAAATGAGATATTTTTAATATATGATAATAGTTGAAATAAAAAATAATGAAAACATTGAGAAATCTCTTAAAAAATTAAAGTCTAAAATAATTAAAACAAAACAGAATCAAATTTTATTTGAGAGGAAAGAGTATAAAAAGAAATCGGTTCTAAGAAGAACCGAAATTTTAAAAGCGAAATATATTCAAAGTAAAAAATTAAATAGAGTTTTCTAAATTTTTTAATTTTAAGAAGTTTAATTGATCAAATTTTTCATTTTTGATTCTATCAATTGTTTCAGAAATTTTTGTTTTTATTTCAAATTCTTCTTCTTTTTCTAAAATAGAATTTAATTTAACTATAGTACTTTCTCGAAGTGTTTCAAATTTAGTTTCTAAAGTTTTAGTATCTTCAGAAATTAATTGTAAAAATTCTTTTTTATCATTCTCACTCAAATTTTCAATATAACTTCTAAGAGTTTGATTAGCAATACTAACCATTGATTTAATTGGAATATTAATTGTTTCTTTTAACGTCTTTTTTTCTGAAGTTAAAATATTAATAATTTTTTTCTTTGAAGTTACTCTCTCCAATAAATTAATTTTATTAATATAAACTAATGTATCAATGTCAGAATATTCATTTCTTGATTCGGAAACTGTTTTAGGTAATTTAATATCCTTTAATAATTTTTGGATAACATTAATACCTTCTTCTAAAAAATCTTTGGCATCAGATTCAGATAACCCCTGTGGAGTAGTTAACTGGTCATATAATGAGTATACCTTTGACATAGTTTTATTACTCAATACATTATGTTTGAATTCTCTTAAAGATTTTTTGAAATCCGACTCATTCTTGTAGGATTCAATTAAACTTGTTTCAATTATGGATTTTACTTGTCCGAAAGTCATTAGTGATAGTTTTGATATAAATATTATGAATTTAATAACTTATCCAATTCTTTTGAAATTTCTCCTAAAGAATCTTGACCTTGACCTAAATCTAAGAATTGTGTACCCTCAATTAAGTTATTTTCAACTAAAATATTGAGACTGTCCATCCTTGATTCTGGTGTTACCGCACCTTCAGCAGGTGGAGGTGCTTCAGTTCCTCCTTCTGGTGGCGGTGGTAATCCTAAATCACCTCCACCTAAATTTCCACTTGGTGGTGGTGGCTCAGTTGCTGTAGAAGTTGATGGTGCAGTTCCTCCTGAAGATGAACCATATAATTTGTCTATGTTATCAAATATTCCTGTTTTAGTAATAACTGTTGGAGTTGCTTTAAGTTCTTCTCCTACGGCTCTTTCAATTCTTTGTTGTTGTAAATCCAATCTAATTTCATCATCAGACCATCCAAAAATATGTTTTTTGGCCCATGTTGATGAAGTGGCTTGAATACCATTTCCTGGATCTGCAACAAGATCTTTATAAAGTAAAACTTTTTCTTTCCATACATCAATCTTTAATAAATCGGCTTGTGTAGATGGATTGCTAAGTCCTAATGTAAAATTTGAAAGTTCGTCTTCAAATCCCAATAAAAATAAATGTACAATTGCAATTTTATTTAATTCTTGCAACATACTTTTTTGAATCCTGTTAATTGTACGAGCAAATCTAATATCTTGTAAAGATAAATTTTTACCATCTCCAACAACTTCTTCAAATCCTAAGAATGCTTTTGGAACACGAAGAGCTGTTAATAATTTCTTTTGAATATATTCAATATCAGCAATTTCAGATAAGTTAGTTGCACCTGGTAGGGTTGTAATTGGATCTGGAGCCGCTGGATCTCTTACAGGAATAAAATAATCTTGGTCAACAGCCATTTGGTTGAACCTCATATCCACATTACCTGTTTTTTGGTCAACAATTTGTTCTCTTTTGAATTTGTTGGCAACACGTTGAACATATGCTTCAACATCATCATCGTTCATATTTCCCACGAATACTTTAAACATTCTTCTTTCGGGAGCTCTTGATGTACGATAAATTAACATTGCATCTTCAGACAATAATAATTGTTTCCAAATTCTTCTTGCTTTTTCTAACATAGAAGTACCATACGGAAGTTTTCTATCATCACCTAATAATCTAAAGTGAGCAATTTCCCATGATTGAAAAGTCATATTTTTATTTTTCCAAGTAAATTCTAATGCCTTTGGTTTTTCTGGTTTTTCAACGTTAACAGTTATTTTTGCACTTGCTCCCGCTTCATGTCTTTCAATTTCAATTGTCGGAAGTTGTTGAACCCCAACAATACCTTTTTCAGGGTCAAGTTTTAAATAAACAAAATTATCACCATACTTACAAGTGTTTCTTGTCCACATTGGTAAGTTAGTATTGATATCCAAAGAGTTATTAAATAAATCGGCTAATACAGATTTGATACGTTTTGATTCAGAATAAATTTGTAAAATAAATCCATCTTCATTTGTTGTTGTTGATTCTTCGGCATAGATATCTAATGCTGCTGAAATCTCAGGAGTATATTCCATTGATTCATAATCATATTGTGCGGAAAGCCTTGTCGGTTCATAATACATTGCTTGAGAATACATATTATTCTCAACTTTAGCCCATTGGGATGATAAATAAAAAGTTTGTTGTGCTTGTAATTTTTCTTTTTCGTATTCATCACGATTAGGTGTACGTAATAATTCTTTTTTATCAAACTTAAAAGTTGGATAATCTTGATTCAGCAAAGAATTTGGGCCAAAAGTTTTGGACAAACGTTGCCAAACGGTTAGATTTTGATCACTCATAATATAATTTTAAGTTGTTACTTTAATAATATAAATAGTTATTTAACCCCAAATAACCATCCATATGTTTCGTAGTCTTTTTTTGTAGGACCAGAATTATATTGTCTACTATCTCGTCCCATTTGTGGAACCATTGGATTGAAAAATTCTGAAGAGTTTTTGTTTTCAGTAACTACTGTAGACCAAGAATTTAGCATAGCCTTGGTATGATTAACTACCTTTGTAAGAGATTGGAAAGATTTTTCTGCAACATAAATTGCCATAGATATTGCCATAATACAGTCATCATGATGACCCTTTTGATGGTCAGGTCTTCCATTTACATAAATGAAGGTATTCATTTCATTATATAACCTATGTGAATAAACTTTAAATTCATGTCTAACGGCTTCTTCAAGAGAAGCAATAATTTGAACCCTTTTATTATTAAAATTTATACCAGGAATTTTTTCATTTAATTTTGGATCATATTTCCACTTATTACTTGTATCAACATTGTCAACATACATTCCACCAGCATATTGTAATTCTTGCATTTTTCTTGCCGTTGCAACTCCCATTCCTCCTGTCAAATCTACAACACAATACGCATTATACATTGTTCCCCACTTATAAGCAATCTCTGCGGTTACGTCTGGAGGTACTTTTCCGACATATTCAAGGACTTGTTCTCTCGTGTCGAAGTCAATTATCTGAATTGAAGTAAAGTCCTCAGAATCCCCTCTTGATACGTCCACACCCATGACGTATTTATGTCCGTTTTCAGGTTCTTTAAATATCCAAAGATTTCCACCCATCATTTTGGCTTGAGGGTCTCTTAATTGATTTTTAGAAATGTTTTGCATTAAATCAGAATCGAATACGTTATCTCCTGATCCTAAAAAGTTACATTCCAACTCTTGTGCCACTCTTCTTCTATCAAACTTTAACTTTTTAACCATCCCTTCAAACCAAGTTGAACATGGTTTATACCCTTGGTCTATATAGTCTTTAACAATTTGTAAGTCTCTTTCATACGGATTTTCATTATGTAAACTAACAATACTATCTTTAGGGTAATCTTCTCTGTTTAATAAAAAATGAACTAAATCAGGGGTTTTAACCATATACAAATCTTTTGTATACCTTGGGTCTTTATACCAATACATTTCAGAGATTTTGAAATCATTCATTCCTCGTAATGATTGGTCATAAATTTCATAATAGATTGGATCATATCCATTTGGTGTGGATACAACAATAACCTTACCACCCGTAGATAGTGAGGCCATACAGGCAGACCAGAAATCACTATCTGCTTCAATGTAGGCTGCCTCATCAAATATCAATATGGTTGGGGTATATCCACGAAGGGCATCCTTTGAAGTTGCAACGGCTTTAACTTCGCAATCATTATTAAGTTTGAAATGTCTTTGTGAATTTTTTTCTTGGGAGAATCCAATTCCAACCCATGCTGGCCATTGTTCGGTAAATCCTCTAACCTTGTTTGCCATTTCCACGGCAGTATCCAATTTGTTGGCAATAATCAGAATCTTTTCTGGCTTACTTTTTTTTGCGAATGCAAGTTTTTTTGATGCCCATGCGGCAGTAACTGTAGAAACTCCTGCCTGTCTGTATTTCAGAGCAACATTTTCATTGTAATTATCGTAATCTTCGATTAAGGTAATTTGGTCTGGAAATAAATCTAATGGAACGTATTTGGATACGGTATTATCGAATGTCTGTAAATAAGTACGAAGTGCATAAGGAGTGTTCCTCATACACTTCGTAACTTCTATAATTAATTGTTCTTTAGTCACATATTATTATTTGGGTCTTGATATCCCCAAACTACCTAAGAAATCATCTAATCCGTCTTCATCATCTTCGTCATTTTCGTCAGAATCATCAGAATCGATATCATTTTCTTCTTTATAATCCTCAAATTCACCTTTCATATTTTGAGCTTCTTTCATAATTTCTTCAAATTTTGAAGTAGCCTTTCTTACTTTAGATTCATCTTGAGAGATGGCGTTTCCTATAATTTCCAAGAATTCTTGGGCTGGTATTTGGTATAACAAGATATGGAACCAGTTTATTAGACCTTTGTTTGATTCGTCAAACATTGCGTCTGGTAGAGCGTGTCTAAGTTTTTCTACAATTTCAGGGCCTATTCTTAATTGCATTGGTTCGTTAGCTAAAGTATCAACTTGTCCTTGAACTTTTTGTCTCATTTCAGAATCTGTTGGAAGACCGTGTCTTCCTTTTGCCTCTTCTAATCCTTTAATTATTTCGTGACATAATATTGGGAAAATCATTCCTGTAGCTGTAATTTTTGTGTCAGGTGTTTCTTCTCCACCTTCTCCACCTTCTTCTCCTTCATCGTCTGAATCACCTAATTCTACTTTACCAGCAACACCTTGACCTGTTTCACTCATCATTTCAATCATTTGTTCCATTGTAAAATACATGAAATCATTGATTGCCATAATTCCTAAATAATCTCTGTAAAGAGAAGGGTCAATAGCATCTAATCTTGCTTTTACATCGGGCTTTTGGAAAAGGTAATGTCCTTTTTTTGCTGCTCCTTGAATAATCGCATTTATAATATTTCTTTTATGTTTTTCTAATTCTAATTGTTCTTCATCTGTCAAATCTTCAACATCAAATGAAGGTATTTGAAGTTTTTCTTCACCTTCTTCATCATCTTCTTCCTCGTCATCTTCTGGTTCTTCAGGATTAAACCTAAAATTAGAAGTATCCGGCATACCCAATTTAGCATCAATCTGATACCATCCTTCAGGTACTTCACCTTCTTCTAAAGATGCATCAATAGCCAATTGTTCAAGTTCTTCTTTATGAGCGCTTTCAATTCTCATAATATTTGGAAGTTTCCTCATCATTTCTTGATAAATCATTCCTTGAACTTGTTGAGAACTAATATTTCTATTACCCGTAACTTCTTTAAGTTTATCGGCAACTTTACCAAATCTTTGGCTTACCAATCTTTGAACATCTTGAGACCCTTTTTTCATTGCAGGATTCTTTGCATATAAACCTTCAGGGTCTCCTAATTTTCTTTCTAAATTAGGATCCATTCTTTCAGGTCTATTACCGTATTCTACTTGTTCTTTTAATTTCTTTGCCATTTTATTTATTTTTCTAACATTTTAATAATAACATCAATTACCTCATTTTTTGCATTTTCAGGTGAAATTTTCTTAGCCTTTGGTGAAGGATTTTCACCAGGGTTAGGATTTTTTCCAGGATGACTTGGTCTTGGTTTTGTAGGGTTTTTAGTACCTGGCTTTGTAGGAGCTGGTTTTGTTGTAGGAGCTGGTGATGGATTTTGTTCATCAACTTCTTTCTTTACTTTAGCTTTCGGTGAGGGATTTTCACCTGGATTAGGATTTTTTCCTGGATGTGAAGGTTTTTTTGGTTTTGTACCAGGATCAGTTGTCGGTTTTGTTTTTGGTTTTGTTGGTGATACCGCAGGTTCTGATTCATCAACTTCTTTTTTATTTTTTGGAGATGATTTTGTTCCAAACGATTGAATATGTTTTGTTGCAAAATTTTCTCCCTCATTAAGATGTTTAATTAAATCTCCCTTAGTAATTCTTGGTAATATATTTCTTTCAACAATTTTCATAATTTCATTTTCTAAAAATAAAGATACGGGATTTTTTCCTTCTCCCAATTGTTTTTTTACTTCTCTTACACATCTTTCCCACTTTCTTGATTTTTTAGGACCAACTTGTGTATGGCATATCGCCCAAGGATTTGGTTTGTTTTCTTTATCGTTGGCTTCAGCCATACCCATCATCTTTCTATTATCATCTGAGTCATCATCCATTCCATCAGGAGCCTCATCATTATTATCATGAGGAGTGTCTTGACCTGTAACATTTTGTAATACATCAGATGCTAATGCATCAGAGTCAGTTAAGTCATCAGTTTCATCTTCCTCAATTTCAGTCATTGAAACATTAACACCTTGTGAATTCAAGTTTTTTGCAATTTGAGATGCTTGTGGGTTTTTACTACTTATAGTTGTAACACCTTTTCCTGACGGAGATCCTTGTTCACCAAGTAATTTTGAATGTAAAATATTAACTTGAGATTCAGTTAATTTAGAAACAGTTTTAGCTGTCATTCCTTTTTCAATTAGTTCAAGGGCTTTTATATTAGTTTTCATACACAAATTTCTTTTCAAATTCTAGAATCAAATCTCTTTCGTAGAGTTTGTCTTTTATTTTTTGTTCTGTTTCTCCAAATCTAAACACCATTCTTTTTTGTCCTTCAGATTCTTCTGTTTCCCATGCTAATGCAACAACATCATCTATTGCATCTACCATACAAAAAAAATCGGAGTTTTGAATCAATTCCAATTTTATATCAGTATTTCTCAAAACTCCTACCTTCTTAATATATTTTAATTCAGGTGGAGTTGGATAACCATTAGATGGTTTACTTTCCCAAAATTCCCCCCACACATCAGTTTTATCAGAAAAAATAAACTCGTAAAGATTATCTCCTTTATAATTAGGTCCTAAACCGTTTACGTAGATTAAATTACTCATATAACATTTCCTTCTATCGAAATTCTTTTTTGTTTACCATTATTTTCAAAAACTAAATTTTTCTTATTGGTAAGTCCAATAAAGTTATAGTTAGAATTTTTCTCTAAAAATTTCTTAGCTGCTAATTCTTGCTCAATTGTTTCTGTTAATTTAATAACTGAATTCATTTTCTTTTTAACGTCAGAGTTAATTTTAATTTGTTTTTGAGCTTTTTTATTTGCAGATTCTCTTATTTCTTGTTTTGTTACTTCAAAATATTTTGAAATTACTTTATCGACTTTAGATTCTTTGAAGATACTATCCATTATTGCTCCGTTACCATATTCTGTCATTTCAGAACCGTCACCTCCTTCAATAGGAACGTCCATATCTGTTTGAATATCTTCAACTTCAGAATCATCGGTCATATCTTTGCCTCCCATATCATCTCCACCTAAATCTTCAGAATCTTCATCAAATTTAGATATGATATCTTCTTTATCTTCTTCAGATAAAGTCTTTAATTCTAAAGATGATAAAACCATATTGATAACATATTTGATATTTTCAGAAGTCATTCCTTCTTCATTATCTAATGTTCTAATTTTTTGTGTTAATTTACCTGTAAGTTTTTGAATTGTTTTAAATGTTACGTGTTCTTCGGAGTCTCCTGATCCTGTATTAGCACTCATATCATCATTCATATCAACATTTACATCTTCACCTCCCATATCAGTATTCATATCAACATTTACATCTTCACCTCCCATATCAGCACCCGTACCCATATCAGGTGATGGAGGTAATTCTGGTGATGGAACCGCTGGAGGTTCTGCTGGTGGAGCAGCTGCAACTTCAGGAGATGGAGCTGGTTTTGGTAATTTTAAAGTAAACTTTTTTTGTTCACCAAATAAAGAAATACCTTCTTCATTTTCATTAATCCTATTAACTTCTTTAGTTAATAAATTTAATCTTTTTAGAGCTTGTGAATATGAAGAATAATATTTTCTATTTTTCATTGGTTCAATATAATCAGCTTCAGATTCATTAATATTTTTTTTAATTATATATCCTTGTCTTTCTTTTACGATTTCATATTTATAACCATCTGCAAGAGAAATACTATATTCTGAATTTGAAGTTTCATTAACTTTAGATGGAATTACTTCATTAAAACGAGCAATTTCCATTATTCTATTTAATTTATTTTGGCCTGTAAGTTTTTCACTTCCTATTGCTTTTAAATCTGACATATTTTGTATTTTTAAATTTTTTTAATTATTTAATCCGTTAAATCCTCCAAGAGATATTGCGTTTAATTGAACGACAGCTTCGGTACCATTATTATTGGTATATATTGCATGTGGTACTGGACCGTAAGATGGTTGCCAAGTTCCACCACTAAAAGAACCAAACATATCATTAGTGTATTCGTAAATAGCGTTTACTGATATACCTGTATAAAAAGGTGTTGAACTTGGTGTTGGAGTTGGACTTGGCATCTAAGTTTTTTTTTCTTTATAAATATATGATTTATACTAATTATTTACGGATTTCTTGAATTTGTGTTTCTATAGACAACTCTTTATCTTTTATTTTAGTTTTTTCGTCAAAAAGTTTACCGATATGACCTGATCTTCTTAAATATTTAAAAACCAAATTCTCATAAGAAAACTCTCCATCTTTATCTAACCCTGATTGTCTATACTCTTTTAGTTTATCTTTTAACCTCTTTAAAGTTTCAGTATTTCCTTCAGATTTTGCTTCTTCAATTGAGTCATCAATTTTATCTGTCCAACTTTTTATTTTGGTTTTTAAAACTGACATATCTAAATTTTTATGTGTCTTTTTTGGCTTGTGAATCCATTCGTTATTCATAACAGAATAAACACCATCACTATGAGCTTCATCGGAAGTTCCTTGAGCATAAACTTCAACGTCATATCCAAAAATTTTAATATTGTGTTTGTCGTTAAAAAGTTTCTTTTTTAAATCAAAAAGTTCTTTATAAAGGTCTTCTTGTTTTCCATATCTTTCAAAATCAACAATAACGTGTAAATCAAAATCAGAATATTCTGACCAATTAAAATTTGCTAATGATCCCATAAGATAAATTTCTTCAACAAATACATCATCACCCAAATCTTCAATAAATTCTTCTGCAATACGCATAAGAGCCTGTCTAACTTTGGGTTTCATTGTTGCATTTTCTGCGCTTTCACAATTTTCCCATACTTTTGGGTTAAGAGTTTCTTTTACGGAAAAACTATCAAGAATTTTTTGGGTATTACTCATCACATATAAATACTCAATAAGCTACACTTTTTTATAAGTATATTTCTTTGAAATATCTGTAGTGAAAAATTGACCCTGAGATTGGGCCTTTCTGAAGGCTGTATATACCTGATGAGGTACATTATCGTATTGATATTTTAAACCATTATTGAATTCTGCAATCAATTTTTTGGTTTCTATATCGTATTCTGTTTTCTTAATATTGGACGATTTGATTTCGTTAATAATCTTTGTCCCCTTGATTTCTTCTTTTGTTATTGCCATTTTCTTTAAGTGGTGTTAATTTATCAATTTTAGATAATAATTTTGTGGTATAACCAGTAAAATCATTCAGATTTATATTAAAACCATAGTCTTTTACTTGTTGAAATAAAGCCTTTTGTGTGGTATCAAATTTATGATATAAAGACATCATTTTTTGAGTATATGTTGGTGGACTAATTAAATCTTCTTCACTAAATCCAAGTTCTTGGAAATGTTGTCTTAATTCAAGATAAGTGTCCAATAATTCTCTTAATGATGTGCTATGTTCTAAAAATTTTTCAAATGGTTTCATTAAACATAAATATAAACCCCCACCAAAAAAATGATGAGGGTTTATCTGTTAATGAGATCGATTAGAGAAGGTTTATTCTTTTCTTTTCTTGTTTTTTGTAATTAGGTACGAATACCGTTAAAAGTCCATCTTCGATGGTTGCCTCGATGGAAGTTGGGTTATATGTATCTCCGATTTTAAATTGTTTAGAAATTGATTTGGTTTTTTCTTCACCATTTAATTTATAAACTCTTTTTCCTTCGATATGGATAATACCACTTTCCATTTCAACTTTTAGATTTGATTTATTAAAGCCCGCGGCTTTGAAGAAAAGATATGCACCATCTTTAGTATGGTTTATCTCATAGTTCTCATCATCAGATGTTTTAGTTGTTACTGAAGTTGCATAATAGTTATTTGGTTGTCTACCAAAAACATGGTCTATCATGTCATTAAAATTTGTAGTACCGTAAATCATAATTGTTTTGTTTTTTTTTTAATTTATTTGATTATCTTTACATAATCAAACTATATACCACCATAAATAAACTGAAAAATTTTCAGTTATCGAATCACAAATACGACAATATGTCAGTTAAAAAAAATATTACCGACAATTTGTCTAATAATTTGGTAATGTCCCAAATTTGATACACCTTTGTAAAAATTAATTAACTATGAATGATATTATTGATGATGACGACAAAATAATGAGTAAAAAAGAAAAACAAAATTCAGACAGTAACACACCTGTATTGGATAATTTCAGTAGGGATTTAAATAAATTGGCTGAAGCCGGTAAGTTAGATCCTGTTATTGGACGTGATAAAGAGATTTTGAGAATAGCTCAAATCTTATCTCGTAGAAAGAAAAATAACCCTATTATTATAGGAGAACCTGGTTGTGGTAAAACTGCAATTGTTGAAGGTTTGGCGATGAAGATTGTAAGTGGAGAATGTCCAAAAAATCTTATTGATAAAAGAATCGTAAATCTTGATTTAACTTCAGTTGTTGCTGGCACAAAATATCGTGGTCAGTTTGAAGAAAGAATGAAGGTAATTATTGAAGAACTTCAGGCAAACCCAAACATCATCATCTTCATTGATGAGATACATACTCTTGTTGGGTCAGGTAATTCGGCAGGTTCAATGGATGGTTCCAATATTTTCAAACCAGCATTATCTCGTGGTGAATTACAATGTATCGGAGCAACAACTCTTGATGAATTCCGCAAAAATATTGAAAAAGACGGAGCGTTGGAACGCAGGTTTCAAAAGGTAATTGTTGACCCATCTACGGTTGTAGAAACAATTCAAATTCTTAAAAATGTTCGTGAAAAATACGAAACATTTCATAAAGTATCTTATTCTGATGAAATTATTGAAGCTTGTGTGAAATTGGCAGACAGATATATTACTGAACGTGAATTTCCTGATAAAGCATTTGATGTCTTGGATGAAGTTGGAGCTCGTATGCAAACCGACATAAAAGTTCCTGAAATAATTGAAGATTTAAAAAGAAAGGCATTGGAACTTAAGCAATTAAAAATTGATGTAGTTAAAAAACAAAACTACGAACAAGCTGCAGATTTACGCGATAAAGAAAAGAAATTGTTGACCAAACTTGAAAGCGAAAAAAATAAGTTTGAAGAAGAACAATCAAAAGACAAGAAAATAATCTCACTTGAAAACGTATATGATGTTGTATCTAGTATGGTAAAAATTCCTGTGAATAGAATGAATGTTGATGATAAAAACGCATTAATTAATTTAGATAAAGAATTAATGGGTAAGGTAATTGGTCAAGATGCCGCAGTTATCAAGATTGCAAAATCAATCAAAAGAAACAGATTGGGAATTAAAGACCCTAACCGTCCAATTGGTTCATTTATATTCTTAGGTTCAACTGGTGTAGGTAAAACACACTTGGCAAAACAATTGGCAAAAGAAATGTTTGGTTCTGAAGATTCCTTAATCCGTGTGGATATGAGTGAATACCAAGAAAAACATACAATATCCAAATTGGTGGGAGCTCCTCCAGGATATGTTGGATATGAAGAAGGTGGGCAATTAACTGAAAAAGTTAAAAACAAACCATATTCAGTAATCTTATTTGATGAAGTAGAAAAAGCACATAAAGATGTGTTTTCTATCTTACTACAAATCTTGGATGATGGACACGCAACAGATAGTCTTGGTAGAAAAATTAATTTCAAGAACACATTAATTATTTTAACCTCAAACTTGGGTGTTAAAAAATTACAAGACTTTGGTACAGGTATTGGTTTCTCAAATAATGTATATGCAAATGAGGAAGCTAAAAAACAAGTATTGATGAAAGAAATGAAAAATTTCTTCTCTCCTGAATTCTTGAACCGTATTGATGATACAATTATATTCAATTCATTAAGTCCTGAAGATATTAAGAAAATTACTGATATTGAACTTAAGAAATTGGTGCATCGTCTTAAAGACATGAAATACACCATCACTTATGATGATACCTTGATTGAATATCTTGCAAAAGTAGGATTTGACGAATCTTATGGAGCAAGACCTCTTAAAAGAGCAATTCAAGATAAGGTCGAAGACCTATTATCCGAAGAAGTATTAACAGGTAAAATGATTGAAGGTAAAACTTATACAATAAAAGTAGAAGGTGAAGAAATCAAGATACAGAAGAAAGGTAAATAACCTAAAACATAACCCTCACAGAAATGTGGGGGTTTGTTATATTTATAACTAATGAAATATTTAATCAGAAAAGTTTTATTAGAATCTGTCACAAATTTAGAATCAAGTGGACATGATAATACACCAAAAATTTCTAATTTTGATAGATTAGTGAATCATTTTAAACGAAGCTTTCCTATAGACCAAAAAGAAAAAGTTTCGGAAATTAAAAACTTTGTTAAAAATTATATACAAGAAAATAACTTCACGATTAAGTTCTTGAACGCTTGTCCTGGATATTCAGGTGTAAGAACAAGAGACCAAATCATTATCTGTGCACCTAGAAATATGATTACAATAGGTGATTTTCTTTATACCATATTTCACGAAATAAGACACGAAGAACAAATGACTAAGTTCAAATTAGAAAACCCATTAACGGGTGATTTAGAAGACTTTGAAAAGTTATATGAAGAATATTGGAATCTAGAATTAGATGCAGATAGATTCGCAAAACAAATGGTTGCCAAATTAGTGATTAAACTTAATATCCCAATAGAATTCGCAAAGAGTCAATTTAAGTTGTCTTCTTACATTGAAAATTATCCATCTATGTCCAGAATGGTTGAAATGTCGTTAAGACAAATAATTGACCAAATAAAACAAATAAAAAAATCGGGTGAGGAATATTCAGATATTGCCGATCACCCGATGGTAAAAAAATATTTAGATAAGTTAGAAGATTTTATTTAAAAAACACTTCTACTTTTCCAATCATATACTTTAGCCTCTTTGTAGTGTAATTTGTATCCAAGATTTGATATCATCTTACGACCCATATTAATTCCGTTAAACACATCTTCAACAACTACATACTCATTAGCAGTATGATATCTATAATATCCTATTGAAAAATTAATACAAGAAAAATTGAATTTTCCTCTTAAAGCATAAACATCGGTATATGGATGAACCATATATTGCATATCTTCATTAACCATTCCTTCAGTTAATACTTTATCACAAGCTTCAAAAAATTCAGAATCTCTATCAAATAAAACCTGTCCAAAACATTTTTCAGTAATCATCCAATTTTCAGGAGCATCAAACTGAATACCATATCCAACATTTGTGAAAAATTCTTCTTTCGCTTTCATGGAACCATGACAACCTGTTTCTTCAGATACAAAAAATGCCGCCTTTAAATAAGGTAATTCTTTTAGTAGAGTTAAACACGCAAATACACCACATTTATCATCACCACCAATACCTGTTGGGAGTTGATCGTCATTATATGCCTTATAAGACAACTTTAACTCACCTTGAGTATTTGGTAACATTTCTTCTCGAATATTGATTACATCAATATTGTGAACAGTATCTGTATGCGCAACCACACACGGAAAATAGAAATTTTCTGGAATTAATACCGATTCTTGTTTTGTTGCATAAACATTCTTATATTCATCAACAAAATACTCGATATTGTTTTCTGTTAACCAATTAACCAAGTATTGAACCATTAGGTCTTCTTGATATGTTTTGGTGGGGACGCTTAAAACGTCTTTAAGTAATTGTAAATCTTGTATCATATAACAAAGATACAAAAAAATTATATTTCTTCCAAATTAAATAATGTAGGTTGATAAAGTAAGTGGTAAAAATTCTCTTCACTTAATTTTAATTTTTTTTGTTGGAGTGCCCTAGAAAGTTTAACGACAACCTTATTTGGGTTCATTTCAAAATTTTCAACATAAAACCTAATATCTTTCTTTTTTGGTAAATTATACCATCTACCGACCTCAAACTTTTTACTAACTCTATCTATCATAGCAATATAATCTTGCATATTAAAATCATCATCCGCACCATCTTCAATCTTTTCAATTATTTCATCTAATTTACGTTCAGCATAATTATTAAATGAAATACTATCAAATTTTTCAGAATCTTGAAATTCATAAGAATTTTCTTGCCATCCACCTATTGAAAGTTTACTTGAACTAAAAATTTTAGGTAATAATTCTGAAATTGAGAGTTGTAATGAATTTTCCCTGATATACCACATCATGAGATTTGCGACAGTTGTTGTAAATTCATCGTCAGCTACAAAGGTAAACCCAAATTCATTAAAATAGTTATTTAACTCTTTATCAATGCTTTCTTCAGCAACTTGTGTCATTTCCCTATTTTTTTCAGTTTGGTAGTCGTAAATAATATCTTGAGTTTGACTTTTAAATGAACTTAATAATTTGTCGGCAAAGTCACACCTAAAATCTTCATTCTCCAAGTCAAATTTTTTAGGATAAATGTATCTTGATATTCGTTTTAATTTTTCAATATTATCCTCATTAAAGTCATAAAAAATGATATACCCATTTCTAAAATCATCAGTAACACTATACGAATCCCTAAACTCATAATCCGAATAAGGTGATTTAAGCATCTTCATAAACCAAACATCATCTTCGTGTAAACCTACTTTTTCCCAAAATTTATCATCATTAAAACCTATTTTAATAACGCTTTGTCCACGGTTAGACCTGTCTTCTCGAACATGATAAATGTCTGGATCAGAATCCTCTAATTCTGATTTTTGGATTTTACCTTTAACGTAATCCCTCAAAGCCATAAATGTGTCAAATGATGCCATATTGTTTATAAATACCGGTTTTATTTGGAATTTCAATATTTATACTTATCTTTGAATAAGTTCTTTAACATATGGGGGTGACGTTAGCATTGATTGGCGTTTATATGGTAAATGGGCACGTAGTCAAACTTCATCTATGACTTAAATCTATGATGATAAAATTCAAATGACAATACATTGTCTAAAATGGCTACTTTAGGTTTAACTAGAGAAGCTGTTGTTGTTGCTGCTTAATTGTAGAGAACAACCACGGGGTTTCTCATACGTACCTTGGAACAGAAATGAGTCAAAGGGGTCACAGGTCAGAGCTCCTCTAAAATAACTCTGAGACCAAGTTGTTTGTAGGTTAGTTTCTCACTTATATCAAACCTAATATTTCGTAACATTGAGAACCGATGTTGTACTAAACGTGTAGTCCATCTATGGTGTGGCGAACAAGACCAGGAGGCGGAATCCTGCACCTCCACCACATAATAAAAAAGGGTTCTATTTTGAACCCTTTTTTATTTCATTTATTTTATTATCATTACAAAATGAATAAGGTATCATCAATTTTTTTTGTCTTATTTGTTTATTTAGTGTCGCAAGTTTTCACATTTTACCAACTACAAGGACATCTCTTTAATAAATGGATAAAAGACAACCCAATGATTATGGCAATATTAGGGATTCCTATAGGGTATTACGTCATTATGGCAAGCAGAACAATGGTCGAACTGTGGGGAGGACAAACGTGGCCAAATCGTCTAATAGGGTTTAGTTTGGGTGTTATAGTTTTTACTGCAATGTCTTGGTTTCTACTCAAAGAACCTTTAACATTAAAAACATCAGTATGTCTATTCTTATGTTTTATAATATTATCAATCCAATTTCTTTGGAAGTAACTTATTGGTATATTTATTTGTATGAAATTAATATCAATCCTTGTTAAAGAAGGTAGAAAAGAAGATTTAAAGAAAAAATATTCAAGCAAGTTTGATGATGAAGTGTTAGACTTTGTGTTGGGTATTTCTGATTTACAAGATTTTAATCACAAATACACAGATTTTATCTTAAAGGTTTTAGACCCAAATTCGGATATTGACATGAATGTTGATATTGCCGTTGATTTAGTAAAAGATTTTGACAAATACCAATCTCAATTAAAAAAGAAAGATATCAATCAATACAATACTTTTTCTGAATTGGAAGAAGCTTTAAAACCATTTCATGAGAAAGAAAAAGAGAAAGAATTAGAAAAACAAGCTGATAAGATTTACGAAGATAATAAGTTTTTAGTTATAAAACCAAAAACCGAGGAAGCTTCCTGTAAATACGGTTACAACACAAAATGGTGTGTATCCTCACATAGCTCAGGACATTTTGGAAGATATACTCAAGGTAACCAAGCCCTTTATTTTATTATTAACAAAGACAATTCCACAAACAGAACTTATTCAAAAATTGCAATTCATTTTGATAATGAAGGACATACAAGATATTATGATTCTCAAGACGTACCAATGAACCAAAGAGAAATTGATGTTATGAATTACGCATTTCCTGAAATAATAGATGCAATTAACAAAGATTATGAAATAATTAGAACAAGTGGTACTTCCAAACTATTAATATCAGTTTTTAACTCAATGGGTTACACCTCAGTAGACATTAAAAATTATTTACAATCAACTTATACTTTATCAGTATTTGTAAGAGGATTTGAAAATATTCCTAATTTTGATTTTGGACGTTCTGGAGGTATGGTTACAGTATCATTAATTGATTCAAAGAGTACTAACAGATTCTTTGATGAATATCAAATGTTTATTAAATATGATACTAAAGATACTAAGTCATTTACTGCTAGTATAGGGTTTATGAGTGACGATAATACACCATATCATGTAGACCTCGGTTTAGAAGAATGGGGAATTGATTCAACTTACATTATTCAAAACACTATTTCTCAAATGGCCGAAGGAATTAGAAAACATATTGGCAGCAGAATATTAACACATGTTCAAAATAACCCAAAACTTGTTCGAAAAGCATCTGGTACAGAAACATCAAAAGTTTGGAACAAACCAAATAGCGGTTATACCTTTGGTAAAAACAAAGGAATGATTAAAAAAATGGTTGATTATTTAGATGCGGGATATGATAATGGAACAAAATTAGATTTCTTGGAATATATCGGTACTCTTAAATCAAGAGTTGTTGATGGTAAAAAAGAATATGCCAGACCAGGAAGTTCTGAATTTTCAGCGGCAAGTAGGTGGGATGGTCAATATTCATCATTCTTTTCTGCCGCTGTTTTGGCAGGTATTATCCAATACAAAAGAGAAGGTAGACGTTTTATTATAATACCTGGTCCAAATTTTGAATCATTTAAAAATGGTGAATTAAGAGCTCTTTAATTTTTTTTAGATAATCTGCGAAAGTAGATATAACAACCAAAAAATACTCCCGCTATACAATACAAGACGAAGTTCGCTTTCCATAAACTGCCTGTCAGTAATATTAGGGAATATTGAACGGCATCGAATCCAAAAGGATTGAAAAACAGTGCCAGCATTAAAAATATTTGAGAAAGATTCTCCTGAAAGGTTCCTCTCCACGTTTTTCTGTTTATCTCCATCTTCCATTTATTACTGTTTAAATTTTATAGGTTAAATAACCTTGGTATTTTAATATAAATATCGTATCTTTACATTATGGCAAAATGCGATAGACATATTTGGGACACACAAGATAATGAATGGTGTTGGAAATGTGAAGAACTTACTATTAGTGAACATATACAAAAATTAACAAATATGAAAGTAATATTTTTAGACATAGATGGTGTATTGGCTACCGATAAACAATTTATGGGAAACCGAAATAAATTTAGTCAAAACAATGATTGGGCGAAAGAATTAAGAGTACCGTACGGATTTGATAAAGGATGTGTTAAAGTTTTTAACGAAATATTAGAGAAAACTGAAGCGGTCATCGTTCTTAGTTCAGATTGGAAATTACATTGGGATTTATCACAATTAGACACTATTTTTAAGGAAAATGGTGTAATCCGTTCACCTAAATTTGTAACCGAAAATTTAAAATCATCTTTTGATTTAGAAAGAAATCGATTTTTTGAGGTTGATAAATTTGTTAAGGATTATAATGTAACTGAATTCATCGCAATTGACGATTTGGATTTAAGACAAGGTGGATTAAAACCAGTTGACAATTTCTTTTTAACTAAGAGTGGAGAAGGATTAAAACAAACAGGGTTAAAAGATAAAATAATCAAAAAATTAAATGAAGATATCAATAAATGAGATAGTTAAGAATAGATATTCAGGAGTTGCTCCTGAGGGATTTGTTTTACTACATGAGAAGACAATTCAAAATTTACAAGATTTTGAGATTTGGAAAGAGTGGAAAAATAAAATTATTGAATTAGATTTAAAAAACAGAATTGAGATGGAGGAAAATAAAAAGTCTTAAATTTCAAAATGGTTAAACTGGTGGTAATCGACTGCGTCGGTGAAAGAAAGTTCACTCCGAAATATAATATCTCACCAGTCCGTGAACACATAATTCAATTTTCATGATAATTATTCAATATGAGTTATAAAGTATCAACCAAAAGGCATATAGGAAAAACAATAAGTTATAGAATTATTAGCACATTTGCCGGATTTTTAATTATGTGGTGTATAACTGGTAGTATTAAAATTGGAGCGGCGTTTGGAGTTGCTGAAATGATATTTAAACCTGTAATATATTATTTTCATGAAAGGATATGGTATAGATGGATTAAATTTGGTTTAATTGAGGATAAAAAACCAAAGTCAAAAAAGGTTCAATTAAATGAGGTTGAGACAAAAGTATTAGACCAAGTTCAATCTGAAACATTTAGTAAAGAACCTACTAATTTGAATCAACCAACACAAAAGAAAGTATTAAATTATTCTTCAAATAGATAAACCGAGTTACCTCGGTTTTTTTTTATCTAATATCGTAGTATTTATTAATATGATTGAAATTAAAAAAATTAATGAGACTTACGATATTCTTTCAGATTTAAAAAGAGATTTTAAAAAAGACTTGGCAACAGAAGCTATTGACCCTGGTCCCAATGTAGATTTTAGAGACGGAGCAAATAGTTATCCATCAAGAGATAATATTAATCAACAACTTTTAAAAGATGTCCAAGACGCAGCTAAAGCTGCGAATGTTAATGTTAGTATTACTACAGCTCAATCAGGTCATGAAAGTCTTCCTTCAAGACATCCAAGTGGAAATGCAGTTGATATTGCAATGATTAATGGTAAAAATGTTAGTCTCGCAAATAGATCAGATGCAGACCAATTTGTAAATGCATTGGTTAAAATGGGATATGTAAAAAATTCAGAAACAGGAAATCCTAAAGCTGTTTTAACGTTTGGATTTAAAGGTCATGATAATCATGTTCACGTATCTAACACAAATGGAGGAAACTCAGTCGCAACTAGTCCACAATCTGGAACAACACAATCCGGAACAACACAACAACCAAACGATGACCAATTCGGAACTAGTCATATAGACTATAATGATGCAACAGTTAAAGCATTGCAAAATACCGCATCACAACTCGGAATAAAAGAAGAAAAAATATATTCAAAATTAGGTGATAGAATTTCAAGTAATAATACTTCAATTATTATCCCAAGTAGTACGAATACTAAGATAAAATCACCAACTAATGGTGTAATTAATAACTATCATTCTGAAGGTCGTTGTCCTAATCAAATAACAATTCAACATTCTATTGAAGATAAGACTTATTATTTATTATTTTGTGGTATATCTAACCCTGAAGTTAGAGATGGTCAAAAAATATTTAAGGGAGATATTTTAGGAAAAACATCTTCTGATGTAACAGTTTCATTATACGATAAATCATGGACTAAATTAAATTTACCTATAATTTTAGATAAAGAAATTTCAACTAATAATATAAATAAAAAGAAAGATGATGATAAAGATAAGGACAAAGATAAGGATAAAAAAGAAACAGAATATTATGATCCATTTTACCCATGGATAGGTAAAAAAATACTTGGGTTAGGTAAAAAAATAAATGATAAAATACCATCAATGACTAAGGGAGGAGAACCTAAACTTAAAAATTTCTTTAATAAAAATAGTATGAGTAGTAAAAAAATTGATGAAAATATAGAAAGAATTAAAAACTTATTAAAATAAAAAAACCCATCGTAAGATGGGTTTTCTGTTTTAAGAAAAAGTTATATTATTTAACTTTTTCGGCTTTTGCAGAATCTACTTTAACTACTGTAGAGTCAGTTTTAGTTGAATCTACTACAACAGTAGAAGAATCAGATTTTACTTGAGTTGATGTTCCGTTTCCGCAAGAAACTAATGCTACGATTGCAAATAATGCTACGATTTTTTTCATAAATGTTTGTTTTTTGTTTTTAATGTTTTTTAAACTTAATAGACTATAAATATAGTAAAAGTTTTGGTTTTAGTCAATTTTTATGTGAATTTTATCTAATTTTTTGCGGAGAGTATTAGATTTGAACTAATGGTATCCTTTAGAGATACGGCAGTTTAGCAAACTGCTGGTTTAAACCACTCACCCAACTCTCCGAATGTTGAAACGGGCGGATTCGAACCGCCGACGACTATCGTATCAGAATAGCATTCTACCACTGAATTACGTTTCAATAAAAAGAGACAGAACCAACCGATTATTTATTCGGTCATCACAAGGATAACAATGGTTTACGGCTCGGGTTACATCACGTATAGGAACCCTGTGTTCCACCCCGATATTATGCGACGCCCTATCTACTTCTGTAGAACTTCTCTGTCTCTCTGAATACAAATATATAAAAAATCCCCCTAAACAACTAATTTAGAGGGATTTTCAATTATTTAATAATTAATTCTTATTTCAAGAATCTTAATTTATATAATGTAGAAAAAATTAACTCTTGAAGTCCGTCAATTTGATTTTGAATATAAGATTCTTTAATCCCCTTTCTATTTTTTTCAATATTGCTATCTAATTCTCTAAAGTAACTTATTAATTGTTCTGTTGATTTGTAATCAACCATTTCAACTGTTTTGTATCCTGTAATTATTTCATATTTTCCTTGATAACTTTCAACAATACCATCAATTAGTCCAACAATTTCATCATAATAAGTTCCTAATGCCATATGTTCAGCAAATGATGATTGTGATTTTGTTTGCCAATGAAAAATATGAGTTTGGCTTCTTGAATGAAGTAATGTTGCAATCATATCAACAACATCAGATGTTTCATTTTTTTCTTTTTTATTTTCAGCCTCATTCAAGTTCATCACCTTGAATAATTGTTCTTTGGTTAGAGTTACTTTTTTTTCCATACATATAAATAGTATGATACTAAGAAAAAAAATATGGGTGTAAGGACGGTACCGACCCGTCTTTTCTAGCTCCACAAACTAGTGCATCACCTTAATGCTTCAAACACCATAAAACTATTTATTTAGTCTATTTTTAATGATTTCACAATACTTTTCATCAATCTCATAACTGATTGAATCAAATCCCAAATCACTTGCAACTTTACTTGTTGTTCCGCTACCTCCAAAAACATCAATTATTGTTTGATTTTCTTTGGCGGTGGTTAATATAATTTTTTTAATCAATTCTTCAGGTATTTGACAAGGATGTTCAGTTTTTTCTTTACTAACATTCTTTACCTGATTTATCTCCCACCAATCATATAGTTTAGCACCTGTTTTACCTTCAGCAATTCTGGCTTGAATTCTTTTATCTTTCAAGTTTTTATATTCTTGTCTAACCTTCCTAAAATCAGGTTTACATCCCCACCAACTAATCAATCTACTTTGTTTTCCCGTATTTGAGTTATACACCCAACAAACTACTTGTTCGCATTTTGCCTTTAATGCTTTTGGTAGTAAATTAATGGTTTCTTCGGGATAATGAATTATTACACATGGTGTTGGGATTTTTGAGAGTAACTCAATATAATCCTCTTCACTCATGGTGTCTTTATATTCATTATATGAATATCCTTGATTGTATGGTGGATCGGTAATAACCAATCCTTCAGGTATTTCACATTCTCTGAAATCCTTATTTATAATTTCTTTCTTCATTGATGTATAGTTAAGATTCGAACTTAAAATAACTTCGTCAAAGGAAGTTGTGTTACCGTTACACTACTATACAATAAATGATACCCTATTTTATTCAACTACAGGTATCTTGGCTGTCCTTGCTAAGGCAAGTTAGAAATAATCATTTCGTCCTAACGAGGTCGGGATGATATTCCCTGAAGTTATCCCCATCCACTCCAATGTAGGTTCCCATACGGACATCACTCCATTTCTCATCATATTGGGCATATTATCCGTTGTTGTGTTTCGGAACGTGTGGACCAGATAGGAATCGAACCTATTACCTTCACATTATGAGTGTGCCGCTCTAACCGAGTGAGCTACAAGTCCATTTTGATAGGTGACCCTCCTATCGTGAAACTATGCATCGTTTCTTTTCTTTATAGTCCTCTATTCAGAGAACTGCTGGAACATTTTTGTGGGAGCAGCTGGACTCGAACCAACGAACTCAAAAGAGGGGACATCTACAGTGTCCTGCCATTGCCACTAGGCGATACTCCCAAAAAACAGGAAAGGAGAAGATGGTTGAGTGGACATCTCCTTTTATGATTGGCATTACTAATGTTGGTTTTAACTCCGATGTGTTCGGCCATACCACCAACAGGCTAACACACATCATTCCCCAATCAACCTTTGCGCGCATATCCCGATTCGAACAGGAACGAAATCTTTTGGAGAGATTCATGCTACCGTTACATCATACACGCGTTTTTTATTTCCATTGGGTATTACGATTATGTTTCCAACTTTGATATTCTCTTTGTTTATGAAAATATATAGGTTTTCCACTTCCGTGTCGTTTAATTTTCCAACTACTTGGATGGCAATCATAATACCAACTTCCACTTCTTTTATTACAGATGAAACAGTAGTTATATAACCGCTTCATCTGTTTGATTTTTTGTTCTTTTCTGGTCATACATTAGGTGTTTACCTAATGCTTATCAAATTTCTTTTTCATTTTTTTAACTTTAATAATTCCTGCGTCAATTAAAAATTGACGAGCGGTTTCTTTACTTTTACAGACATCTTTTGTCACCTTTTGGATGGATTCAATCTGTTGTTTAATTTGTTTTTCTGTCATGAGGTCGGTTCCAGAATTGAACTGGACTAATTTGTTTTGCAGACAAACACCTAAACCACTCGGCCAACCGACCTTATTTTAATGGGTTCCATTTGTTAATGAAATCCCATGTCTTATTCCAGTAATGAAATCTTCAATCTCACCCTCAGTCATATTTTTATATTTACTCCCAACCATATGCCCAATTTCATTACCACAATCACTTAAATCACCTTCATAATCCATTGAGCGACTATATTCTAGTAAACTAAATGCAATCCAAGACAGCTCATCACTATTAAATGTTCTTTCCATAATATATGTTTTTTTATTAATGAACCATATCAAAACTAAGATTATTATCTGACATTAACTCACGAAGTTCATCTCTAATTTCTTGATAAGCATCATACTTATCTTGTGGTAAATCATCAGACGCATATTTTGTCTTAGCCCTTAAAGACTGGTCTAATTCCCACAACACAGACCAAAATTTCAAACCTTTAGTTGCCAAGTCAAAATCCTGTTGGTCATCAGGTAAATTAAATTCTAAAACTGCTTTCATAACATATTTTTTTTTGTGACCCCGCCGAGATTCGAACTCGGGACTCCTTCATTAAAAGTGAAGTGCTCTAACCAACTGAGCTACGAAGTCAATTTTGTAATCAGGACAAGGATTCGAACCTGTAAGCTCCTTTTCGGGTAGGAACAACCTTATTGCGTCTAACATTCCGCCACCTGACTATTTAAAGACATCATTAGAATTTTGACCATTACATAGTTTCCTAAGTGTGAATATACTCCGTTGATGTCTTTGTTGTTAAGGTCGGACTCGAACCGACAACGTGGTCTCGTAAAGAGCGTCATAACCTTTTTGACTTACCGAGCTTGAGCCCGCTTACATATCCACTACTTAACATCCTACCCCACTTCACCAGGTTAACGGACTGGCTGCCATATGGGAGTGGGGGTTTCCCGTTATTTCGGGACTCCGTGGTACTCCTCGGTTCCGAGCCGAGTCCTAAAGATTTTCAGTCTTTCGCTTCTACCAAGTTAGCTTGAGCACCATTAATACACTTCTATATCTTCCAAAGGTACATCTTCTCCTTGAATATGCCTATAAACTGTGTTGAAAAATTTTGCTAACAATTTATAGTCCTCAGGAATCATATGACAAAAATCAAATGCTGGAATTGCATCATGAATCTTACCTTGAACCACTTTATCTCTTTTATCATTTGGTTTGTATTCAAACACAACATGACCTCTAAAAACGTATTTCATAATTTTAATTTTTGTAGTCCTTGTAGGAATCGGAACCTGATGACCTAACCGATAGTCAACAGGATCATTTTTACAAATATACAACCAATATTTCAAAGAGCCAAAAATAAAAAACCCCGAACTTCATTTCTGTCGTTCAGGGTTTGTATATAAATATACATCAGGAATTAACTAATTTTGAGAATCACCATCTGAACTACAAGGCATAATCTGATACCAACAAGTTTCTTGTTGTTTACTAAAGACTATATGACGCATTGTAGTGTTCATGTTATTATAATTATATCAAAGATAGGGAATATCTTCGAATTGTCAAATATTTATTTTTATGAACCTCAGAAAACTTATTAAAGAAACACTATTACTTGAAAGAAAAATTGCCCAAATGTCTGATACATTCCAAGTAACATTTGGATTTGACGTTTCTACATCAAAACACACAAGAGATAGGTCAAATCTTGGTAGGGAAGCACTGAGTAATAGAATTATTTCCAATCAAGAAATTATTGATGTAATTGAAAAATATAAAAGAGATATTGCGGAAGCAATTATTAATGGATATATTATTGATGGAGATAAGTTTGCCATTAAAGACAAAGAATCAAAAATTGATTGTGCGATTCTTGCGACAATAGTTGACGACAATTACTGGTCATTATTTATTCTTACAATTTTTCCATCATCTGAAAATTTTGGATTATTAACTGCTCAAGACCAATTCATTTTGAGTAAATAAAACAGGAAGGGTATCTAAATTGTTGTCCCTTCCCGTAATTTTGTGACCGATTGTATCTAAATAGGTTGTCTTCAATCACAAAACAAAGATAATAAATATATTTAAATGGATTAAAAAAATATTATTTCCATTTGTGATCCGGATTGGATTCGAACCAATGACCTACAGCTTCTTGGTAATACTAAAATATAGACCAAGAAGGCTGTCGCTACTATCCAGCTGAGCTACCGAACCGTATTCCCCACCTTTAGATTATAGGTGAGTAATTTCTTCCACAAAGATAAGGGTTTTATTGATAAATACAAATAAAAAATCCCTATAAAAGGGATTTAATTGTTTTAATCATTCTACTTTTAATATTGACGTATTGTATCCCATTTCTTTCAAAAGGTCAATAACTTTTACTTTAAATTCTTTTTGACTATTCCATCTTGAACTGCTATTGAATCCTAATTTTATTGTGGCATATAAATATGGACTCACATCAAGTTTAATTGAACGTAAAACTGATTTTGCCTCAGGAAGTTCTTTAATTTTTTTCTTAAGTTCTTTATTAAAAACATTTTTAACCCATTCATCCTGACCAAGATATACTGGTGTATCATCAATATATAAATTCAATTCTCCATGAGATGGCAATCCATAGGTAACTCCCAAATAATCTTGAAAAGATTGTCTTAACTTGTTTGTAATTACCGATGATGACGATAATTTATTTTCAGATTTTAATAATGGTTCAAATTTAATATATGTTTTTATTTTAACATTATAAGGTTCTGGTTCGGTAATTTTAAGTTCCATATAATCAGGAATATCCAAACGATCAAGTAGTGCTGTAATACCTTTTTTATATTTTTCTGTGAATAATCCTTTAGGTTTCATGCTTGGTAATTCATGAAGTCCTTTTTTTACAATTAATTTACCAACCGCGGCCAATTTATTATAATTATTAGAATAATAGGTGCTACCTAAATCAATATGTTTGTCTTCACAAAATTCATCCAAATATTTTTTAATCAAAAAAGATAATGGATATTGACCAATTTCTTCACCGTGAGTTTGTTTAATCCATGGTCTAAAATAATGAAGAGAAACTTCTACAAAATCTTCTGCAATATAATCATTAAGATTAACTTGTTCCAAAATTGTTTTCACAACGTTCATAAGTTCAGATTCAGTAAGTGATATAATTCGTGTCATTACTAATAAATACAAATATATACGAAAATCTCTAAACTTTGTTTTTTTATTAAATAAAATTAATCAGCAAAACTTTCTTCATAAAGAGTATTACTTGCATTTTCTTCTGTATTCATAGTATGGTTTAAAGTAACCATTGAATTATTAAAATCAAAAATGAATTCCCCATCGGAACCTTCATTAATTTCCCACCCACCGAAGTTTTGTTCTAAGGCTCTATAACACCAATCTTCAATTTCAGCAGGAACAGCGTCACCATTTTCTTCAAATGAATTTTCAATATACCCTGAATCACCACCACCATTATACCTTAATGTTAATATTCCTGTTTCAGGTATATCTATTGTTGCAAATTCATCACTTACCCACCCATCAAATTGTTCCAAATCTTCTTGGGAATCAAATTCAACTGAATTTTCATTACCCCTATCATAATATGAATAAAAATGAGAAACAGATATTTCTTTTGTTTTTGTATCAATATCTATTTCTATTCTTTCATAGTTTACATCTTCATCAAGTTGTTGGTATAAATCATTTACATCAATATAATTTATTATCTTTTGAAGAATTGGTAATAGTCCATCAGGAATTTCTGCGCTATAGTTATTTGTAAAATGGGTTTCTCTGTTCCAATTTATATCTGATAATCTTACACGTTCTCCACTAAAATCAAGTTCAATGGTACCATCTTGCATTCCCAATGAATTAAGATAATTGGAAACTTTTTTTAAATATTTTTTGTCGTCAGGTGATAAGACCTTTATTGAATTAACATCTCTTTTCATAACAATAAATATTAGTCTTCCAGTTTAAGTGTTCTCGTCATCCATTGAGGACGCTGATTTGTTGAGATATTATTAATATATTCTTTTGCGGATGGAATATAATTATTACAATCTTCTTTCACATGCTGTTCTCCCACATATCTGGTATAAACTATCTTTCCATCACTATTTTTAAATTCTGATCCAAACCTTTTCTCCATCTCAAAAATACCTTCACTATGGTGTCTAAACATCCTGTGTAAAGAATCTCCAAACCAAGACTTGGTTTCATCTAACCATTCATGTAAATGGATATAATCTTCAGGTTTTCCACCAAATTTTTTTGCGGATGATTTTGCGTGTAAGTTTGGATGAGCCATAGTTATAATATTTTTTCTTGGTCTATTCTTGATTGTTCAGCTTCTTTATATAACCTAATCCAAGTTAAACTAACATCAATAATTGCTAACACAGGAGATAATATAATTATCATTATGGCGTCCAAACCAGGAGAAACACCAATAACACCATCCAAAGACCTTTTTTTGTAACTTTTTTGCAATTTAATAAAACAATAAACCGCACACAATAAATAAATAATCCAAAACATAATAAATAATTTTTGAGCCTCCTGTCGGAATCGAACCAACAACCTATAATTTACAAAACTATTGCTCTACCAGTTGAGCTAAGGAGGCTTAAGAGTGTAGTGGGAGGTACCTTCCCTGTGGCTACTACACATTTTATCCACTTTTATCAAAGATAAGAAATTATATTCAAAATTCAAACTTTTTTGAGTCCCATTTAGGATTTGGTCTATTCAATACTATTACCTTTTAAGTAATAGTCATTTTTATCATTCAAGTTAGCCTTTAAACCTGTATCTGGGTATGTACTATAAAGTCTGTAAAGACCTTTAGGAAGTCTATTTCCTTGATAGTTAATTACATAACTAAAGATGATATTATCCATAGTATATGTCCAACCTTTAATACTACCATTTGTTATAAGAACTCCTGTTGTGGCATTTTTTTCATATGAATATACCGTCCTTAGTCTTTTAATATCGTTGTTCATTGCTGAAACAGGGACTAAAATTGTAATCCAAGCCATTCCAACTGTGGTATTTTTTGGTATTTTAATTGTCTCAAAACAATAAGCCAATTTAGCATTACCGTATGAATCAACACCACCAGATGTTTGTGGGATATTGGATTCAATAATCGATGGAAGTGTTCCGTTATTCCAATAAGGCATATCTACATAGTTTTGATATGTATATTTCCAAGCATTGGCATTAACCCCAAAAAATCCTGTAAAATTAATTGGGTATAAAGGTGTTTTCGGTAAACTTGATAAATAAGTCTTAACCGTTTGGAATTTTGAATTTGGTTCAACAAAAATATATGCCTTATTATTTGTTTCAGTTGTTACACTTGATGTTGCAGCAACTGAGTTAGTTTGAAGTACATTATCTTGTTGTGGTACCGGGATATCCTGTTTAGTACAAGAAATTGCTAATAAGGTGATAGCTACCGCAAGGAAAATTTGTTTGATTTTCATAGTTTTTATTTATATGTATTTGTTAAAAATTGTTTGCAAAAATTCTTCATCCTCTTTAGATAAAGAATAATAAACTTTAGATAATTTATCTAATTTTTCTACAAAATCAGATTGTAATCTTCCAAGTCCATCGTCTACCTTACCTTCCTTATTTAATTTTAATACTGATGATGGAAGGTAATCACCATCAACTAATTCCGAAATTAATTCTTTAATTTCACTCTTGGTACAACTCGTTACATACTCGTAAGCATCTACTGTAATAGTATCAACATAAAAATCTGGCATATTTTATTTATTTAAAAGGTTAAGAATTTCTTTTTTTGCCTGTTCGGTTATGTATTTATTTTTTCCTCCAATGTGCCATAGGATTTCTTCATCCATTTCAAGTTCTCTATAATACTTCCAATCATATACGGTGAAAACATCCGCACTATCCAATTCTCTAACCCATTCCATAGTGCTTTTTTCGTCACTACTACCTTTATAGGTGATTTCTCCTAATACCTCAATTAATTGATTCGGAGTTGATTTAAATGTTGTATCATGGAAACTTGTTCCCATAGTTGTTGCTGTTGGTAAATGAATCATATCTCAATAATTTTTACAAAGATAATATAATAATTGATTTCACAAAATTTTTTTAGATATTTATTATTATGATAAACAGAAATAGAGAAAGTCTTTTGGAGATTATTAAGTATGAGAACTCGGATGTATTGAGAATTAAAAAACCTCAAACCATAAACTATTACTAAATCTGTAGTATATTAATTAGGGGTCTTTGACCCCTTTTTTGTTTTTATCATAAAATAAACTATTATTGTAAAAAATTATTGTAATGAGCGGTGTTTTAGTATTAAATTATGACTACACCCCTCTTAATATAACAACTATTAGGCGGGGTTTTGTATTGGTTGATAAAGGTAGGGCTGAATTAATTAAATCAGATGATAACCCTATTGTTAGCGGATATAAAACATTTTTGCGCCCACTAATTATTAGATTATTAAAATATATTAAACATCAAGCCAAAAATTTAAGGGCCAATAGATCAAGAATTTATAAAAGAGATGGACACGAATGCGTTTATTGTGGGTCAAAAAAAGAACTAACATTAGACCACGTAATCCCTAAATCTAAAGGTGGGGGAAATGAATGGACAAACTTGGTTACATCATGTTTTAAATGTAATCTCAAAAAAGGAAGTAAAACTCCTGAAGAAGCCAAATTGGTAATGAAACATAAGCCCTTTATACCATCATTAATAAATGAAACAGATGGATTACAAAAAGTTTGGAATGAATATCAAAAATCATTTGTTTATTAAAAACAAAATATTAACTTTAAAATACAAAAAATAATTATGGATAATTATACAAACCCAAATCAAGCCGGACAAGGACAAAATCCACAAGATTTATTAAACTCATCATTAATCTTTGCAAGAGCTTTAGGGTTAATATTAAAAGATGATGAAGGAATTGTCGTTGATATTACAGGAGATGTTAATTTAGGAGAAAATGTTAAAAAAGTAATTGTTTTTAAAAATAATGAACAAGTTCACATTTATATGTGTGAAGAAGACATTCCCGAAGGAACAGGAGTTAATATGAAAGCAACAGAACCAGAATCTAATAAAGAAATTACAGAATAATTTTTTTTATAAAAAAAAAATATTACTTTTGTAAAAAATATAAATTATGACAGTAGGACAAGATTTTCAAAATTATTACGTAAAACATTTGGGGAAGAATTCATTAGACTTACACAATATTGGAAACCATATTGAATCATCAATGACTCCTTATATCTTGGAAGAAAGAGAAATGAGAGTAACTCAGATGGATATTTTCTCAAGATTAATGAGAGACCGATTACTATGGGTCGCAGGCGGAGTTGATGATAGAATGTCTACCGTTGTTCAAGCTCAATTAATGTATTTAGATTCTTCAGATAAAACTGATATCACAATGCATATTGACTCTCCAGGTGGGAGTGTTAAATCAGGACTATCTATGGTAGATGTAATGAACTACATCTCTTGTGACATTAGAACTGTAAATACAGGTATGGCCGCATCAATGGGTTCTGTATTACTTGGAGCAGGTACCAAAGGTAAACGTAGTTCTTTAAAATTCTCTAAGACTATGTTACATCAAACTTCAGGTGGTGCTGGAGGTAACATTCAAGATGCAAGAATTAATTTTGTTGAATGGGAAAAGACAAATAAAATTTTATTTGAGTTATTAGGTGGTTTTTGTGGTAAATCCGCAGAACAAGTTACGGAAGATGCTGCTCGTGATTTTTGGTTAAGTGCTGAAGAGGCTGTAGAATATGGAATTATTGATGAGATTGTTAAAACAAAAAAGAAGGGTAAATAACCCTTCTTTTTTTAGATTTAGAACACCCCCTTTTTTGTTTTAGTCCTCATTTATAAATATGATTCACTAAGAATCAATATTATTTACCTGTTGGAAATACTGCAGTTGTTCCTGCAGGTGGTGGTGGAGTTGTTTGTGTGTTTGTTTCTGTACTTTGTGCTTGTTTTTCACCATTTAGTTTAGTTAAAACATTTTTTGCATTTCCTGTTGCTTTATTCCAATATCCACAAACCTTATCTTCAATTTCTTTTTCAATACCTCCAACAAATCCACTATCATCACCAGGTTTTGGTGTTAAATAATTATATAAAGTATTTCTTACCGCATCCATCCAAAATCCACCAGTACCTGTACTTTGTTGAACTTGCATAAGTGTTGCCTTGGCAATAGATTCTGCAATACCTTTTGTTAATGTTTTACAATCTTTCAAATAATTCCAAAACCCTTCTTGTTGTGTTAAAAAAGATACTACGAACTTTTTAATGAATGAATTACTTTCCATACCTAATCCTGATAAAATCCAGCTAACAGCCGGTTCTAATATTGCTTGACCAAATCCACCTCCAACACTTGACCCAAAAATAGATTTAATAGTATCTAAAAATTGTTCACTAATGACTCCATTTTGTTGTTGAAAGGATACTTCTTGTAAAAACTTACAACTAATTTTAAACCTTTTTTTATCAGATAAATTATCCCAATTTTTAAGATTATCTTCACTTTCAAATATCATCATAAGTCTACTACGAACAATTTCTTGCTCAATAATTAACTTATTTTTTTGTTCTTTTGTTTCTAAAAGTTTCTTTTTAATTTCTTTATCTAATTTCATAGTAATTCTTATCTTTTTGTTCTTGGAGGTGTTAATCCCCAACCTGTTGTTCTTGATGGAATTCCAACTCCTTCATAATTTGTTTTAACTCCTGTTAAAACGTCTATCATATCATCCAAATGATTTTGACCTGATCCGATTCCTAAAACACCACCTGATAATCCTGACCATTTAGGATACCATTTATTTGCACAAGCTTGAACTTTATTTTTCAAGTCAGCAAATTCGGTATCTTGTGGATTACCTTCACCGCCACCTTTATAATCGTTAAAATATGTTTGAACAAAATCTTTACAAGAGTTTACGTCAGGTGTCATTGATGCTGATCTGTCTTTATATCCTGTAATATTACTTCCCTTTATTTTTGTTGGGTCAAAATAAACATTTAAACCATTTGGAAATAAATCTGCAAGTCCTGGAATTTGTTCTATTTCAGCTTTTTTAAGTCTTTTAGATGTGATATCCCATGGCGATGGATCAATAACATATCCTTGAGCAACCAATCCGTCACTAAATTGTTTTTGTTTTGTTGTTAATCCTTGTTGTTCTTCAGCTTTTTTTAATTCAGTATCTTGGTTAATTTGAGGACAAGACCAAACAAATTGTTTTCTTTTTGAACGATCTTTAGGATACACCTCATAAGTATAATCATTATAAATTACAAGTTTATCTCCAATTGAGTATCTCCCATCTCTATCTGTGGTTGCTACTTTATAATAACCAGGTTTTCCTTCCCAAGTAATGAATTTACCACCAGAAATACATTTAGCTTTTTCAGCGGCCATTAATAATGGGTCATTAGTAACTCCTGTATTAAATTGCTCATTTACCAATCCTCTATTTAAATTAGATAATTTTTCTTGTAAGACCTTTTTAAAATCAATATGTTTTTTTAAGATTTCTGATTTTTCTTCTTCGTTAATTATAAATTTCTTTGACATATTTTAATATTATAAATTTTGATCACCTTGTGTTGATGCAACTGTTGTAGATTGTGATACTCCTGTTGCCGGTTGACTACTTAAATCATCAGATAACGCAGTTGATGGGTCTTTTTCTTGTTCGGGTTGTCCGCTAGATCCACCACCACATACTTTATCAATAGATGCTTGAGTAATAGATTGTCCATCAACACCTTTATTTACTAATGCTTGAGATGTTAAAGGTCCAAATGCTCCATCTTGTTTAATATTTAAGCATCCTTGTACTCTACTAACTGTTGAGTTTTTACAATACATAGCGATTGGTAATGTTTCAGAACATTGTTTATATTGTCCTTGACTACCATTTCCTCCACCACCATTTCCTCCACCACCATTTCCTCCAACAATTGTAAATACAGCTCCAGCAATTTCAACTTTAATATTATTTCCATCACAAGAATAGGTACCTTTATATTTTCCATTACCGGTGGTTACTTTACCATTATCTAATCCAAAAACAAGACCTCCATTAAGATCGGCAATTTTATTACCAATTTTAGTTCTTGTTATATTACCTGTAGTACTACCATTTAATTGTAAAATTTCTTCATCTGTTAAACTATCTAATAAACATAGACTAACATTGGCAGTATCTCTTAAAAAGAAATACCAAACACCAGCGCTAAGTCCTCCAATTCCGACTGCATATGCAAAAATCTTTTTCCAGTTAGCACCGGTAAATGATTGTTTAAGTTGGGTTATTATTCCTGCGTCTTTTGGTGTTGGAGTTTTTGTATTTTTAGAAGTGTTTCCTGTAGTTACAATTCCAGGTGTTCCCGCATTCTTTCCAGCAATTTTATTTATTTGATTTGTAATAGTACCATTTGACACTAATTGTTTTGCATATGCTCTTTGTTGAGCAACTGTTGGATATGACCCATTAGGTAATTTAGTACTTGCATATACCTGAACTTGTTTTTGTAATAAATCTTTACCAAATTGAGATCTTTGTACAGCGCTTAAAGGCCCATTTTGTGCGGCATTTTTAAGTCTAGTAATTGATGAAGTTCTTGCAACTTTTGCAGCACCTATATTCATTTTTGGTGCTATTGGTTTTACTCTTGGAGGTGCTTCATTTAATTGTTCGGAAAATTCTTTTTTAACCACATTTGAATTTTCACTTAAAGTTTTATTTAAGTCATATTTCATCATTAGTAAGACTCTCTCTAATGTTTTGTTTTTATTAATTTTCATATTTTTCTATTAAAATGCATAATTTGCAAACTCATCGGCAATTGATGCTGACATATCCTGTGATGCAACAGATGTCGCATCTCCACTAGCTAAATCAATTCCTTTATTTATTCCTTTATTTATTATTTTACTTTTTGTCGTACCAATTAATGACTGACGAGTAGCTTCACCAGCTGTTGCTCCACCTACCATTTTACTTCCAACACTTTTTAATCCAAGTCCATTTCCAATAGGTTTTAAAATATTTTCAGATAAAAATGTTTCAGCTTTACCCAATAAATCCGATGCCCATTTTAATCCTAATTTTTCTGATAACCAAGTACCGGCACTTTTTATTCCCTCCCAAACTTTTGAAATTCCATTCAAAATCATTGACATAAATCCTTTTGTTTCTGGTGATTCTGCTAATTTGGTGATTCCCGCTTTCATACCAGCAGTTCCACCTCCTTCAGCAATTTTGAGTCCTGACATAGCACCTTTAAGTGCTTTAACTGCTCCACCTGAAATTACACCTAAAGTGTCAAATAAAATATTTAACCAACTCCAATCTTTTCCGGAAAAAACTTTATAAAGATCATAAACTAACATTGATCCCCATACAATTCCAATTGCAACATTACCTACTCCTGTAAACTGTAAAAATATTTGAATTGCAGTTCCTGTACCACTATAAAGTCCATCTCTAATTTTTTCCATTACTCCACCAATACCATTTTTTTTAACCCAATCAATTCCTTGATTCACAGTATCTACAGGATGTAATGCTGCATTACCGACACTTTTAGCGGTACTTGTAACATCATTTACAACATTTTCTCCAGCTTTTTTCCAATTTGAACCTGAATAAAAATCTTTATTAAATGGATTATAAGTTTGTTCTAAAAGTTGTGTTTTTTCTTTAATCCAATTCCATGTTTCTTTTATAATTTGATTTGGATTTGAGATTGATTCTTTCAATAATGATGTTCCAAATTTAACTTCATATTCCATCATTAATGATAATTTCTTATCGGCTTCAAAAGATTCAAAAACGTTATATGCGGTTTTTCTTGTAAAAGATGAGAGTTCTCGTAAGTCAGATTTTAAATTTTGAGTCATAAACCCAACATTTTCTCCAATAATATTAATTAGATCAGAAAAACTTAAGTTATTAATGTCGGCATATTGATTGTGAACTCTATCATAGATAGAACTTTCCATCATCATATATCTTCCATTTTTTGAAACGTAAAAACTCAAATCTTGCATAATGGTTTATTTTATAAATATATCGGTTTTAGTAATCGGATCCACCTGTTTTTCCCATTTGTCTTCCTGAAGTCCATTGGTAATGAGGGTCATTCATATATGTTTTTCCTAAGGTTCTTCCACTTTCCCATTTTGTGTTACCTACTGGATTTGCCTTTCCTCTAGTAAGTCCTGTTGACCACTTTTTAGGTGTCTTACCTGAGGGAGATGATCCTGCAGTACTTCCCCCTGATGATGGTTCAGGTGCCGGAGCAGCTGCAGGAGAATCTTGTTCTCTAATTTCACCTCCATTTTTATTGTCGGTATATTTTTTTAAAAAATTAATTAAAAAATCTACATCTAAAGTCATATGAATAAATATTTTTTATTTCACCAAAAACTCATACCTTTGCGATATGAATAAACTTATATCTTTTTTAATAATTACTTTCTTTTTCATTTCATGTGAGAAATATACCACAAATGTTAGCGATTTAACTTTAAGTGGAAAATATGTTGTAAGTAAAATGACAATTATAACAACATCACATGCTGTTGTGATAGATAGTACCTATCTATCCAATGCAATTTTTCGGGATTCAATGCTACCAAACCCATTTAATTACATAAAAGTTAATGATTTTTATATACATTTTGATTACGCATCAATCAGAATGAATTGGATAATGAGAACAACTACAGGATCATTACGAGATATATGGCAATATGGAGAATCTCCAAATGAAATATTCTATAATAGAGTTCCTTATAGTTACAATGCTTATGACTTGGGTAAAATTCAGTTTGATTATATTCCAATTAATGAAAAGTCATATAGAAGAATAACACTACATATTGATAGTGATTTACCTGAAAGTCTTCAGTTATCAGGGTTTGATTTTGCACCATACGGAAAAAATGGTCCTGAATATAAAATCATATTCAGTCTAACTCGTACTGGTCCTTAATAAAATTCTGATTTTGGTAAAGATTCTTGATTGATTGTATAATATTCGTTAAGAAAAGATATGAGTTCGTCTTCATCTAACTCTATCTTATCTTCTTCAAGAACTAAATCTTCCTCAAAGTCTTCACTAAAAAAATTAAAGGACTCTGTCTCTAACTCAAAACCATATTCCGAAACAACAGAATAATCAATATTATCAGTTCTTAAAACATCTTCTTCATCATTAATAGTTCTGAATGATACTTCTAAAATGTTTGAATCACTGTTTAAAAAATAACTAACAATTTCTTTAATTTCCATAATGAAATAATTTATAAAAAAATACTTTAAAAGAAATCAAAAGTTATAAAAATTTCTATTTTATTTTATAACTTTCATTCTATTCATCATTTCCATGATTTTATTTTTTTGATGTATAAATGATTCTTGTAAATCTTCATCAATTTCATCCCAATCTCCGGTATGAGATTTAATTTCTTCCCAAGATTTGTCTTTAGGATTAAATTTATCTAAATCTAAATCAAGCTCATCTGGTGCCAAATCTTTTTCCCAATATGCATCTTCATCTTCACCTTCGTATCCAGATTCATGTTCATTAGGTGAAAACTCCTCATCTGTGGAACTTTTTAATTTATTCTTAAAGAATGATTCTATACCATGTTTATCACTTTTTTTATCTTTCAATTTTTCAAAAGATTTTCCTAAATCAACATTTGGTCTAAATTCATGTTCATTTCTTCTTTGATAAGGTCCTGCTGGTCCTGCTCCACCACTATCAAAATCATATGCTGGTTCCATATCCGCATATATTCCTTGAGATCCTGATATATCAACTTCATCTAATTCTTCATCCATCCAAGCAGATTCCATAGTATCGTAAGTAATTTCAGGGTCATCCATATTTCCTTCTTCAGTTACAGGGTAAGAATCTCCCATACCTGGTCCTTCTGATTCGAAATCAAATGCTGAATCAACATCATCAACATCCATATCTGCAGCATTACCACCTTGTTCTTCCATTTCACCATTTTTAGATAACTTTTTATGCTTTTTTTCAAAAGTATCTACATCATTTGATGAACCTTCAATATAATCAAACCCTGCTTTTGGATCAAAATCTTCTACATTATAAATGTCATCTAAATGACCAGTTTCTTCTTCCATATAACCTGAACCACATTCATTACAAACACCTTCATGCATCATTCCACCACATTCACACATTTCAGATTCACCACTACCTTCATTTGTCCCTTCTTCCATATAACTTGATCCACATTCATTACAAACGCCTTCATACATCATTCCACCACATTCACACATAGATTCTTTAGAAACCTGTTCATTAATTCCAAAGTTTGTATAATGTTTAACTTCACCTTTATTGTTCACAGTAATTCCATTTTTATCATTGGCATAATCTTGCACATATAATGGTTGTGTATTTGAAACTTGTGGTAACATTGATTTATATCCGTTATAAACATGTTTGTGTTGGTCTAAAATATCAGATTTTTCTGATGGTGATAATTGACCTAATCCAAAATATCCTCTCATAATTATTATTTTATATAAATACCTCCAATTTCGCGTTTTTATTATTTGACATTTTTATAAATTAAATCTACATTTTAACAACAAATGATAATAAACAATTACGATATTCACGAATTTGCCGAAGGGGCCGTTATATTAGACGGTCTTGATGATGCAATTATTGGAATCGTAGAAGAATTTGGTAATGGTCCAAGAATCTTATATTCAAAACAGAAAATTCTCACCATTCTTTGTGAGAGAGACCTTATGACAATGAGTGAAGCTGAAGAGTTTTACGATTATAACATTATCGGTCTTTATGCCGGTAAACAAAATGCGGTTTTTTTAATTTCAGAATAATTCTTATCTTTGCTTTATGATAAAGATTAATAACGATAGAAAAGTATGGTTGACTTCAGATTGTCACTATGCACATAAAAATATCTGCCGAGGAATAACTAATTGGAGGTTACCAAATGGTGATGTACCAGAAAAACAAACTAGAGATTTTGCCACTTTGGATAAAATGAATGCCGCTATTGTGAATAACATTAATGAGGCGGTTGGTCAAGATGATATTTTAATAAATCTTGGAGATTGGAGTTTTGGTGGATTTGAAATGATTGAAGAGTTTCGTAATAGAATTATATGTAAGGAAATACATCTTGTGCTCGGTAATCATGATACGCATATAGAAAGAAATAGAGGAGACATTCAAAAGTTATTTACGAGTGTTCAAAACTACTTACACTTGGAGTATACCAATAAAACTACACACAGGTTTATTATGTGTCATTATCCTATCTGTTCTTGGCACGATATGAAGAAAGGTGTATTCCATTTGTTTGGTCATCTACACACACCTAAAGAAGGAAAGTATATGACTGGTAGATCTATGGATGTTGGTATGGACGGTAATGATTTGATGCCGTATGATATTGATGATATTGTAAGGAAATTATCAGGAAGACCCATATCATATAACACATTAAAAAGTGATCATCATTTAGATGATATATAAGGAGTTGTTGGTTAATTTGTTATATTTGTCTTCACAATCAATAAATAAGTAATGAATACGATAGAATTATTTTACAAACCTCCCAAAGATGAATCGTTTAACGAACTCAGGGAGGTTTGTATTAAATTTTGGAATATTTTTTTTAGTGATGAAGATTATCGTGATGAAAAAATTGGTAGGATAATTGATTTACCAAATACTGGAAGTAATTTTATTAGTATGGTTCAAATGATTCATCCAATAAGTAGAGAAGTTATTGCAAAAGCATTATCCTTGGAAACCCGAAACGAAATTAGTATGAGATTACACGGGTGGGAAAAAGATAATGAATTTGATTTTTTTAATATATGGAATATAAAAAATAGTTTAGATTAATAATGAAAAATTTATATATCATTAGAGGATTACCAGGTGCTGGCAAATCCACAATTGCAAAATCCTTGGGGAAACCTTGGCAAATATTTGAGGCTGACCAATTCTTTATGAAAAATGGTAAATATGAATTTGATGGTTCAAAACTTAAGGATGCCCATGACTGGTGCAAAAGAAAAGTTCAGTATTGGATGCACCCAAGCTTGTTTAGACCACTTTTTTTTCGTAATATTGTAATATCTAATACATTTACTCAGGAATGGGAAATGAGATTTTATCAAATAATCGCAAAAAAATATGGGTATAGAGTTCATACAATTATTGTGGAAAATAGACATGGAGGAGTTAATACTCATGGAGTTCCTGAAGAAAAAATAAAACAAATGAAAGAAAGATTTCAAATCTCTTTATAATAAATTAAAATAAAACAAAAAAAAAACAATCGCATGCAAACATTACAATTTAACACAACAACAAAATCAGTTAAAGTAACCGAAGGTTCTTTAGAAACTTCAACAATATTATTCAAATATGAAAATGTTCCAACAGTAAAAGTATTGGAAGGATTTTATGAAGTAATGCAAAAAGATGAATTTGAAAAATCAACTCCGGTATTACGTCTTCCAATGGCAAACACAAATATGGTTATTAAAAAATAATGAAATTTGATTTAAACATATTAAATGATTATTTGGAGAAGGGTTTGGTGGTTAAAAATAACCACCCGACCCTTCCTATTTCTATTTGGAATTATTCTCGTACTTGTCAGTATGAAAATAAGTGGGATGAAATCACCAAACAATGTCGTGGTCTTATTTTAGACCAAGAAGGGAATGTTATTGCCAAAGGGTTTGATAAGTTTTTTAATATCGAAGAACACAAACCAGAAGAAATACCAAATGAACCTTTTGAAGTATTTGAAAAACTGGATGGTTCATTAGGTATTTTATTTTGGTATGAAGGAAAATGGATATTATCAAGCAAAGGATCTTTTACTTCTGAACAAGCAATTAAAGGAAAAGAGATTTTAGATTCAAAATACAATGTTCATCCAATACCAAAAGGATATACCACATTAGTTGAAATAATATATCCTCAAAATATGATATGCGTGAATTATGGAGATGACGAATCTTTAGTTGTTTTATCAATGATTAGTAACGCATCAGGAAAAGAGTTAGAGTACAATTCTTTAAAGTTAATTGGAGAGGAAACCAATATGCCCACCGTTAAATCATATGACGGAATTAGTGATTATAAGACCCTTAAATCAATGATCGATAAATACCGTGAGGGTTATGTCATTCGGTTTAGAAATGGGTTCAGAATGAAAATAAAGGGAAATGAATATGTTCGTCTCCATAGAATCTTAACTGGATTCTCAAATGTTGATATTTGGGAGTATTTGAAAGATGGTAAAGATATTAATGAATTACTTGATAGAGTCCCTGACGAATTTGATAAGTGGGTTAAAACCACAATCAGAGACCTTAGGTATTCTAAAATGAGTATTCAAGAGAATGCAGGCAAATTGTACGATAATTTTATTGAGAACTTATCAGGTCATCCTCGTTATGGAGAATTACCACCAAAAAAAGAAATTGCTGAATGGGTTATGATACAAGAAGAATTTTTAAGACCAATATTATTCAGAATGTTTGATAATAAAGATTATTCTGATTACATTTGGAAGTTAGTTAGACCAAAATACACAAAGCCATTTTGGCAAAAGGAGATTGAACCATGAATGAAAAATTAGAAAAACAATTAGAAGAAATATATCAAAACACAATTCCACACCATTCTTTTTTAGATAAAAGGTCAATAATTAAGTGTATGTATCAATCTCACCAATTAGGACAACAAGAATCAGAAGAAAAATACAATAAATTAAAAAAAGCATTCGAATCTTTATTAGAAATGTGGGGTGATTACGGTAATTACAATTCAGGTAGAAACCAAATGGAAGAAGACTGGAAAAAACAAGGAGGATTAATATGAAAAAATGGTTTATAGAACAAAATGGTTTTTATCGTATTCGTGGTAAGGTTTGGATTATTCCATGTATTAGTATTTGGTACGATAAAGAGTATTTTTTAGAAACAGGTGTTACATCACCTGCAATTGGTTTACATTTAGCGTGGCTACATTATGCCTATGGTTTAACAATACAAAAAGGATATTGATATGAAATACAATTATTTAGATGACTGGTATAAAGCTTTACTATCACTATTAGTGAGTGAAGACCAAAGTTTTAACAAATCAGATAGAACAGGAACAGGAACCAAATCATTGTTTGGTATTCAGTTCAGGCATAATATGTCAGATGGATTCCCATTGCTTACAACTAAGAAGATGCATTGGAAGTCGATATGCACGGAATTACTTTGGTTTCTTAAAGGAGATACTAATATCAAATACTTAGTTGATAATGATTGTCACATTTGGGATGGTGATTGCTTTGCTAACTACTCTAAAAACGTATGGGGATACTCTAACTTAGAATTATTAACAAAGGAAGAGTTTATCAATAAAATTAAAACCGATGATGAGTTTGCTAAGAAGTGGGGTGAGTTAGGACCAATCTATGGTGCGCAATGGAGAAGATGGACACAATATGAAATTGACATGCCAGGATTTGATGCACATTTTGATGAAACAGAAACAGATCAAATACAAAATCTAATCAACGAACTTAAAACAAATCCTGACTCAAGACGTTTAATGGTTAATGCTTGGAATGTGGCAGATTTGCCTAAAATGGTTTTACCGCCTTGTCATTATGGATTTCAAATGTATACGAGAGAATTGAGTGAGAAAGAACGTGTTGATTTAACTATGTTTGAAGAAATCACAAAAGAACAAATGGATGAATTTGGCGTTCCCAAACGAGCAATCTCATTAATGTGGAATCAACGCAGTGTCGACACTGGACTCGGTTTGGGGTTCAATATAGCAAGTTATGGATTATTATTAATGATGATAGCAAAACAAGTTAATATGGTTCCTGACCAATTGATAGGTAATTTAGGAGACGTGCATTTGTATCTTAATCATATAGAACCGATTAAAGAACAGTTAAATAGAGAACCATACGAATTACCAACAGTAGAAATATCTGATAGGTTTGTTAATGACATTTCGGAATATACATTAGAAGATATTGTATTACAGAATTATCAAAGTCATCCATCAATAAAAATGCCGCTATCAAATTAAATAAACCATCAATTAAAATGGACAAAGAAGAAGATAAAATATCAAAAATATTTATGTCTGAACAATTTAAAGAATCTTTTAGAAAAAGGGTTGAAGAAGAAACGTGGGGTAAAGATAAACCAATGGTTTATCTTGATGATGATGGTTGGATTGTAAAACATTGGAAAGATGGAACTATTGAAAAAATTAGTAAACCAATACTTTAAAAAGTTATTGGTTTACCTATACAAAAGTCATATAAAATTGATTAATTTTCATTGCAAATCTATTAATCAAACTATTAACTTTAGACATATCATCAATATCCATTTTTTTTGATTCCATATATTTTAAAAGTCCTTGAATCATTTTGTTTTTAGACTCCTCAGCCATTTCTAAAACTTCTTGGAATGCCTCATTATCTTCTTGATGTTCACCGTGATATCTATCAATCCATTCTTCACCTGAATATAAAAAAGGAGATGCTTGAAACATATTAACAACACCAGATTCTCTTAGTTTTAGTAAATATTTTTTAAAAAACTTATAATCAAAATTTTCAAACACTTCAGGATTTTTTGAGAAATAATCATATTCAGGAGAACCAGTTTGTTCTTGAATTTCTTTGGCATTTTTTTTCCAAGCATCTGTTATGGAAAGTAATGATAATTTACTACCATTATCCCAGTTAACTGAAATTATATTTCCATCTTGTTCAAATGGGTCTCTACCAACATGAGTAACAATTCCAGTTGTTCCTGGAGGAACCCCTGTTTCACCTTGCATATGATAACAAATTATTTTATCACCACTTTTTAATTTTGGATTAAATTCACCTTTCATAATAATAAATATATCGCATATATTTATAAGTTATATGGAGTTTTTAATTAACGAATCTCAACTGAGAACAATTTTAATGGAACAAAATGAATCAAGGATGACTGATGATATGAAACATTTATATTCCTTCGCCAATAATATTGTTGGTAGAGTATTCAAGAAATATGGTATTAATGCAAAAATGTTATTAACGTGGGGAACTTCTGTTGGTGGATTCTTATTACCGTTAGACAATTTTATTAAAACAGGAGACTTTAATCTTGATGATAATCAAAGAATTTTAATATTAATTGGAATTGCATTTATAATATTTTTTGAAAATAAAAGAGGTGTTAGTACAATTTTAAAAAAAATTAAAGAAGAAGGACTTGAAGACACTTTTAAAATTATTCTTAAAAAGTCATTAGATTTAAAAAGTGCTTTTGTTAATTTTTTATCTTCAGCAAATATAAAAGTAGGAACTTTGATGGATGTTATTTCATATAGTTTTTTACTTCCAATTATTACAGATATTCATTCAATTGTAACAAGAACTTCAAATTTAAAAGAAGCCTCTATGATTATTGCTGAAAGATTGGTTGCGTCTGGTGTTGTTCTATTAAGTGCGGAAATGTTGTCTAAAGTTATTAAAAAAATTATAACTAAATTTAAGTAAACATATTAGGTTCTAAATCAAAGTGATTACCCCACCTTCCAGTGACTTCAAATCCATCAATTTTAGTGATATAGCATCGTGCTTGATAATATAAATCATCAATACTAGTAATATCAATTTCATCACCCATTACGTCATAGATTACGTCAGTGATTTTATCTCTGAGTAAATCAGCGTCATACATCACATTCAAAATTGCGCCAGAAACATCGTCTGCAATATCTAAATTAGGTAATACATGATGACCGTCTAACATAAAGTTTTTAATTTCAATATTAAAATCAAAATCAATGTATACATCATCTAACGAATAAAATTTTTCAGCAGGTTTCCAATATACCTCAAAAGTTAATCTTCCGATTGCAGTTTTTATTCCTATTCGTTCAAATTTTTTTCTCATTGTAGATAAAATCTCTCTTTGTTTTTCTGTACTAATAAAAACAACATTTTTAACAGGTTCTTCACCATCTATTAATATTTTTTCTGAATATGAGAAAGAACTACCAATGTATTTCCACATATTACTAAGAATATTGTGAATATGTCCACTGAACACAGGAGTTGCATATGACTGACCTTTAACAGGTAAAACAACATTTACAAGAATATCATACCCTAAATTATTACTGTCAGGGATGGCTTTAATAAATTGATATTCATAACCATCTTCATAGAATGGTTCTTTCAATAACATTTTTTGAATAATCTTTCTTATATTTGACATTACGACATTTCAAGTAATTTGTTTATTACAATCTCAACTTGTTTTGGTTTTAGTCTATGTCTTTTTTCGTTTCTACGAAACCATCCTCTAATCACTTCTTCCAAATCTCTATTTTCCTTTCTTGACCTTCTTTTAAAACCGGCCAATTGAGCTTCAAGTTCATGTGGTTGAATATAATATTTTAATGGATTTTTTGGTTCTTTTGGAAAATCATATCCTTTTTGATGTTGTGAAACATGTTCTAATTCATGTCTTATTGTTTCATTAAGTTCACCAATTAATTCTTGGATATTTTGATTTCCTAAATCAGGGTTTGAAACAATGGTAACTTCAATAATGTCCTCATCTCTATAATATGCGGCATCAACTTCAACAGTATCAACGTTATCATCTTTGGCAAGATTCAAATCTATTGAAAACTCATTTTCAAATTCAGGAAAACTATAAGTCATATCTTCTTCACCTCTGATATCTTCAGGTAATGAAAATTCTCCTTCTCTTTGAAATTTATAAAGATCAATTATATCTTTAACCAATGTTCTAACAACGTTATCGTAACGGGCTTCTATAATTAAAGATTCTTTCAATTGATTATCTTCTAATTCATTTACTACTTTGGTACAAATAACTTGTTTCTCAACGCCAAAATATTTTAAGAAATTTTCTAATTTATGATTCATTACAAATCTTAATTCAAAATATTCACGACTACTGGTATTAATGTCTACTCTTTCACCATAAATACCTGCCCACATCTTATTCCATATATCAGAAGTTTCACTTGTTGGCAAGATACTAATTGTATATTCAACATGTGATTTTTTTTCACCCATACTAGTATAATCTTTAACACCAGTTAATGTTACTTTAACATTTGTCGATATAGAATAATCCTCATCATGTGTTGGTTGTGTTTTAACCTCAAAGATGTGGTTATCAAAAAATCGGTTAATCCTTTCTATGGGAAAATCTATCATATGACTATAAATACTACCAAATTGGGATTGATACTCCAATTCCATAATGAATTTCATCCATATAATTAATTCCTAATGTAAAATCAACTCCTTTGGTAGTATTGGTGATGATTCTAAGTGGGTAAATTTTAACCCAAACATCAGGAGTTAATGAAAGATTATTAATATAATTTTTAATGAATGATCCACCCATAACACTTACCTTATGATTGGTTATACTTATTCCAAGTCGGTTAATTATTGATACTGGTGTTGTATAGATAAACGGTTGTGGAAAGGTTGTTATAAGATATCCACCAACATAATATCCTATTGGTGAGTTATTGTTGTTATATGTGAGAACTAAAGTTTGTTGACCTGTTACATACATAATGTCTGAAGTCTGGCTTTTTCCAAAAAGACAGATAAATAATAATAATATTGTGGTTATACTTGTTTTCATAAGACAAATATACTACTTTTTTTAAAGATTACAAAATCTAATTGGAGAGATGGTAGAGTTGGTCTATTGCACCTGACTTGAAATCAGGAGGCCTCGTGAGGGGCCCGTGGGTTCGAATCCTACTCTCTCCGCCACTTATTAACATTCAGTAGAAATACTGAATGTTTTTTTTTGACTCAAACTTTTATTTCACCTATATTTTATAAAAAGAATTTTATGTCTCGTATAGATGAATTAAAAAAACAATATCCCGAATTAAATGTCACAATATTTGACATGATGAATAGATTAGATGCTTCCAAATCTTACAAGTATCTTCCATTAATGTGTAAAATATTTGGTCAAAAATTTAATCCAAAAAAACTTTGGGGTGATAAAAATTATTATCTGACAAGTATGTTGGAAATTCAAGCAATGTTAATCAATAAAGGAATTTCAACCGATGGTCTTAATGATGGTGAGATGTATTATATGGCAAATTATCTTGCAGAACATTTCAGTAGTGACACCTACTCCACTCTAAAAGAGTTTATGGATTATATGGATAAAGGTCACATTGAAAATAAAGATGTCTCGACCTATAAAGACCTTGAGGATGTTAGAGGTGCGGTAACCTTAGCTTCAATGAAAGAATTAACTAAAGACCTTGAGGGTCAGGTTATTAAAGAATATGAAGATGAAAAATGGGTTGTTGTTAGACCTTTAACATTCTCGGCATCCGCAAAATACGGAGCGTCAACAAGATGGTGTACAACATATCAAAAAGAAAAACAATATTTTGAAAAATATTGGAGAAAAGGAATTTTAGTTTATTTTATCAACAAACAGACGGGTTATAAATTTGCTGGTTTTAAAGGATTAGACGGAGATAGTGAATTCAGTTTTTGGAATGCCGAGGACAGCAGAGTTGATTACCTCGATGTTGATGCTGATGACTATTTGTTCCCTATTGTTAGAAAAATTTTTAAGTCTAAAGACTCAAATAAAAATTTGTGTTCAGATGAGATTCAAGAACAAGTTCATAATGAATGTTTAACATCATATGAAAAAATGAGAGTTGGATTTGTTAATGGACCTGATGAAACAGTTCCACTTGATGAACAAACAGAACCTTCTGAACCTAATTATCAAAGAGAAATGAATACAATACATGAATTACTTAGTGAGATGTTACCAGAACCTGCTGAAGTTAATGGACGATTCAGAGAATTAAGACCTGAAATTACTAATGTTCCAACTATGAGAGCATAAAATATAACCCACCCTCATGGTGGGTTTTTTATTATGATTTACGAAGTATTTATATTGAATGGATAATAGATTACAAGAAATATTTAATAAGTACAATGTTACCGAAAAGAACAATTCTATAGGTAGTTTAAAAAAACTTGAAAAGACAATATCTGAATTGCAAAAGTTGGATAAGGTATTACTATTAACATGCTCAAACAGATATAATTGGGACCCGAATGATGTTGATATTCCAAAATCAACAATCCTTGCAATGGTTATCAATGAATATCTAAATGATAAATCTGTTTTAATTGATGTTCCTGAATTAAATATTGTTCCTTGTGAAGGTAATGTATCAAGAAAAGATGGTAATTCTTGTGGATTGATGAAAGCAAAATTAAAAGACAAAGATAAAAATCCGACAGGACATCATAGATGTTGGGCAAGCTTAAATGATAAAGATGATGAACTTTGGAAAATATCCAAAGAATTATTTGAATCAAATGCTGTTATATTTTTTACTTCTGTAAGGTGGGGTCAGGCTAATATGTTTTACCAAAAATTAATTGAAAGATTAACATGGATTGAGAACAGACATGAAACTTTGGGTGAGTCAAATATTGTTGAGAATATTCAAAGTGGATTTATTTGTACAGGACAAAACTGGAAAGGTGTTGATGTTGTTGATACTCAAAAAAGAGTTCATACTTTTTATGGTTTCAAACCAAATGATGCTTTTTACTGGAATTGGCAATTCACAAACAAGATTACAGATGAATCTGAAAAATCATATGAGGAAGCATTTCCTACATTTGTGAAAAAATTTGATATAAAAAATCTATATTAAAACAATTAGTTTTCCGTTATATAACTTTGGTTTTTGTTCTTCCATTTCAAACTCCCAAACCAATTCTTTTTTCTTAATTTTTTCTAAAATGAACTCCGTGATAGGATATTCTTTTATACAATCTACAATTGTGGGTATGGATGATTTATATTTAAAATATCCAATATCTTTATAGTTAAAATTCTTCAATCTCAATAATTAAATTTCCTTCTCCCTTAATAACTCTATGCCAAACAAATTTTGGAATTGAAAATTCTTTGGATTCTGACAATTTGATTGGCAAGAAATTCTCCATTTGAAATGACCATCCACCATCTTCCACAACCGTAACTTTTCGGTCTCTAAGGTCTTGATGCCATTTTAATTCATCGGTTGGTACGTCAGGGGTGAATACTCTAACCAATTTTCCTTCTTTAATATATTGTTGAAATGGGTTATCCATGTTATTTATCTTGAGTTCCGTAAAAAGGTTTTGGAGTTTCGGAACCCTTGAATTCAGGTCGTTTGTTCCAATGAACTTTTATTTTGCTATTAATAGAAAGAATTTTCATAAAGTCACTAATATCATTTTCCATTTTTTTACGATAACTTCCTTCCCAATTTGGTTCTATATCAATAAAAATATGGTATATTCGTGGTATATAACTCCCTCCTATAATCTGAAAAACATTCAACTTGATTGGTTCATCTTCTTCACCAACCAATTCTTTATTTATATACGGTGAAATTACATCATCCAAATAAGTCTGTAAATATTTTTCTATTTTTTTTAATTCCATTACCAAGAGTTTGATGAAGATAATCCTAATTGTTTTGCATAACGACCAACATGACAACTCCAGTATCCTGCGGTTGTTCTATCAGTTTTTTGGGAACACTTATGACGTGCTCTAAATGATTTTGCAGCTTTTTTATTTGCGTTTCTAACTTTTAAGTTAGGGTCTCCGAATGTAACTTTTTTAACTCCACCTGTTTTGCTTTTCACATAAACGGCAAATTTCTTTGGGCCACCTGGAGTTCTATGAGGTTTATTTAATTGAACATTTTTACCGTGCAATTTTGCCTCATTAATAATGTCTTCTTCTGTTTCAGTTTCGTAAATGTATGGAGCGTCAAGGTAAACGTATTTCTTACCGATTTTAACTTTTTGTCCTAAATCAGATTCTACCATTAAAGTATCTTCTTCATTTAACTCAATTTTACCTTCTTTCCACAAATTTCTAACCTCATTTACTAAATCAAAATATGCCTCAGAATAAACCCTATAAACATTATCAGTTAAATTTGTATGATTATCAATATGATACTTTAATGATTCAGATATTTTAACATCTTCTTTTAATAATAAAGATTTGTCTAATTTTTCTTCAAGAACTTCTTTAATTATGTTTCGTAAATTATTCATAAGGTAATACTTTATTGATAAATATTCAATATCCTAACTTTCTTTTTTAACTATTGATACATCAATGTTATTTTGAGAAATAGATATCCAAGTATCAAATATCATCAAAACCAAATATACTTCTATTTCAGAAATATTATGTAGTGTGGGTGTTATCATCTTCTTAATCACCCACGATAATATGGTAAATCCAATCCAAAGCCTTCCAATAATTAAAAAAATGGAGAATAGTATTTTCATAGTTTAAATATAAAAGTATTTATAATAAAAACAATATAATGAATTTAGAAAAATTAACAGGAGTAATTCCTAAATCTATATTAGATTTGTTACCAGAATCTTTTTCAAAGTATGAAATTAACACTGCACTTAGAGCCTCTCATTTTTTGGGCCAGATAGCACATGAAAGTGGTGATTTTACAATTAAAACAGAAAGTTTAAATTATACAACACCAAAAAGAATTGCAGATATTTGGCCAAGTAGATTTAATCTTACAGGAGCAGATGGTAAAAAAAATGCAAATGAATATGTTAAAAATGAACAAAAATTATCGGAATCGGTATATGGAGGTCGTATGGGCAACAATAATCCAGGCGACGGATTTAGATTTAGAGGTGGTGGATTTTTACAGCTTACAGGTAAAGATGCATATAAAGGTTATGCAACGTACATTAAAAAAACGGTTGAGGAAACTGCGGATTTAATAAGAACTGATAACCATTATTCATTGGATGCCGCATTATGGGAATATTGTCTTAATATGAAATTAAATGCAGTTGCTGACCAAGGAAGTGATGAAGAAACAATCAAAAAAATTACAAAAAGAGTTAATGGTGGGTATATAGGTCTTGACGACAGAATCAAACATTTTAAAAAATATTATAGTTTGTTATCATAATTTTCAGTATTTTTGAAAAAATTAATAAACCATGACAGCATTAAATGTAAAATTAGCACTTAAAGATTTTGAATGGGTAATCCGTGTTTTAAAATCTGCACAAACCAAAAATCAAATGGATGTTGTTTATAATTGCTTTTTGTCATGGGAAAAAAAATATACTAAAGAAATAGTATCCGGTACTGAATTAACTATTATAAATCGCTTAAGAAGTATTTTTTGGGCATCATTTAAAAACAAAAATTTAAAATTTGTCACAACCAATCTCATACAATAGTGAATTTTTACCTGAAATTACGATTGCGGTCGTATTTTCAGATAATCCACAATATAAAAACCTTGAACCCATGTTTAATGAATATGGATATGGTTTTATGGTACCAAATAAAAATCTTGTTATTATTGATGGTGAGCAATTTATAAACAAATTTAATTCTGATGTATTAAAGTTTATTGAGGCACATGAAATTGCTCATATTATACTTGGTCACGACGGTCCAAGAAACGAAGATGAAGAATTGGATGCTGACCTTGGGGCTTATTTACTTTTAAAACAAAATAATAAAGTTGGCGCAATAAAAGAATTAGTCAAACATTTTAAGAAAAGACACGGAATTAAGTTTGATGAAAAATTATTAGAAAGAGTAAAAAAATCCTTCTCTTGATGTCGAGAGTTCAGATTTTTTAGTACTTTACTATATTTATATACATATCACTCTTACGAGTGTTCTCATATATCACTTTTCCAAAAGACCCGCGAAATTTATTTTGTCGGGTCTTATTTTTTTTCTTATATTTGTAAAAATATTAATTATGAATGTAACATTCGCCGATAGTTTTTGGAAAAGTCTTAAAACATTATCAAGACATCAAACTTGGTGGTATAAAATCTATGAATTTTTTCGTAGAGATTTACCGTATTTTTTAGAGAACATTTGGTTCTTCAGAAAAGAATTGTATGCGTTTCGTTCTTGGGATTATTCCTACAATCTTGATTTGTTCCGTCGTTCTTTAGAAAAGACTGTAGATACAATCGAACATTATGGTCATGAGGTTGATGAATCAAGAATGAAAAAAATTGAAAAAATGAAACGAGCAATTCAACTAATTAAGAATGTTCGTAGTGATGAATATATTAGTCAGGCAGAATCAGAGTTAGGCAAAATAAAAAATTCTGACTGGTTATGGACTGAGAGAGAAGATACTGAGGAAGAAAGTATCCATAATAAGAAAATTTTTGAGAGGGCACGAGAAATTGAAGATTCTGAATGGAAAGAATTATGGTCAATAATTCAGGGGCAAGATGTAAAAGAATATCGTAAATTGTACGATGCTCAGACAGAGGAAGAAAAAAGAGAACGAGAACTTTGGAACGAATGGTTTGATGGGTCAGGAATGAAATCATGGTGGGATTAGTTAAAATTATAATATATGTGTAAAGTTTATTTATTAATGGTTGCAGTTGTTGCAATAATTTCGTACCTTTGGGTTCGAGGAATTTATTATAAAGATGATGATTTTTTAAATTTGGATGATGAAGATAAAGATTGGTTAAGTTAAAAAATAAATGAAATGAACAAGAAAATAGTTTTTATATCAGATACCCACAACAAGCACAACTACCTTACCAGTAAGGGGATGGGCAACATATTGGGTAGTGGTGATGTTCTTGTACATTCGGGTGATTGTACCAGTATGGGAAAAAGTCATGAAATCAAGAATTTCTTAGATTGGTTTTCTAATACTGATTTCACTCACAAAATATTTATCGCAGGGAATCATGATTTTGGATTTGAATTAAATCATGACATTGCAGATGAATATAAAGAAAAGGGGGTACATTATCTTTTTGATAGTGGTGTTGAAATTGATGGAATAAAGTTTTACGGTAGTCCTTGGCAACCTGAATTTTATGATTGGGCGTTCAACTTACCAAGAGGAGAAAAACTTGCTGAAAAGTGGGCTAAAATCCCTGGTAATACTGACATCCTAATCACTCACGGTCCTGCTCACGGAATGTTAGATTGGACTATGACTGGTCAACGAGTTGGTTGTGAAGACTTATTTCACAGAATCATGGAAGTTCAACCAAAAATACATGTTTGTGGACACATCCATTGTGCTTACGGACAAAAAAGTTTTCATGGTGTTGAGTTTTTAAATGCTTCTGTTCTTGATGAACGATATGAACACTCAAACAAACCAATTGTTATAAATTATGATACTGAAACCAAAGAAATTGATTACCCATGAAAAATAAAATAAATGATGGTCATTATTTGGAGTTAATGGATAGATTACATGTCCAAGCAAGCACGATAGAAGACCATTTAGTTAATCATCCATTAACAAAAAGAATAAAAAAAGTTAAAAAATTAATTAATATTGCTAACAATTCCTTAATGGAAGCGTACCAAATTGTTGGTCATAAATCTTATAAAAATGATGAAAGAAAGAACCCAATTGAGAAAGTTATATTTGGACGACATAAGAATTCCTAAAACTGAAGGGTGGGATATCGTTAGAAGTTATCCTGAATTTGTAGAATGGATTACAAAAAATGGCATACCTAAAGAAATTTCTTTTGATCATGATTTAGGAGAAATTGATGAAAAAACAGGATATGATTGTGCTAAATGGTTATGTGAATATTGTTGGACTAACGGTTTACCATTACCTGAATTTAATTGTCATTCAGCAAATCCTGTAGGACGAGAAAACATATTATCAATCTTAAATAATTTTAAAGAAAAACTTAATTAATGAAGGTGAGAGAAATCTCACCTTTTTTAATATTTATTAATATGGCTGCACAACAAAGTCAATTTTCAAGATTACCAAAAAAACAATTAATGTTCATTTCTGAAAAATTAATTGATGAGGAATTTGCTATTGGTAATCCTTATGATTATAATTTTGAAAATTTATATAACACATTAAAAGATGTTTCAAAATATTTTAACATCAGTTCAACTCATGAAGATGTTGAATTTTTTGCAAAGTTTTTAGAAATTAATGGTGATACAATTGCTGAATTTTTTGCTAATAATGGTGAACAAATGAAAAATAAGGAACTAATTGAACAATTAGAAATACCTCTTGCAAAAAGTTACGATTTAAATTATAGTGTGTGGGGTACTTGTACTTATACCGATTATAAAGTACAGGAATTTGACTCCTACGATGAAGACTGGGTAAAAGATTCCGCTCATCAACAAAGAAGTGATGGTAATTGGGATATGTGGGATGGTCGTGATAATGGACAAACAGAATATGATAATTACGAAGAAAGTGATTATTCGTTTGATGATGTATCTGAGGTTAATGAAAAACCCGTTCAAGAATCTTTACTTAGTAAACTTGTTATTGAAAACACATCAGAGGTTGTTAACTCTTTAGATAAGAAAACCCTATTAGAATTAAGACGCATAATTGATTCCAAGTTGAGACTTCTCTAATTTCTGTTTCTTTTTTTCCTCTTTTGCAAGTTCCCCTAATGTTTTTTTCTTTTGATTCCAAGGATTAAAACTCCTCCTCCATTTGTATTCCACTTCTACGGGTCCTGAGGTGGTTATTTTTGAGTTATATCTCCAAATAGATATAGAATCCTCATCTTCGTAAACAACCTCCCATTTGGTGGGTTTAATAACCTCTTTTGATGTTGTTGGTTTTACTGCCATAATGTAAAGGTATAAAAAATTATTTAGAAGGGTAATAATCAACTGATGGATTACCCAAACTTTTTTCTAAATTTATTTTTTCTTTATCTTTATAATTTAAAGTAGGTTCAATTGTTTTAGGATTTTGTAGATAATCCTCGTTGAAGTTTCGTGAATAATCTTTATTTTTTTCTGAAAAATACCCAAATTCTTTCTTATCCAAATCTGTTGGAAACACGGATAAATAAGGTATTCCTAATTTTTTAATGAATGCAGTTTTAGCATTACTTTCTTTACTTTTAACTTGAATTATTTTATATCCGTCAAAAAATATTGCAGATAAATCTATACCAAAAACCATATCAATGATATTGCCAGCAGTTGCATATTTTCTAACATTTTTTACTTTACCAAGAGTATTATAGACAGGGTTAGTGATAAGTTCAATAAATTTATCTTCACTTTCATCTCCCTTATTTGTAGTATTCTGAATTTTTTCTTTCATATTTTTAAATTCTTTACTGCTTTCTTTTATAAATTTTTTAATTAAATCTATATCAGCAAAGCTCATATATGTTATTTTAAGTTCATTAATTAGATTAATCCAATTGTCAGGTAACTCATTTTTCAATTCACTAATTTTTCTTTTTTTAAAATATTGTTCAATAACTTCAACATTAGTACCACTCAAATTTTTATTTTTTTGTCTTTTTGTTATTTCATCTGCCCAAAAAACATAGTGTGTATTAATTTTATTTAAACTACTCCACGTTTCAGATTCTAATATTGCGTTAAAATCTTTATTATCCAATTTAGTCTTTAATTCGTCAATTTTAGCCTTTATAGTCATTTTAGTTCCCTCAAACCACACCTCATTTTGCCCCCATGCTTTTATATCCGAATTAAAATTTACTAAAAAATTGTAATTAATTATAAACCAATTATCGTTAGGTTTTCCTATTCTTATTTTTAATTCGTCATTAACTATTTTATTTACTAAATCAGATAATTTAGAGTTTAATAAATCATTATATACTATTTTTCCTTTTTCCATAAGTAAATTTTGTATGACTTTGTCTTCATATACAACACTACTTATTGTTGTTTCTTTTTTTGGCGGAGTAAAATCAAATTGACCCTTGGCTAATAAAATCTCATTATTCGACAATTCCTCATTCTTATTTACAAGTTTTTCTCTCAGTTGTTTAAGGTAACGGTCATTACCAGAATAATTACGTATCTTATATTCGATTGAATTACGTATCTTATCTTCGATTGATAACTTATCAACCTCTTCCCTTAATATTCTTTTAATTAAATCTCTCATACATCTATAAATACCTATTATAAACAAAAATCCCCACCTTGTGAGTGGGGATTTAAGTTATGTTATTTTAATAACTTTTCTTTCTTAATTTTAATGGATGATGTCGTGTATATCTGTCATAATAATGTTTACTAGATGATGGATTCCATTTATTCTTAAATCCTTTTGTTTGATTTATAAATTCTTCGTAATCATCAGGTCCAAATTCCATTTCTTCATCATAATCATCAAAGTCATCGGAATCCTTTACAGGGCGGTCACCTTCATCATACCAATGTTCTTTATCCGTATCAAATTTCCAACCAAGTCTATGTTTAAACTTAGGACTTTCTTCACTTTGTTCTTTAATTACTCTTTTAACCAATCTTACCAAATCAGATTCAGTTAATCTTATTATTTTTTTTGACATATTATTATTTTAATATAAATATCTTTAATAAACAAAAATCCCCACCGTGAAGATGGGGATGAGTTAATTTTAGTTGTTTGTTAATTTTAAAAACAATTCCTTTGCTTTTTTTGGTTTTACTTCCCAATAATCTTTTCCACTATATCTTGATGTAAATGGTATATTTGTTAAATAACTTTTAACCCAAGGGTAATTCATAACAGCATCTTTTTCAACATAAAAACTTCCTTGTAGATTACCAAATGTTTTTGATTTTGGTAGTTCTTGAGATACTTCAGGGGTTTTTTCTTTCTTATCTTTTTTAACATATTTCCATTTATTAATTGATGACGGAGTTTCATTACTTTCATTTTTTCTAATATCAAAAATCCTTAAAGCCTCTTTCCCATCTTTACCATTGGCAACCTCATCTCTGCTTAACGGAACTTTACCTTTCATCAGTTCTGTTAATTCGTTATTGAAATATTGATTAGAGAAAGAAAATAAAGATTTCTCAATATCAGAAAAAGAATAATCATCTAAATTATATTTTTTTCTTATGTTGGCATATTCTTTTTCCGCCAAATCATAGTCGGTCACCTCAGCCTTTTTTCCGAATAACATTCTAGCAATTCTTGTATCATATACATGAGTTGTTTCCTTATTACTCAAATATCCTCTATTTTTCCAATAAAATCCCCAAAACCATAAATGCTTAGATGCAAATGAAATATCAATTCCTGGTATATCATCAAATTTATGTAAAGCATTTTGAAAATATCCTTCTTTAACTAACTCAATAGCTTCTTTATAATGATGCAACCACTCCTCAAATTTTTTTCTATTAGAATTTTCATTATTATAAAACATTCTTATAGAATTACCCCCCCAACCCATAATGGCATCAAAAATACCCAACAATAAAACATTTTGATTAATAAAATTAGATAATGAATTTTCATTAACGGGTGATGGTAAAGTTAATGAATCTTTGTTTTTATAAAAAGTTGTGTCTCTATATTCATCCGCCAATTTAACCGCTTTATCAATTATTTTTTTCATACTATGTTCACCCACTTTAGGGTCATTCAAGTAATTCAAAATAACACTTCCTTTTGGTAAATGTTTTTTTAATGTCGTAACCATCGTAGCAAAAGTCCCATTTCCAGGATTTTCCGCATTAGAGTCAGCTTTAGATTTCCAATAGTTATAATCTATATTAGGTAAAATTATTTCATTAACATTCTTTTGTTCCTTAATTACGTTTCTAATAATATTAGCTAATTCAGATTCTGTTAATCTTACTATTTTTTTCGGCATAAATTATTTTAATATAAATAGATTGGATAAACAAAAATCCCCACCGTGAAGATGGGGATGAGTTTTTAATTACTTTGGATTAGTTGGTGGTACCATTGTCAGTTGTGATGTCATACCCATTGCCACACATGCTGCAATTGCGTATTTACAAATTGATAAGATGTTTCCATCTAATTCTAATGATAATGATTGATTAGCTAATAGAACTGCTGTTGCAGATGTTCCCAAAGTTAATGCCATTTTTTTAATTTTTACGAAGAATAATGGAGTTTCAGCATCCCATCTTTCTTTAATTGTTTTTAATAGTTCCATAGTTTAATATTTTACTTATTGAATAATAAATATGTTAATATCCGTATCTTGATTTAGTTGTGTCAAAAATTGATGGTGAATTTAACTTACTTTAATATATCCGTAATATACTATTTGAGATGTGCCACTGTTATTAGTTATTCCAAATGTAAATGTATTTGTATTTGAAACTGCTGGTGATGTAGTACTAATACTTCCGGCGGTTCCAACTATCTGACTTGGTATTGATGTTAAAACTAAAGCATTTCCTGCAAGATAATACCAACCATACTGTACACCTATTACAGGTACGTTTGAGTTTGATAGTGTTACTGTTGCGTTCCAATTAATAATACCGTTCGGAATATTACCATTCACCCACATAACATATGATTGACCTGCAGGAACTGTAAAACTAACTGTGTTTGCACCTGTAGTCAAAGTCCAACTTCCTGAGACTGGTGACACCACATTTGTTGAATACCCACTAAATAATGTTTCTTTTGTTACTTTATATGTTTGTGTTAGCCCACTATTATCCATAACAAAATAAGATCCATTGGTGTCTCCTGTGTATAGTGGTAATGCACTAATTTTTGTATTTGCCATTTTAATTTATTTTTTATATTATATCTATTTCAATATTATTGTTATTTTCTGCCGTAGCAATTGAACTATCCTCAAATAATAAAAAGTATTGTTGGGTTGATGTTGGTGTTGGAGTGTTTGTAGGTGTTATTGTGGGTGTTGTTGTAGGTGTTGAAGAAATAAATGATGTCCAATATCCATTATTGTATAACCAAGCTGAAGCATCTAAAGTATTTGTAAATGGAGGATATCCAATTCTTGGAGGAATTGAATTACATAACTCTAAAAAAGATTGGTCTGTAAGTCCGTTACTTCTCCAAAATCCTAAATAAGCAGGTGTTGATGGTTCACCATTATGACTACCTGATGGGTCAGTATGTGCTATCACATAACCATTAGTTTCATCTGGTCCACCCCACCATTGTAGACCACCATAATTGTTACTATATTCAACGTTAATCTCACTAACCGCAATGTCTCCGACTTGAGTGGTTCCTGAAATTAACGATCCTGTATTATATGCGAATATTTTTTGATTGATAGCCATGGTATGTCATTGACTAATAAATATATTATAATCCGTATCTTGATTTAGTTGAGTTATAGATTCCAGAAATTTGTCCTGGTGTTAATGCTTTATCATAAATTCCAACGGTGGATAAATAACCTCCCCAGAATTCAGCATTATCCCATCTTCTCATTAAGTTTATTCCAGCATTACTTGAAGATGGTTGAGGACCTGTTGTAGGTGTTGAACTAATTAATGTTCCGTTAAGATAAATTCTAACCACTTGACTTGAATCACAAGTTGTAACAATCTGATACCAAGTATTTGGTGTTAACGTAAATTGAGGTGAAAGTTGAAATCCTCCATTAAAATATCCTCCTTGAGCAATAACACCTTGAGGTGCTCCAACAAAATAGTTAATACTACTAGTATAAACTTCAGATAATATACAAGGTAATCCACCTGTATTATTACCATCCCAATAATGCCAAATTGCTGTTGTAAATTTTGGTAGTGATGGTAAACTTGTTGAACAGTTGGCGTATTGACTACCTGCGGCATAAAAATAAAATTTACCACCATTTCCTGGGTCATATCCTGGTCCATTAATTAAATTAAATTGTTTTCCACCAACCAAATCAGTCCAAACAGTCCCTGTACCAGGATAACTTGATAAATTACCAGCATCCAAATATAAAACAGGGGCAGGGTATGAATTCCAATAACCATTATTTGTTAACCATATACTTGCTTCGGTTGCACCAGTAAAATTTTGATTAAACTCATTATTTGTTAATTCAATAAAAGAATTATCGGTTAAATTTGTTGATTGAAAAAACCCAACAGATGCGGTTACTCCAGAAATTGGTGTTGGTTGAGTATCTCCTGAAACAGGAACGGCAATAACATAACCATTTAATTCATCGGCTCCCATCCACCATTTTATCCCTCCTGGATTTATACTGTAATCTTGGTCAGTAATTCCTACCGCTAATGTTCCAATTTGGTCTGTTCCTGAAATTGGTGATAAACTTGGATTATACGCTAAAGGTGTTGTTATTGCTGGTTGTGACATTTTTTCTATTTTATTATAAATAGTTAAATATCACAAAAAAAAAGGAGACACCGTCGTGTCTCCTTAGAATTCCCCGTCAGGAAAAATTGTGGAATCATTTGTAGATGGGTTGATTTTCCGTTTACCCTGAAAGAGGACATCTTTCTGTTTTTATTTAAAGTCAAAAACAACTAAAAAAGACTTGGTTAATTTTATCATATTAAGGGTAGACAAAGAATACCATTCTTATAATCCTCCCGTGTTTTATTTTGGATTTGTTTTTAGTTTAAAGAGGAAAATTACAAATCTCATGGGTGAGTATGGGAAACCACCACTGAAAATAAACCCTCTGTCCGTTTTTTTTATAAAGATAAGAAAGTTTTTTCAAACAATCAAATTTTATTGGCGAATATTTTAAGAAAATTGTTCATCTCTTAAAAATTCATTTGAGTCGGTAACTCATAAAGAAGGACATTCTTTTGTTTTACATCAAAGATAAAAACACCGTAAAAAGAACTTGATATGATTTTAATTACTTGAGGTGAATTCAGGATATTCCATTCCTATATACCTTTTTACATTTTGTTTGTTTCTTTTATTGGTTTAAAGAGGAAGAAAGAATTAAGGATGATTGTAATAACACCACTTAAAAAATAACCTCTGTCCGTTTCTTTTACAAAGATAAGATAGTTTTTTCAAACTGTCAAACTTTATTGGCGAATATCCTAAGAAAATTGTTCATCTCTTAGAACTTCATTTGAGTCGGCAACTCGTAAAGAAAGACATTCTTTTGTTTTACATCAAAGATAAAAACACCGTAAAAAGAACTTGATATGATTTTAATTACTTTAGGTGAATTGAGGATATTCCATTCCTGCAAACCTTACTATATTTTATTACCATTTTCTCTTGGTTTAAAGAGGAAGAAAAAACTAAGGATGATTATAGAAAACACCACTTAAAAATTAACCTCTGTCTTTTTCTTTTACAAAGATAAGATAGTTTTTTCAAACCGTCAAACTTTATTGTTGAAAATACCAAAATAAATTTTGGAGACTTTCGTGGTAAGAGTTTGATTTGAACAAACGGCACATAGTATTTCACACTATTGCTCTACCAGACCTGAGCTATCTTACCATATAATTTTATTACTTTTTTTTATGTTATCTATTTTCCACAATGGTTGAAGATTTGTATAATGACATAGTTTATAAATTTCTTCTTCAGTTATTGCCGATGATAATGGTATAATGTGGTCAATTTGCCACTCACCATAATTTTCCCAACACATCCCGTCATTGAATTGATTTTCAAGATAATTTTTTAGTTCATTAGATTCTATTCCAACAATATCTTTTGTCCTTATTGATGATTTTCCAATAAATTTATAAATCCTATTTCTTAAATTTCTTCTTAATCTAAATAAAATATCTGTTTCTGTTTTTTTTCTGAACCATCTATTCCTACGAGATTTAACTTTATCAGAATTTATTTTATTATATTCACACTTACTAGTTTTATATTTAGTTTTAATTTCAGGTCTTTCATAATAAACTTTTCTTACCTGTTTTCCACATATTTTACATTCAGGTCTTTTACCATCTTTAATTCCTTTTCTTGAATTAAATTCAGATAAATCTTTCTCAATATTACATTTAGAACACTTTTTTGTCATCTAAATATTTTTTTAATAAACTCTCAATAAGTTTCGATTTGTTAATCATTAAAGAATCTAAAGTTTTATTTACTTCAGGCGAGATACTAATTCCAAATCTAACTTTTTGTTTTTCTTTTTCTTTTTTATTTCTTCCCATAATAATAAATATCGCTAAAAAGAAAAAAATAACACGAATAAAATAATAAATCAAAGAACTATTATCGGGATTCCAAACCATTTGGTGTGATGATTTTTTCATCCTCACTTCAGGTACATTTTTACTTTCTTCCCGATTTCTTTTTCAAAGATAAGAAGACTTTTTCAAACCGTCAAATCTTTTTTTTGAGTTTGGATACCGAGTATCTTTCATTACCTGTAAGTTCCAAACTCTATACAAAGATACAAAAAACTTTTTGATTAAACATCATCCATCCCAATTTATTTTGTTAACATTCTAATCACAACACCTAATAAGATTGAATAAATTATAGCGGTTATTCCAAATCCAACCATAATACCATCAAAATATGTCTTTTCTTTTTTCATATTGTTTCCGTATTTGTTTCACAAAGATAAGAACTATTTCTGAACCCACCAAACTTTTTTTTTAAGTACAGGGTGGGAATTTTTCCAGTCTCCCACCCCGTGGCTTTTGAGTATTTTAGAATCAGAATACAAATATAGGGGGTATTTTTGATACTGACAAATATTTTCCATTATAACGAGATTTTTGATAAGTTTTTTCCACTATAACCTAATTCCGTCAATAAATTTCTTAACTGTTCGTCTTAATAATTGAGTACCTAAATGACCCCAATTATCTTCCAGTTCATTTGATATCTTGCTAACAATATATTTCTTATTGTTTGATACAAAATTTGATTTTCCATCAATTGAGATTGATTTTAGAGGTTTTTCCATCCAAATTGTCTTATATTCTTCAATGGGATATGTTCTTTTCAAATGGGTTAATAGTTCATCTGAAGTATCGTTAGAATACTTTGATAAAATATCTTTTTTTTCTTGTTCTGTTAGTAACATATAAATAAATATACTTGTATTTATTTGTAAATCAAAAACCATGGCAAAATCAGTATCATCAGCACAAAAACTTTCTTTTGGTAAAAGAAAAAAGGGTTTAGCAAAAAAATCATATAACAAACATAGCTCTAGACCAAAGGCATATCAAGGACAGGGACGACGTTAATATGTAATTTTTTATAAATTATCTTATATTTTTATCATGTCAGATAAGAAACGAAGACTATATCGTCTAATTGAGTCATATATTAATGATTTCAAAGGTGATGCCGTTCAAGAGATGTATGGAACAGGGACTAAAATTAAAATTCATAATGTTAATTTTGGCGTTACATCAAAATCTGTTTTAATAGAGGCTGTAATTATTTTAGGTGATACCATTAACGAACAATCTATTGATAGACAACTTACCGATGTATTAATTCAGGATGCTCTTGTCTATTTCTTCAATGATTATAGTGTAAAAACTTATGTTAGGTTTGATGTATAAAAAACCCCCGACATTATCGAGGGCTTTTTTTTAATCTTTTCTAAAGTTTTTAGATTTATGAGATTTCAATTTTCTTTTACACTTTTCACAAATTTGTGGTCGTCTAAAATTAACGTGTTGAAATCCTGGTCTTCCAAATCCTGGTCTTCCAAATGATTGACCCATTCTCATTTGATTCATTCTGTTAAATTGTTCTTCAGACATTGTAATGATAACCTTACCATCTTTTTTCTCAATTTGAGGTTTTTCAAATTTAAATTGGTCTTGTCTAAAATGAGAATAATCACTAAATTGATTATGTAATACTCTTCCTCTTACATTTTGATTTTCAAATCTTTCAGTTGGAACTGATACTTGTGCCATTAAAGATAATGTTCCAAAAATTACCGCTAATGTTAATAATACTTTTTTCATAATAATTTGTTTATTATAATTATAGTTAATCAAAACGAAAAAATCGCCAAAATATACAGGTGGTAGGTTCCCTGTGTGGTTGGGTGAATCATATCTCAAATTAGTCATTTATATAAAATCAACACAACATTCAAATCCCAATAATGACTCCAATAGACACTCAACACCCAAAAACTCTGAAGCAATACTCCAATATGTATTATCACCATCAAACTTTTCTAAATTAGGTTCCACTTTTCTTTTTAACATTAAAAATAATGAATATGAATCAGGAACCCATTTATTATTTTCTTCATCAAATTTTTGAGTTGGTATCATATTAAATTCTGTTATAATAACATTTCTTGACTCTAAAGCCAATTCACACAATCTTTTTAATTTATCTTCTTTAAATTGTTTGGACATAAAAAAGCCCCAATAAGATGGGGCTTTAATTATAATATATTTTTATTAAAAATTCAAATTAATGTTTTCCTTTAAGCATTGACATTCCGTGTTTCAAAAATTCTTTTGCTCTTGGGGATATATGGTTCATACCATATACTTTTTCAATATCTTTCACCAATTCTTCTCCGTGTTCGTTTTCTTTATAAAGTTCAATGATTTTATCCATTGCAGTTCCACATTCTTTTCTTGTTTCATCAAAGTAGTTGTAGGGTTTGAATGCCTTTAAATGTGTCATAACATTATGTGCTAAATGCTCACCACCATCAGATACTTTTGGATGAAGTCTTAATGTTTTTAATAATTCTAACTTGTCAACAAGTCCATTAACACCATTCTTTCTGATTTGTACACCGTCAATATAATTTTCAGCATTATCATCACCCATAATTTCTTGAAGAGATTTAACATTTCCGCTATGGCAGAATTTTCTATCTCCATCTTTTTCTTCAGATTGCTCTGTTAGATAAAGTTTCTTTATTGATTCTTTATCTGATTCTGTTATTTCAAATCGTTTTGCCATAATAATAAATATATCAATTATAGTATTTATTATAAATAAATATGCATGAAAAAGTCATTTAAAAATTTTTGGTTACCGGCATTAATTGGGTTTATCCTTTTTATTTTATCTTTAGTTGCTGCAAAAGCTCAAGACGACACAATTCGTATTAAACATTTAAATTACACCACAGTATTTTCCAAATCTTTACGTTACCCCGTTTTAGTAGAATGGTGGGAAACTAAAGCAAAAAATGATTGTCCTAATCCACTTCCACGTAAAGACCAATTTCAAGCTGATCCAGATTTAATAATATACACCAGTATTACCAATGACTATGTAGGATCTGGACTTGATAGAGGACATATGTGTCCTGCTGCTAGTAATAAATGTTTAGGTCCTGTGGCAATGACAGAATGTTTTTATTTTTCTAATATGACGCCACAATACGCATCTCTCAATCGTGGTGATTGGAAAACCTTAGAAGAATACACAAGAGATCAATCTATATTAAAAGATTCTATATTTGTATGGGCAGGTAGTACAGGAACAATACATCCTAATAAACTAATAGGAAGAATTACAGTACCAGCAATGTGTTGGAAAGTATTGTATTTTAAAAAGTCAAAAGAATTTCAAGCATATCTTTTTGTTAACTCACCAATAAAACCTACAGGATTACATTCTCATCAAGTTGAATTAAAAGATATAGAACAATTAACAGGATTTAAATTTCGTTAAATAAAAACTTATTTAAATTATCTATTGTATAAACACTTTCTCTTTTATCATAACACAAATCCCATAATGTTTTTCCTTTCTTAAAAGGGTGTGGTTGAGACATTGCCCATTTTTTACCTTTACTGTAATCTGATTCACACCATGTTAGTTTTTTCGTTGGTTTTTTAACAAAAAAACTCTTTAATTTAATATAATATTCTTTCATAATAATAAACATATTAATATTTTTTTTTAGTTTATCTTAAAAAAAACCCCCTATTAGAAGGGGGATAATTTTTTTATTAAAATAATCTTTGAGTCTGATTATAAACTTGTCTCATTTGTTTTTCAAGTTCATTAATTTTTTTCTGATCATTATCAGTAACATTAACATTTTCGGCTTTAATCAATCTTACTTGTTCTTGAAGTCTTTGAAATTGAAATAATAATTTATTATACATTTGAGCCTTTTGGTCATTTGATGGATTTTGCATATATCTTTTTTTTAATTTTAACTATAATATATAATTAGTAAATTATTTACCGTACTTTATACTATGATATGTTTGTTTTATATCGTCTAAATTTTTATAGATTTTATGTCTAATAGTTGTTGGGACTTCTTTTCCTCCCTTCATCATAGAAATAAGTTCTTTTAAATATCCAATGATTTCTTCTGCAGTATCTTCAGCGTCTTCAGTTGGTCTCCCTGCTGGAGTAGTCATGTTCTGACTATAAATATCCAAATCCATTGCAGTTTCAATTAATTTAATAAGTTCAGATTCTTTAAGTATTATTTTTCTCATTTAATTTATTATATTTATAAATATAACCCAAAAACTATTAATTTTTGATTTAACATATAACTAATGATTACGGTTTCAGAAAAAGCTTTAGAACATATTATTGAATTAATGGTAACCGCAGGAATTACACCAGATTCACACCATTTACGTGTTGGTATTAAAGGTGGTGGTTGTAGTGGACTATCTTATGTAATGGATTTTGATAATAAGATTGAATCAACCGATGAAGTTGTTGAATGCGATGGTGGTTTAAAAGTTGTTATTGATAGAAAATCAGTATTATATCTATTTGGTACCGAATTAGATTATTCGGACGGTCTTAATGGAAAAGGATTTCAGTGGATTAACCCTCAAGCAAGTAGAACTTGCGGTTGTGGAGAAAGTTTTGCAGTTTAGATTAAATCAATTAATCTTACTTCATTTAATTTTAAAGTTTTCTTAATATCCAAATACTTTTTAACTATCTGATATCCAAACCCAAACCTATTTTCTAACGACCATTCATATTTACTATTACTTTTTCTCAAAACACCCTCTATGATGTATTCATAGTTAGTATTTTTCCTTGCAACTGTTCTAATGGTAATACCGGTTAAGTATTCAAACCACTCCTTTAATAGAAAGGAATACTCTTTAGAATTTAATGAAAATAAATAAAAAAAATTATTAAATGCGTTTTGATTAAACCATAACTTACCATCACATTCAGCAACAAAATACCAAGTTTTATCATCCGAATCAATTAACCATAATTCTCTTCCATACGGATGAAATGAAATATTTCCGAAGTCTGAATTAAGTTTGGTTAAAATAAGGTTTTTTAATTTTGGTGTCACTTGCACTATGGAGTTAATATAAGATAACAACTATAAAGAATATATAGTAATGATAATGTACTAATAGTTAATACAAATAATAATATCTTTTTATCCTGTTTCATTAGTTATCCCAACTAAAAATAATATCTCCATCAAGATTCCAAACAATAAAACTCATAATCGGCTTATTAATGTTAAAATACGGGAAGTACTGTTTGATATGATAATCAACCAAATAATGTGGGTCAAATCCATTTTCGTACATGTTTTCTTTGGTTATGGTCGGGTCATTTACAAATATATCAATTTCTAATCCTCCCCACCCTCTTGGGTTATATAAATCTCCATTATAACGAATATCGATATGGTCAACCATAGGATAAATATCTTTGATTGTACTTGAATTAACTAATTTTTGTAATCCTTTTATTTGAAATTCATCAATCATCTCCACTATAATTTATATCACCTTTAATATCAAAACTTCCGACATGTCCGAGTCCAACATATCCCAAAATTTCTCTCATTCTATTTCTTAAGTTGTAATCAAAATCTTTACCGTATGTATTATCAAACATCTCTACGGTAACCTCTTCTTTACCATCCCACCCATTAGCTCTAAGTGGTGCCATATCAACAACAACATCAACATCAAATTTCAAATGTTTTTCTGTGATGCTAAATTTTCCACCAAATCCAGTTTTATGTTCAACCCATTTAACACCGTTGGTTCTAAATGTTTTAACATATTTTTCAGTTTCAGGAATAACCAAGTCCCAAAGTCTTTTTACTTCTTTGGTGTGGTCGACAACCTTGTCTTTATCTGTCCATGTATATTGTTTATCCATCACTAATCTATTGTTTTAACTGGTAATTCAAAATGTTCTTTAAACCATTTTTTAAATGGTTCATGCCAAAAATCACCAAAATATCCATCTAATTGTTTTTTATATTCAAGTTCAACGCTAACCATTGGACACTTTTTACTGGCAGGACTGTTTGGGTTAAAGTAATCACATGCATACCAATAAAAACATCCTCCATCTTCTCCCTCGTAATCTCCCACATAAAATACAACTCTATTATCATCTTCCCACTCTTCACCTGTTTCATCATCATCTTCAATTGGGTTTGTCCAATTAATATCATTAACATCAAAAAGTTCATTGATGTAGTGTAAAATATTTTCTTCCAATCTTGATTCTGTGATTATGTATTTCATTTATTCTACTTTTGTAACTTCAACTCCAAATTTATATTCAAAATATTTTTTGATAAAGTCTAATATTTCATTCTCTTCTTTACCAAATAAACCCACTAATGTATAAGAAAGTTGTTTTCTGACCCATAATCTACCATCTTCACCGTCATATTCCATATCAACATCATTTCCTTGTTCCCCGTAAGGGTCTTCAAGTACTATAAACCTATCAAATTCAATTAATCTTCTTGAACCTACCCAAGTATTCAAATACTCGGTCATCAACATGTCTAATTTACTTTCTTTGATGATGTATTTCATTTCTTTTTGGCGTTTCTAATTGATTCAAGAGCTTTAGTTAAATTCATTTCATCTCTTTTTTGTTTCTCTCTTTCAATATCTTTTTTTACTTCTCTTTTCATCCAATTTGCAAAACTATCAGGATTTGACTTTTCTCTTGCAACACGAATTAAATCCTCCTTATTTTTCAATCTTGTTTCAATATTTCCAGTTCTCTCTCTAAATGATTTAATATCATATCCTTTTTCTGCACCTCTTGGATCTCTTGGTTTTTGTATTTTTGGTAAATCTTTTTCATCTCCATGTAATTTCTTAAATGAAACACCATACTGATAAACTCCTCCTTTTCCTCCAAATTTATTCGATATCCAATTTGTAACATCTTTCTTCAAATCTTTATCAGATGAGAAAAATAAATTATCTTTTAATTCATTATATACATCAGCGGAAACAATACCTGTTGTTGGGCCTAATTCCGCCATCAATTTACCATTAACATAAACATTTCTTTTGTCTCCAACATATTTTAGTTTAAACCCATTAAACATATCTTCAAGTATTGAACTAACTATTTCATTTGATTGTTGTTCTGTAATAATTATTTTCATAACTATAAATACAAATATAAATAAAAAATCCCACCTATTCGTGGGATATATTAATTCATTAATTTTCTCATTGGAAGTGCCAAATAATTCTTCCTAAATTCAGTTAAAGATTTAGCCATTTTCCACCATTCTGCCTTAATGCAGAGATTTAATAAAAGTGATGTAAAATTAATTGCTTTTGAATAAAATTTTATCTTCATTTTTTATAAAAGAAATAAATATATCAATAAATAAAAAACCTCACTTTTAAGGGTGAGGTTTTAAATTAATTGTATTTATACTTTAATTTTACATATTGATTTTCTTCAGGTTATTTCGGTGATGCCACTGCTGGTGTTGTTGCTGCTGGTGTTGTTGAGGTTGTTGCTGGTGGTGTTGTTGCTGCTGATTTTGCCTTTATGGCTTTCGCTTGATTAAATGCTGTTTGTGTTAAGTTTCCCCATTTACCATCTACGCCATCTTTATTTACTCCTGAAGTTCCTATATTCAATTTATAAACATCTTTTAATTTAGTTTGAATTTTACCGATAGGAGTATTTGCCATTGCGTTAGGTGTTGCTAATGATGCTGCTGTAATTGCGGGAGCTTTATTTGGGTCAATACTTTGCGGAGCATCATTAATTTGTGTACTTGGTTTTTGATTCACCACTTGTTCAGAAATAACTTTTCCTGCTTTATATGAAAATAGATTTTTCATTCTACTTACTTCTTCAATTATAATTTCTTCGTTCATTATTATATGTTTTTATTAATTTAAATTTCTGCGAGCATTGCGGCATAGTCTCTAACAACTTCAGGTTTAGTATTTACTTTTGGTTTAGCAATAGCATTTGGAATTGTTTTAACATATTCATTTGCTTTGGTAATTTCATCAGGGGTTATTTTATACTGTTGTAAAAATTCAGACCAAGATTTACCTTTCATATTTCCAGATTGTATAACACCATTATTATCTACTGAATTTTGTACTGCAACAATATTTTTATATCTTTCTTGTTGATTTGCCAAATTTGCGTCTGTTGTAACATTTAACTGTTCTGATGCCTTAACCTCTTCGTCTGTAATACCGTATTTTGCAAGATAGTCTGTCCATCTCATTTGAGTACCTGCAACGGTAACCATTCCTTTATTTGCGGATGCCATTCTTTTCATGTTGGCAATATTTTGAAGTCTTTGTTGTTTTTCCTTCGCAGCTTTATCATTTGGCGAAACCATTCCTGGTACTATTTCATTTGGATTTAAAGTTGGTGGTGTATCCAATTGTTCATTCAATCTTTTTGAGTTGATTTGTTTTTCTTCTACAAGTACTTTTTGAATCAATTTAACCAAATTTGATTCACTAACTCTTATTACTTTTTTCATTAATTTTTATTTATAAATATTAGGTAATTGATTATGCGATGTCTGAACCCATTTTTTTATTTAAAGATGCATAAACTGGTTGAGATATTTGTTTTACTTTATTAGCAATAGTTTTAACGGAATCTTCATAATCTCTTCCTGAAGCATATCTTTCTCCGTTCTTATTTACAAAATTATTGATTAAATCATCAACACTTTTACCACCACTTAAATAATTCCTAGCAATTAAACTATAATAAGCATCAATACCACTTTGAACGCTACCATGTTGGATATTACTTCCACTATCAACATTTCCGACATTAAATGGATTTTTTGTTCTAATTGGTCTTGCATTTGGATTGTTTGAGAATCCTCCTTCTGCCGCTAATTGAGCTAATGCCAATTCTGGTGGAACATAAGATTTATTTTGGTTATAAACTTTTTTTGCCGAATCAGCTAACATTGAACCGGTAATACCCAAAAGATTTGATGACCTTCCATTAATGAATTTTTGGCAGATATCTCTATAGGCATTATAACCTTCAGTAGTATTTAAATCTAAATTACCCATTCCAATTTGTGATGTATTGGATAGATTTTGTGTAGATGGCGGATTTTCTGTATTACCTCCTCCAAAAATATCTTTTGATGAAAGTCCAGTAGAACTTAATACTTTACCTATAATATCAGACAAATCTTGTTCTGTAAGAACAATAACTCTTTGTTTTTTCATAATAATAAATAGTAAGAAACACAAATAAAAAATCCCTCATATTGAGGGATTTTATTATATTATTCAACTACACTAACATTTTCTTCAACATCAGGAAGAATGGATATTGAAATAATTTCATCTCCACCTCTGATTGCGTCAATCACTCTATCTCCGTCAATTACCCTCCCAAAACAAGTGTGGTTACCATCCAAGTGTTGTGTACTCTTTCTGTTATGGCAGATAAAGAATTGTGAACCACCTGTATTACGTCCAGCATGTGCCATAGATAATACTCCTCTATCATGAAATTGTTTTGTTGCACTTACTTCACAAGGAATTGTATATCCTGGTCCACCACTTCCATTTTTACTAGGACACCCTCCTTGTATCATAAAATCAGGAATAACTCTATGAAAATTCAATCCATCATAGAATTTTTGTTTGGTTAATTTTAAAAAATTGGTAACGGTGATTGGTGTCTCTTTATCGTAGAGTTCACAAATCATATCCCCTCTGTGTGTAGAAATTTTAACTTTGCTCATTATTTTATATTTTATAAGAAATAATAAGATAAAGTTTTTATTATGTCAAATAAAAAACCCAACCTTTATGGGTGGGTTTTAAGAAATTCATTCAGATCCACCAAGTTCATACTCTTGGCTCCAATATTTTCCAAACTTTTTTAATTGGCGTTCCCAATAAATCATCAAACATTCCTAAAACATAGGTTGTATTAGATTCTGTCTGTATCTCAAAAACCAACTCCTCATCAATATGAATTATTTTATCATCAGTAACCAAATAAACTTCATTATCAATAGTTATTTTCTTTTCCATTTTACAAAGATAGTTAAAAAATATTAAAATTCTCACAAAGTTTTTATGTAAATTCTCTCCAAGTTTTTACGAAAAATTTTAAATTTAAAGGAACTCCATAAAATTCTACATCAATATCAAAATAATCTTTTAAGTATCTTATAATTTGGTGTGCGTAAATTTCTCGTATGTTATTGTCATTATTAATTTTATCAATTTCATTAAAATAAAATTTATATTGAACTTCGTTCATACTATGACTTTCACTACCGTAATAAGTTTTATGTTCTCCAACATCAATTCTATCTAAATAATCACCATATTTTTCTTTAAAAAATTTTATAATTACTGGAGTAAGTTTTTCAATGCGTTTTTTATTATTTTCAATAAACTCAATTCTTTCTTCTTTCGGAAGTTCATGAAATTTTTTAACCCAATCAGGGGCATCAGGACTAATGTTCATAGCCTCTCTTAATATTTTTCTAATTGTTTCTTTCACTTAAAATTGTTATAATTTGATAAATAACCAGCCAATCTTTCAGATTTTACTTTAAAATATTCTGTTTTATCATCATTAATATGTTTTGGTTCCATAAAATCAATTCCAATACATCCCATAAGTTTACCTGTTCCAAAATCAAATAATCCTGATATGTATGATGCTTTAGATCCAGTTGCTTCAGCACCAGATTTTAATCCATAAGTTGCAACAGTGCAATCATCATAATTACAGATTCCAATAAACCTGACTCTCATTATCTCAATAAAAAATCTTGAATATAATGATATTGGAATATTATTGAATATTCCTGATAAAGGAGAAACTCCCGCAGCATCTACTTCATAAACAACAGAAAATTTCTGCATAGATTTATTTGAATGTAAAAAATGACCTCCATTATGAATTTGTGTAACCCATACTCTATCACATTCCAAATAGTTTAATATTTCCTCTATTTCCGTATTTATCTTTTCAATCTCATTAAGTTCTAACTTTAACTGATCTTTCGGTTTTGATAATTTACTCTTAACCCATTCTACGGCAACCGGACCTCCTATTGCAGTAATTAATGCCGCAAAAACACTCCCAAATAATTCTAACATATGCTGATCCATTAATAGTATAACTTAATTTTATTTTATTGTTTTTAGTTGTCGCTCATAAGTATCCAACTTATCTTGCATTTCCTTAATTTTTTTTCTTAACTTTTCAATATTAATTTTAATTATATCTTTTTTTGTTACAGTTTTTTTTGTGACTTCTGCAGCATCTTCTTCTATGATTTTTGTTACTAACCTATTTAAATCGCTTTCCGTTAACTTCACTATTTTTTTAGTCATAAAATAATTTAAATATAAATATATAATAAATTAAAAACCTCCTCTTTATGGGAGGAGGTTTTTAATATTACTTTCTTTTACAGACGGAAAGGAAGATTTCTTTATTTCTTGGGTCATTTGGTTGCGCACCTTGAATACTAACTCCACCATAACCTTTTGAACAATCTACACTTATCTTAATAATAGTATTTGATTCGTTACTCAATTCACCAGAAAATACCGACTGTTCATTCAATCTTGTATTAACTTCTTGGATATGTCTTAATTTACTATAACTTTTATTCATTATCTTGGTTTTTTAGGGTAAACATCTATTTCATCAACATCAACATTAAATTTATCCGTAACCCAATCGGCAATAATATCCAAAGCCTTATTCTGTCTTATGGATAATAGTTTTCTTATTTTATCATCCACCTCCCAATTAACATGAAGACTACCGTGACCATTATGTGGATTTCCATCATCATCTTCTCCAGGTGGGAAATAAAAATACACAATAGTTTCATTACCATTATGATTAAACATATGAATTCTATATGCACCATTAGAATATGGATTTTCTTCTCTCTTAGTTAATCCATCCTCAATAGTTTCATCCAATATGTTATAGACAATCTTATGAAACTGGTCTTTTGTTATTACGTATCTAATATTATTTTGTTTCAAATCTTGTATTGCTTTTTATTTTTGTATTAAATGAAAACATTTTAAACATATCTTCAATACTGTCTTCAATTTCCTCTTCTACTTCCTGTTCCGTACCATCCATTAAAAAAACAATTTTTATTATTGTATCACCTATAGGATATCCAGCAGGCATAATTTCAACAGAAAATTTTATAATATCAGGAAATTTTGGAACTATGATAGAATCAACATATTTCTCAACTGATTTTTTTATTTGATCACTATCCATATCATAAATACCTCAATAATTAATAATACATTACTTGATATTATAATTATGGAATTAGGTGGGTAAACTCATTAAATTTTTCTGTGGGAATACATACATAATCTAAACACCAACCACTATGTGATTGATATGGAATACCTTCTTGGAATGGTTTTACAATATACCCTAATGATTCTATCTTATCCTTTAAATCTGCATTAGAAGAACCATATTCTTTTAATAAATGATCTTCAAATTCTACCAAAATATATGGTCTATGTTTTTTTATTGTTTCAATAGCACCATCTATTACATACGATTCAAAACCTTGTACATCAATTTTAATAAAAACTATATCATTAAATTCATAGTTATCCAGTTTTTTCATTACTACCAAATCGAAGTCCGTTTCTGATTGAGTGATTGCTGCTGCACCGAAGTTTACATTATCTTTTGAATGGTAATTAGGTTTATCTATCTTTGTAAAACCTTCTTCATGTCCTAATGCTACATTATAACAGTACACATTATCCAAACCATTCATAAATATATTACCGCATAATTGATAGTAGATAAGTCTTTGTGGTTCAAAACTAAATACCTTTCCATTATCACCAACTAAATGAGCAAAATCTACGGCAAAGTTTCCGTTATTACCTCCAATATCTACAATATCTCTTCCTGCACAATCTATTTGATTCATATCAAGGAAATCAAACATGTATTTCTGATACTGCCAACCATTTATGATAGAACTTGTGACTGCATCATCTTTTGGAAATAGAGCATACTTTAGTACATTAGTATGGAAAGCATTTCTAAAATCTTTCTTTTGAATTTGGTATACATTTATATCAAACTTTGTCTTCATTATTTAGTATATCTAAATTTTTCGAAAAACCAACGATAATTCTCAAAAATCCAATCTGTAACATCTTTACCTAATAACTCTTTAGCTTTACTTCTAACAGGCTCCAATTTAGTTCTAATAACATGGTCACCAAATGCACCATACACTTCATCATCTTCTTTTGTAACTTGTTCTATGTTATCAAAATCATGTTGATAAAAAGGAATATTCAAATACTGATATATTCTTTGCATCTCTGTGTCTGGATATAAACACAAATCCTCAAATCTCACAAATAACATTTTATTATTAATTCCAGTTCTAAATATTTCAGATAGTCTTTCAAATGCCAATCCTACAGGAGGTTGAGATGCCCATATATCAATTCTCTTTGGTACTGTAGTACCTTGACCTTTAGACCAATCTAAAATATCAGATTGTTTATCAGGATGTTTTCTAAAGTTATTTTCCATAGAAGCAAAAATATCTCTTGGATCTCTTACCATACAGATAATTTTAGGTTCTTCATTACGAACAAATTTCAAAAAGTCATAATGAATTGCCCATCCTCTGCTTTTATCCACAACATATTTTTTATCTGTGATTGCGTTGTAGAATGCATCCATACCTTCTTTACAGAATGCTTGATATCCTGTTTTCATAAGTTCAGCATCTTGTGCTTTAAACTCAGGACTTGTTGTGTAATTCGCTCTTGCCGCAAATATTAATTCCAGTACTCCTGAAGTAGGTGTTGAGTATATATCAGGGTTTTGAGCCAAGATATTTTGAAGTAGGCTACTGCCACTTCTTGGTAGTGAGCTTTGATAAAATATTTTTTCCATAACTTATTTTAAAGATTTAATTATAGTATCTATGTTAAAGATTTCTTTTTCATTATTATAGGGGAATTCTACTGGATCTCCACCAATATTATACTTTCCTAGATAAGCTCCTCTCAATTCTGGTACAACTGTTTCATGGTTAGCTATAATATTTGTATGTAAATCATACCCAAACACTTTAGGGCTATTTGCAATCCATAATACTGTGGATGGTTTATTTAGAGATGCTGCTGCGTGTTCTCCAAAACTATCCATCAATAACCTTTTTTCGCTCATGCCTATAAGAACAAGTAGAGCTCTAAATGTATCTGATACACCAAATGTTCCTTCATATTTAAGTTGGTCATCTCTTCTTATATGAACCATATTATACTCATCTCTAAACTCATGTATAATATTCTCTACTACATAGCTAGGAATATCTCTTGCCCATGAATATTTTTGTTCTGCATCGGATCCACCATTAGTTTGCATTAAAAAAATAGGTTTATCGGAAACAAACTTTTTGCTAAAGAAATCAATTTCTCTTTGTGTAAGAAATAGTTCTCCAACAGTTTTAGTTACAGGTAAATCATACAATTTACACCAAGTTTCGATAAGGTGTTCTTCTTGTTTGATATGCTTTGCTTCTAAATAAGGATCATGAGCAAACACTTTTATTTCTTGATTCTCAATATACTCTTTATAAAAATAAGCTTGTTGACCAAAAGCATATGCCCTATCAACATTCTTATTACCTAAAAACACATCAGGATAACCAGAAACAACAATAAGTTTATCGTTGGGATACTGTGCCCTTATTGATGCGCAAATAGCTGTACTAGCAATTACTTTACCAATACCACCGCTAATTTGAAATATTATATTCATTTTGTTTTATTTTATTTTATTAAAAATAATAATAATTAATGTTAGATTAGTAAAGGTATTTCATATATGTTAACGCATGAAAAAATCTTAATTGTTTATAGTGGACAATTAAGATTTTTAATTAATAAAATTATTTACTTTTTTGAGATTATCGCCTCTAATATTTCTACCCTTGCAGATAACTCTTGGACTGTTTTAGTTAATAAAGCTACTAAAGGTCTATCGTTAAAACCATAATCATCAATAGAAGTTTTAAATACCGCTTCTGGAACTACTTTTTCAACCTCTTGTGCAATAAAGCCTATTTGTTCTCCCTTGCCATATTTTTCATCAATCCAATTATATGTTACTGGGTTTAATAAAGAAACCCTATCAATACCACAAGATAATGAACAAATATTTGTTTTTAATCTTGCATCTGATGATACTGGTACAATAATACCATTAGCATCTGCACAAATAGCACCAGCTCCAAATAGATTACAAGCTATTAATTGGTTGCTCATAAATGAACAGGCTGTTGTGTTTGCTACCGCACATCCAAAGACTCCGCTAAATGCTCCACTAGCAGTACTACAATATCCACCAAGAATAGCAGAACAACCTCCACTAGCTATATTACAACCACCACCACCAATATAAGACATTGGTCCACTAGCAGTACTACAATATCCACCAGATATAGTAGTATATCCATAGTATGCACTAACAGTATTACCATATCCACCACTAATTGTTCCAAAACGTGACGCATCAACACAATTCCTACGACCACCACCAATGAATGAATAACATCCATTAGCCAGATTATTATAACCACCACTAATTGTTGAACTAGCCAGACAAGCTGTGTTACAATAACCACCACCTATAAATGAATCACTAAAAGCTCTGTTAAATTTACCTCCAGCAATAGATGAATTATATCCACTAGCTGTATTAAATTGTCCTGCACCTACAAATGAATAATACCCACTAGATGTATTACATGCTCCACCAACAACTGTTGAACTACAACAACTAGCAGTATTACAACAACCTCCACCTACAAATGAATAATACCCACTAGCTGTGTTTGAATTACCACCACCTATAAATGAATAATTTCCACATGCTGTGTTACTATGCCCTCCAACTATTGCTGAGTAATATCCACTTGCTGTGTTACCTTGTCCTGCTCCTACAAATGACATACCTGCACAAGCAGTATTACTTATACCGCCAACTACTGTTGCAGCATATCCACTAGTAGTTGTGTTAGAGAACCCACCTAAAATAGCACTGTAAAAACTATTAGTATTAGTATTGCATCTACCACCGCCTAGTACAGACCAAGATGCAGCAGGACAAATGTTATTATTTTGACCCCCACCAATGAATGAATAATTTCCACTAGCTGTGTTACAAAGACCTCCACCTGCAAAACTATAATTTCCGCTGGCAGTATTACTAACACCACACCTTACAGTTGAATTAGTTCCTGTACCTGCAACGATAATACCACCTCCACCACCAGCGGTATAAGGTATTAACATACCATTTGCATCTGTACATACAGCACATCCTGCTGTTGCTAGGTTAGTGGCAATTAATCTGTTAGCTGCAAATGAACAAGCTATAGAGTTTGTTACATTACATCCAAATACTGCAGAATAATTGGCTGATACCGTGTTTCCACTACCACCAACTACAGATGAATAATAACCACAAGCTGTGTTACATTTACCACCACCAATTGATGAATAACATGATGAAGCGGTATTTCTATTACCACCACCAACAAATGAATAATTATTTGTTGTTGAATTTAATCTACCTCCTGCTATTGTAGACATATACCCACTAGCCGTATTATTATATCCACCACCTACTGTCGAAGAATATGAACCACTAGATATGTTTTGATATCCTCCTCCAATAACACTATAATAAGTGCCTGAAGCAGTATTTAATGTACCTCCACCAATAAATGATTTAACACCTGATGCGTTATTAGACAAACCTCCACCTATTGTAGAACAAGCTCCTGAAGCTGTATTGCCTTTACCACCAAGTATTGATGATGCACCTCCTGATGCTGCGTTACCACAACCTCCACCTATAATTGAAACATACCCTGATGCAGTGTTAAGATAACCACTAACTGTTGAATAAGCACCTGATGCTGTGTTATGGTCACCACCTACTACTGAAGCTCTACTTGCACAAGCCTTGTTGCTTGAACCTCCGCCTACTGTAGCAAAATTAGAATAAGCAATATTATTAGTACCACCACCTACAAAGGCATAACAACCTGATGCACTATTAGACAAACCACCACTAACAGTGGCTCTTTTATTTGTTGCACTATTACTAGCACCACCTGCAACTGTTGCTTCTAAATCTGTGGCAGTATTAAAATATCCACCACCAATTGCTGACCAAAAACCTGAAGAAGCATTACCTTGTCCACCACCAATTGTAGAATATCCGCCTGATGCTGTATTACATTGTCCACCTCCTATAAATGATTTATCACCACATGATGTATTATTATATCCACCGCTTACAGTTGAAAAACAACCATTGCTTGAATTACCTCTTCCACCACCTACTGTTGCATATAGAGCTGTTGCAGCATTTACATAACCACCACCAACGGTTGCAAAAGAAGCATTTACGGTACTTGTTGAACCACCACCTATAACACCACCGTACCCTGAATTACTGTTATTTATTCCAGCACCAATGAAAGAATATGCTCCTGATGCGGCATTACCGGTTCCAGCAACAATGCCAGATTCAGCGGCACTAGCATTATTTCCATAACCAGCACCAACGAAAGAATCACTAAAAGTTGTACTATTATACCTACCACTAAAAGTTCCACTCCATGATCCTGATGCTGTATTATTACGACCACCACCCACAATTGAATAACAACCACAAGCGTTATTAATATAACCACCACCTACAAATGAATAATTTCCACTTGCTGTGTTATTTGTGCCAAGAACAAAACTATTGCATCCTGTTGATGTATTTCCTGATGTACCAAATGCGATACCTCCAGTAACAGAGTTTTGATATAGTCGTTGAAAACAAGAACCTGATGTGGTAAAGTCAACATAACCTTTTGTTGGACATATTATAATATTTTGAG